ATTTGGCCTAAATTAGATGACAATAGATGGATTTTGAGAAGAAAACAAGTTGGAGCTAAAAAATACTTAAACCCGTTATTATTTAATCCGTATGTCGATGATTTATAAACCTTATAAGGACACACTATGAAAACAATGATTCTTCCTTTAGTTTTATTAGTTGTTGTAATATCAACAGTAACTACGTCTTTTTCATTAGTAACGCAAGATGTTAAGTTAGATGTTGAGCCTACCCCAATGCCTAGAGTAATGTGCGCTGGTGAATTTAAGATAGCTTCTAATATTCGTGCATGGGTAGCAACGATTCCTACTGGAGAGCGCATATTGGTAACTGCCAATGATAGTAATGGTAGTTCAACGATATTATTGTTACCACCTTTACCTAAAGAATAACAATGAAAGTAGGAGGCGTTGGAGTTGGTCAAGCAATAGGCCCAGCAATAATATCTAGAAAAGCAGTGGAATTGATGGAAATTGATTATGAACAATTGCTTGGAAAATTAAAAAAACATTTAAAACGCATAGAACACCCAGATATATTAACAATAAGATATTTTGTATTTGATTATTTGTATCCACCAAAAAATAAAAAAGATCAACATGGCCGATTTTTCGCAGATATAAATGATTCATCAGTTATAAAAGTTGTTAATGTATTATATGATTTAAGTCCACGTGTTAAATTAATTATTGATAATAATACAGATAAATTGAATGGAGGATATACAGGATTATTACCACGAACGATCACTATTCCAAAAATTAAAAAGCCATTTCCGAAATTTCCAATTTTCAATGAAACCTTCGATAATATCGACAGCAAGGTAACTGATCTTTTAAATATTGACAAAAAATGAAATATCGAGAGCTTGATTATGGTTGGTTAATGTCAGAAATCATGAAGAAGTATGCAGAGAATAGACTATCTGATAGCATATTATCAATAATTAGGAGAATATTAACAGAAAATAAAATAATATTGGAAGATGGCGGGATAGGTGATGTGGTAGCCATTCTCATTCCATTAGATGAAACTGGAGCTATTAAAAAAATAGTTGAACATGAATATACACATCCATATATCCCATTAATGTATACAGATTCAGTTAAGATCGCTGATACCACACGTCAAAGTTTAGAATCAAGATATGGAGTCAAGACATCCCGATAAGCAATTTGAATATATCTTTTGCTCTATATGGTGTTGAAACTACTGATTTAACTATTTTTTCAAAAAAGAGTGTATTATATATCATGATTTTATAATACAATTCTGGTTTCAATTCCTGCAAGACTTCTAACACCTCTTCTGCACGGTCCCATTGATCTAATACTTTAGAACCGCCAATCTTTGGATTTTTACCTTTTTCTAATACTAAGACTATCAATGCTTCTGGCTTCATCACCCCAACATGCTTAGAATATTGTCCTTCAAGGTCACGGATCAGATCTTCATAATTTACTTCATGAAAATTGATCATGCTAGTCAGCATTTATATAAGCAATTAGTTCCTCACGTGTCATGCTAGCAACTCTGTTTGGAATATAAACATACCTGTCATATCCTGAATCTGCCATAATTTCTTTGGCTTCCTTCTCAAGCTGTTTTCGTGACATGCATTCGATGTTCATATTATGCCTTTGTGCTGTCTCTAACTATCACTTTATATTGACTGCGACCATGTGACCACTCAACCGGACCAACCCAGGTTGGGTGAATATGAATGACTGCCCAACGCTTATTCTTGTAGCGTTCAGCCTTTAAAATCTTGGTGTGACCCCTACGCAAATGCGGGGTAGGGCTGGCATGTTCACCACCCTTGCTTTCAGATGGCGGTCTAATAATGTGAACCTTCATCGGATCAATCATTAAGACTTTTGGCCTGTCATGAAACCGTGGGGTCTTAACATGCTTATTACATGGCTTGACATGGGCTGGAGTGTCCACTACCAGATAATGTCTAGGCAGATTGATGTAGTGCAGTTGATCAAGTGCGCAATCAACTGACGCCATGAAATCGCCTTTGACAGCACGATTGTACAGATCGTCGCCAACTTCCATGCCGCTATTAGGAATAGCTAATCTCTCAGCACTAGTGATTGGAATTACGCTCTCAGGGATTGATTGGAATATAGCTTTATCTTCCTGATCCATGATACCAATCCATGCCATTACATCACCATCAACAAAATAACGCCTAATGTTGCCTTCAGTTGGGCGTGAAATTTGAATCTTACCAATAATCAGGCTGAATGAACCAATATGAACTTCATCCATCGCAGCATTGCTACAAAATGTGATGATATTAACATCACGATAAATATTATGACCATCAATTACCTTATCGCCTTCCTCATAATCTGTAGCGTCAAATAATAGCACTACTCCCATAGTATCAACTAATAGGCAGCTATCAAAAGGCATAGGCGGTGGCAGTATGCGTTGTTCATGTGTCAGATTTCTAGCAGTTTCTAGTACCACCTTTTCGCGTTCGGCATCAAATGTGAACATTGGTGAATTATCAATTAAATTGCAAATCCTCTTAGATGCTTTAGATGTGTTAATAGCAGGTCTGATGATCTTATCACAGACACGGCAAAAACGATTAAAAACATCTGTTGACGTAACCATATTAGTTTATAACAAGATTAACGTTTTCCTTTAATATGATTCCTGTAATCATTGATACTATTATCAAGATGGCCTTCATATTCGGTACTGAAATTTAGACCTTTAAGCTCATAGCAATTATCATAATTTTTGGCTTGGAGGTCTAAAGTATCGACCAATGCAATATTAATCTTTGTGTGATCGAATTCAGGAATTGTTTCAATTGTCTTATTTGTCATACCTACACAAATTAATGGCCGATATAAAATGTTATATTCTTTATTTAATTCTTTATCGAATTTATTACCATACATGATAGCAGCGTTTCTTTTCATTCTTTCAACACTATTCTTGATGTTTGGATGGACACTTATGACATAACCATCATTAAATTTCTTAAACATGTACATGAACCAATTCTGGTAATCGCCTTCGCACCATTCAAGCAAATGATCGTAGACCGCTTTAGCATTATCGATAATTAAATTGGCTTGGGTTCTATTATTACTTGTATCTTGTTTCCATAAGACACCAATTGGCATTGGCGATTCAAAATCTTCCCATTCTTTTAAGATCGCAAAGTTATCGTCTTGTGAATTGTCGATAACTTTAAATGTTCCACGAAACAATGGAGTATAACCAAGAATTATCATAATGCCTCCAATTCTTTATAACAACAATCTGTATTACTATAAATGGGCGTGCGCTCTTGCTCTTATATCTTTATTAGTCTTATCCCAAGATTTTTCATCCATCGGCACTATTTCACTAGTACCGTCATTGTTATAAAACACATGCGCTTTAATCGATGGCTGATTCACCAACTTTGCACATTTACTACACATTAAACTATCGAGCAATTCGATACGCTCTTCTTCTACTTCATTGCCACAAGCACATTTTCTCATGAATGTAAAGCTAAATGCATTACATCAACGCATTCATTACAGCAATGAACAGTATTGTCCTTGTTAGACATTAAGCGTTTGAACTTACTGTTATCTCTACCACAATATGAGCATTTGTAGTTAGTACGTATTTTAACATATTCATCAAGACCTATCTCAATAATTTTTATTGCATGCATTATTGATGAACCATGCATGGCTCCTGAACAATCATTATGACAAGCAGCCATGACTGCTTTTTCCATTTCGCCATTAGTAAGATCATTAACTTGATCAACTGTAGAAACTTGCTTTGTGATAACTTTTTCTTTAACAATATCTTTAATTGGATCTAATACTTGTAATGCAGCATACATCATATTAACACATGTTGCTTCATATCCACCACCAAATCCGCTAATCTCTCTACAGCTTTTTGGGATTGGATATTTAGCTCTAATAGCTTCCTGACCAGGAAATGGCGGGACTATTCTTGTATCAGGAGCATCATTCATGTTATTTGCCTTTATTTTTTGTTAGTATATTTTCAACTTCTTTTATTTTGTCATCATATAATTTAACAGCTTGTTCACGTGTGGGCTTTTCACCTTTTGGTTTAAAAATCATGCATGAATAAAAACATCCGTTCGATTCAGTTTGATTTCTAGATAACGGGCAGCACTGTCTTTTAGTCGAATATTTGATGTCTACTCTATTTGGCTGATCTGGCCATAGATAATCTTGTGGATCTGGCCAACCACTCTTATCACCGCAGCACATACCCCATGAGCAATGTGTATGTTTATTGCCAATTTCTTCACTATCTTCATGCTTAAGCTCTGCTCCATTAGCAATTAAATCACGCATACGCTTAAGGAACGCTAAATAACGATCATCACTTAGATTAATGTTTTTCATTTGATCTTTCTAAATCTTCTATGTTTAAACGTTCATTTATTAATTTATATAATTCGTCTGAACGATGCAACATATATTTCCCAACTATCAGCCCGCCAAATAAGAAAGCCATCAAATGGCTTAATATTAGAATGACTACGATCATTGTTTGTGCGTTTCGTTTTTTATTTTATCTCTAACTTCTTTTGGTATCAAATGAGTTGGCCATACATATGTTCTACGACAACGTGATGATGACCATATGATATCACCATTTTTTGATGTTGTAAAACTACCATTATGATTAATACATATATAATATTCTGTTTTTAAGCCATCTTTAGCTATATGCGGTCCACTTAATATTCTAAGTTGTCGTGGTATTCCTTTACCACGATATGGATTATCGAATACTATCATATTACCAATCTGAGTGCTGCTTTTGGCCGGGTGGCTTTATCATTGTCGCAACATAATGATAATATGCACTAGCAGATGATGGTGCTTGGCATACTTGAACGCTGCCAACTAATCTTTCATTTTTCTCATGAACACGAGTATAAACTTCGCTCATAATATCTTTAACACTAAATCCATCATGTTCTAGCACTGTATATATGCCATAATCATTAATTCTTACCTTTTCGCTCATGATTATCTCCTATGACTTTATATTATAATTGTACGTTTATTAAATATTAGTATTTTCTGTTACTGTAAATTCAACTGATGCTGAAATTATTACTTCAAGTCCACAATGTTCACAAGTGTGAGTCTCTGATGCTCCATCCCATGAACTCATATCGTCATTACCACCTAATCCAGTAAGGCTAATTTCTTTTTTGCATTTTGGGCATTTCGCATACCCAATATTTTTTGTGTCTTTCACTATATTGAAATACCGTATTTTAAAATCATGTATAAAAGAATTCCAATAACCGCTGCAAAAAGAATAGCTAAAGATTACGATAAAAATCAAGTTATAATTATAACTTGGGATAAAAAATATGGCAGAACTCATGTTACTACTTATGGTAAATCAATTGAAGAATGTGAACAAGCAGCAGCTGGCGGCAACTTTATTAAAAAAGCATTGGGATGGCCAGATAAATTATGTAGAGCTAAACCAAGTCGCGTAAAATGATTTATGAAAATGGATTCAATAATTTAAAAATTGATCAAAACGTTAAAATGTATTATTGGATATTAGATAATAATAATGGTGATTTATTTAAAAGATATCTTGTAGAAACAACTGCTACCGATTCGATAACTCTTGGAAGTAATGTTACTGTTTTATGGTCTGGAATTGATGGAGTGGTTGCTTATAGGATGTTATATTTAATCCATGGTGGTCATGATGTTAAACAAGTTATTGAAAGTTTAGGATTAAAATGAAACGCAACGAGCAGCCGGTTATAACCATATCAACAGACCCTATTGAAGCTATTCGTTATAATTTGCGTTCTGCCGCCGATGCGCTGATGGCTGCTGGAAAAATCTATGTGCAAGAGTTGAATGTCGATCCGACGTTCCGCGATCGTTTGCGTAAAGCCATCCCAGAGTTGACTGCCGGATTTCTGGCAGCCCTTGAAAAGGTTGGACTAGGAGCCTTAGACCCTCGTGTGCTGTATGACGGCTGTCCATGTCCGACATTGGTTGCACACCTCCCACCTTCCGAGCAACGTAGGTTGATCGAAAAAACTGTGGAGCTTGCGGATGAGCACGGAGGGAGTCAGACTGTGTGGTTCCGTGATCTGTCTCCATTCCAGGCGAGGCAAATACTGTCATCGGACGGCATTCGCAGTGTTTCCGAACAAGTTTCCTACCTGAAGAGTTTGCGGATCGTCAAGAGCAAAAACACCATGGATCAGAGTCGGCAGATTGTTACGAAAGACAATCAGGTAGCCGCCGTTCAGATCGATACCAAGCGTGGCCGAGTGATGATTTCCAGTGCTCCCGTGACATTCACTGCTGATGACCTTCGTGCTCTGATCCGGGAAATAGAAAATGTGCAGCGATAGGTATAAAGAAATCGCAGCATTTGAGGAACAGGTCTCAAAAGCTTTGTGGAAAGCGCGATCAGGTGATGAGGTAGGAGCAAAACTGTATCGTACAAAATATGGCCCAGACCGTGGTGAGCCTCATATCCTAGAAAAGAATTCTTCATTACCAAGGCCAGAATGGATTGTAAAAGGGACCTCGTGCCATTACGAAATCTCCATCATTGTATGCGAAACAACCGCGCAATGGGCTTTTGAGAATGGATTCACACTAGAAGAAATTGCTCGGTGGTGGAGTATGCAGATTCGACCACCAGCCACCGTGCGGGACGGATGGCCCTGGTCAGCAAAGGCCCGTTGGGCTGAAGGCAGGGTGCGTGCCAATCGGAATGCGCAGTATGAAGCGCAGTGGAGAGAACGTAACGGAATAGAGCCGATTGGAAAGACCATGGCTCGCAAGGAAGCCATCAAGAAGAAGAACGCACAACGGCATCGTCAACGGCGACAGGCGATGGTGGACGCTATTATAGGGACTTAGCCAAATTATAGAAAATGTAAATAATAAGGAGATAAATCATGAGTGAATTAAGCTACAAAGTAACTGCAGCTATGGCGGCAATAAATAATGCACCATGGGCTAAAAACGCTAATAAATTTTGTTTAACTTGTAACGGAAATACCAGAAATCTAAATGAAGCCGAATTAGAAGAACTTTTAAATCGTTATAGAGCAAATGGTCGTGCTGATGTTAAAATTGAAACTAAAGAAAATGGTCAAAAGTTTATATTAAACTTCGTATAATAATGAATAGTTAGTTTCTATTTCAGAAATTTCTTTATGTGTGGCCTGATTATCTAAATATTCTGTTATTTTTTCACGAACAGATTGCCTATAATAATTAACATCAATTGTTACATAAATATTTCCACTGATATTAACTGTTTGTCTTTCTCTATTCTTAAAATGTGCATGCATCTTTTCATAATCTAAAGTAATACTTAAGCTCATATGATGGTTATTTCATCCAAATCGAGGTTTGAATGAATTTTTGATAATCTCTTAATTTCTGGATCAAGATCGCATAATATATCCAATACTTTACCCATAGCTGTTGTATCAATATCGCCATTTATACTACCCTCATATGCGAGTTCTCCAGTTGTTGCTAAATATGTATACAAATCGTAATATCCAGTCGGATTCATAGCTTTTATCTCAACAATCAATTTTTCATAATTTATTTTAACTATTTCTACCATGACATTTTATATTTATTAACAAAGTATTGTAAACTGTTATAAAATGGTGTGAGCTATCCATTCTATGTTATTCTCAAAGATGGTTGGTGGATGGTTATTGCCAGCCCGCTTAAGCGTGATATTAGACATACCACGCTATGGGAATTAATAGTCGCTAGAATGGTGGCTATTGAGAATTGCTTAAATTATAATGATATTAAGAATCTGCCATATTCGCAGATTAGGGGGAGAGTTGTTGATAACGTGATTTACTATGGCGACGAATTTACTGCCGAACAAAAGGAAGTGATCAAGAATACACTTGGCCAATTTGTCTACGTTTATGATGAACATGAAAAAATGACTGAATACGATATTGAAGTGTTTAATAGCCTCAAAAATAAGGCATGCGGTTAGAATTTATTAATGAATCGTTGCTTGCCGCCGAAGCAGAAATAACTGATATTAATAAATTACAAAAATCATTAGGTATTAATTTATCCGGTATGCAAGAAATAGGCCATGGTACGATGGCTACTGTTTATAAAATTGGAGATAAAGCTTTAAAAATCACTAGGGATAATAAAGATGTAATTCATACTGTTAAAGCTCAGAGAATTAAGAGTAATAACGTTGTTAAAATTCACAGACTGTCTAAGGATGGCTTGAGTAGCGGTACTGCAATGTTGCTTGATTTTGTTGATGGACCACTTGCACCATTTTCTACTGGCGAATGGCATGCCTTAATTCAAGGTTCTGGGATTGATGAGTTATCAGATGCTGTTAAATTAATATTAACTGATAATAAAGGAATAAGAAATAAAATTTTAACAGATCACGGCTTAAATGATAACAAATCAAGATCTAAGATTAGCGAATTATTTAAAACTTTAAGATCACTTCAATCAATTGGCGTCAACATTGACGATCTTGGCGATAATATTATCGACACTGGTGATCGGTACGTTTTGATCGACCTCGGGAATTAATCCCTAATACTTTCGGGCTGTGATCTAAAACTAGTTTATCTCCAATTTTATAAAGTGCCGCAAATTCATCAGTTATTGTGACTGATAAATCACAGTGCCATATATCATAATAAGTAAATTTTTTACCAATTTTGGTTCTGAATTTAAGTCCAAAAAGAGTTTTTGTTAAAACTCCTTTTATTCCTTTAGCTTGTCTTAAGTATTTTCTGCTCATTTTTATTCCTGTGCTGTTATTGTAAGTGGCTTATTATCATTCAATGGTGGTAATACCACTATCTTTCCAGTAACATCAAATGTGATTGTTATATGATCTACAGGAGGAATGTACCAACTACATTCTATTTCACGTATGTAAGGGTCTAATTCCATTAAAACCTCAATGATTTTATCAATGAACTTACGATCATTTGGATAAATATCCTTTATTACACGTGTCAATTCTGCACTATCTCTTGGTTGTTTAGCTTTAATATATTCTATAAGCTCTTCATAATTGACATGTAAGTGATTAGGTTTTTCATAATTGATATGTAAATGATTTAATTCGTACATGGCTACACCTGTGTTACGCCATATTCAACATTAGCTGCTTTATCACTATTATTGCTTATTTCTGGATCGATTTCTGGGTATAAATCATATAATATTCTTAAAATTTTATGTAACTCCTTCATGTTGTATACATCCATTAATGGTATTACCTTTTCAGTATAACGCCTTTCGTTATCGAAGTTTAGCCATTCTTTTATCTTTATAAATCCGTTTGTTTCAAGATATCTGATAATAGTGTTAGACTTTGTTATTTCTCGCCCATATTTATAATCATCAATGACAACCTTAAGCTTTTCATAATTTAAATTGGCATGATTTATGGACATGCAGTTAAAAAACTATTATTGATTTTAATGGGGACATAATAATGTGGTCGAATTACAGATAATTCTCCAGGCCAGCTTGCTCCTTTATATCCAATTACTACATAATCATTATCACTATCAATAATTGTATGATCTATATCTAATAATATATCGATTATTTTTAATATTTCGTGCGTATTATTTGCTAAAATTGGCTTATTATTTCCAATTAATATGGCTCCGATAGTCAACCCGAGACTCATTCTACTAGTTATTGGCTTTTTTAATTTCCAATTTTTAATATCAGTAAGTAATTGTTCATAGTTGACATCAAAAGCATTCATGCTGGTCTATCAGGATAATACTGAGGAATATATTCTACCACTTTTGACCATTTATTTCCAGCAATTAAGCATAAACGACGAATCAAAGTTGCAGATGTTGGATGTGCCTTGAGATGAGCAAGACGTTCTGGATCTAAACCCTTATTCGCTATAATACGATCTGGATCGCCTAAGAATTGAATTAGATCACCAAATACCAGTCTATGAGCAGTATCGCTCTTTGAAATTGTAGTAGAATTTTTAGTGAGAACTTCGGTATTTGGCGGAAGATGATCAGCAGGTACAGTAGTTGTGTCTTTAAAACGTTGTTCAAAAGCTATCATATTATCATCAATTACACACCATCCAAATGATCCATCACCTCGTGCAATTTTTCTAGTTAAAACTGGAATCTCACTACCATCTGGCATCTTTAATGTCGCAGCGCTGTAAGTTCCACTTAAAGTATCTGATTGATTCATTTTATATCCTTGATAATTTTTATGACAAAAGTCATTTAAATCAATCCTTCTTTGGAACTAATATTTTACTTCCTGGCTTATAAGGTGCAAAGACAAGCCCAGGACTAGTTTTAGATTTACCTTTAAATCCCATTTTAATATTACTAAGGCTAAGATCTTCTTTAGCCTCAGCGCTCCATTTGCATTTTAATGAACGTCGTTCAGCTTTTATCTTTATTATTACCATTCCATTTTTTTCGACTCTATCGCCAGATTCTAAATCACGCCATCTTCTTAATTGTTCTGGAACAGATTGAAGTCTGTATGGTGCACATGTCCTGCAAATATGTTCTTGGTACCAATTTCCAGGTATTCTAACATCATGAATGAAACAACATCCATCACCAACATCTAATATTCTAATTGGCCATTCAATCTTTTTGTTTTTAAACAATTCACTAATATTTTCAGCGTTAAAATTAAGAACTTTATAAAACGTTAATTTTTTACCTGATTTTACTCCAAGCGAAAAACAATTTCCGCGAGGCAGTGGGAAATCTTTAGGAATATAACCAACACAAGTCTGACTACCCATTTCAATAGCATTAAGGAATTTAGTTGGTTTTGAAACTGCCTTAATGTCTTTTAAATTCATATAAATAAAATACCTAACTCAAAAATATTTAATATGAAGTTGAATAGTTTAAATAAGGATAAATTAAGAATTGGGGTGATAGGGTATTGTTCTCAATATTTTGATAAAAAAGATGCTAAAAATAAATTAGAAAAAACAGTCAAGAATATAGTAAAAAACAACAAACTTCCAGTACATATAGTGTCGGGCCTTACAAATATTGGAATGATGGCGATAGCATATAAAGTGGCAAGCGAAAATGGCTACAAAACAGTTGGCTATGCATGTAAAAAAGCTTTAGATATGGAATTATTTGATGTTGATAAGAAACATATTATTGGAGATAAGTGGGGAGATGAAAGCGAAGAATTTATTAATAATATAGACGTATTAATAAAAGTTGGAGGTGGTGAACAATCTAAGAAAGAATTAAAAATGGCTAAAGAATTAGGTATTGAAACTCATGAGTGCGATGTAAAAGAGAAAATATCATATTGTTTAATGGGATATCTTAATAAAGATTCAGCAAAAGAAATTCATGAACAAGCCAAGAATTTAAAAGCCAGAGAAGTTAAAAAACCAGATTACCACATAACTATAAGATACTGGTTAGCTGATCCTAAAGAAAGTATCTCAAAAGTAACCAAATATTTAGATGATAGATTTAAGCATCCAGTGCTTATTGAAGCAGATTATGAAGGCGAAACTGAAACTTTTGGTAATGAAAAATCACATGTACTTCTTGTTAATAGCAAATCTTTAAACGAATTCCAAAAGGACATTGATAATAAATTGCAAAGCTTTGGCGCTCCACCATCAGATTTTCCTGATTATAGGGCGCACATAACTGTCGCAGAAGGCGTAACAAAGAATGTTAAAATTAAGAATTGTAAAGTGCTGATAAACAAATGGATTCTTACTACTAACAATGATTCAAACGAAAAACCTAAAGTTATTTGGGAAAAGGAATTCTAGAGATATCTTCAGCATAAATTCCAACAACTTTACTATCCATTGATAATTGGGTTCTTAATCTAGTTAATTGCGGATGATGCTTTAAACAATTGCTTAATCTTCTACCAGAATCAGTGTTAATAATTTTAATTTTTGCATTTACTTTACCATCTTTTACTTCAACATCTGTTACCACAGCACCAGCACGCATTAAATCATTACGACCACTTTCTCCATCAATATTGTCAAATACCAATACAGTCTTTTCTTTTATTCTTTTTTGCAGATCCTCAATTGCTTTTTCTACTACTTCTTTTGGATAAACCATTCCATTAGCGTTTGGCTTATTATCATTGCAGACTTCCATAATGTTAACGACTAAATCAGGATTATCTTGTTTAAACTGTTCGCGCATTTTTGCGTCACGGATGGTCTGCTCATTTTCATCGTCATGATTACTCATATTATTTTATAATAGAAACCAGATTGCGTAAATAGTATATGGGTCCGACAGATAGTGATGTTGATACAACATGCAAGCACACTATGCTTTTACCTAGACGTGCAACTGATATGTATGATAAATGTGCAATTTGTGGGAAATTTGTCAGGGATTCTCTTGATTATGTTGGCACTACAACTATTGGAACTATGACCAATGTTAGTATGGGTCGTGTTGCAATTAATCAGCCTGCTATACAGATTATTCATGATAGAAACAAAATAGCTAAAAAGTTAGAATGGACGCCTCCACCAAATGCGCCAAAAAAGCGTAATTTGTACAATAAATAATTTTTTAAACTTGTTAAATTAAACTAAAAATAAAATATATCCTGTGAAAACCATAAGCGTAATAATCCACTCAATATCAGCGTGCAATCTCAAATGCACTCATTGTGGTCAAGGGACCTGGAGAAAAGATCTTCCCACATATAAGTTAACATTTGAGCAGGTTAAAAAATTTTTAGATGTTTGTAAAGAAAGTGACTATTCTATTAAAGAAATTTTGATAAGTGGTGGTGAACCTTCATTATGGAAAGATCTTGAATCATCAGTAAAATTAATGAAGCAATCTGAAGTTGTCAAATCGGTAACATTGTTTAGTAACGGCACTAGATTAATGAGCGATGAAGTTATTAAAAATGTTAATCAGATAATAGTTTCATATTATAATGGATCTAATAAAGAAGCAGTCGATGAAATGGTCAAAAAGTGTAAAGAATATGGTGTTAGATTTAAATTGAAGGATAAGCATAAATTCTGGCCATGGCCAACAGAAAAAGTTGAAGGAACTGTTCCAGGGCAGTGTGTATGCACACCAATGTCATTACTTGGTGATGAAATAGCTGTATGTGGTCAAGTATTTGAACTTGAAAGAAGATTTAATTTAGATTGTTCAACTCATAAAATCAAAGTAGAAAATGGATTCCTTGATCGTTTAAATATGAAAATAGGAACGTACGATATTTGTGGATATTGCATTGAAAATAGGTCAGTTCAAAGAAAAATGGATAAAGTGTTAAACGATTAGTATATAGGTTAATGCATCAGGGTTTAGACTATGAAAAAATGATAAAAGACATAAGGGATATTGTATCAGAATGGTCTATCACTAAAAATAATGATGATGACAGTGATTTGTTTTCAACAATTGAAAGAAGAGTATTCTTTAAACTTGGCATAGATAAAGATGAAATTCAATCAGTTATAAAAATACTATCAGATTTAGATGAATCTATTGGTGCTATTTTTGTCAGAATAGATGTTGATATTATGGATAAAGCAATTTATAAAATAAATAAATTTTAAGGATTTTGCCTTTTTAAGCGTATTTCTGATTCTGATGGCCCTTCGCGCCATTCTCCACTACGATTTTTCTGTACAGTTTGTTTTGGTAACAGCGATGATATTCTATTTTCATTTGCATCATGTGGGTTATCTTCATACATTGGTTCAATAGTTCTTCTATTATAAATCTGTCCATCAAGGTTTCCATTCATCCTGCCAATCATGTATTTGGCTTCATGCGTTATAGTCGATAGGAATATAGCATGTTGTACCATGATTACTATCAATCTGATTCTATTGGTTGAAAAAAATGCGCTTTGAGCAACTTTTTCGCTTTGGATTATTAAAGATTCAATTAATTCAGTATCCCATTTTTTAAATGCAGCTATCGCTTGTGGTGGTATGCCACGTCTAATCCATTTATCGTTAATTGAATTTTGTAAGTCAGTAAGCATCGTTGATACACGATTGGAAAATTGTTCTGCGTATTTTGGTCCTCTATCCTCAAATCCCTCTCTTTTAACTTCCGCAGCAATAAATTCATTAAATATATCGTGCCACGCTGTGAGATAATCAGAAAGCATATCTCTTAACATTTCAGTTCTAGCATGACAACCACATCTTATAGTTGGTAATTTCCTAGCCATTAATTCTTGAACAGTGACGAAAAAGAAATGATCTTCAACTAATGGTCTATTATATATATCAGTACCTTTTGTTATTTTATCAGTCTTTTTAAAAAGTTTCTTTTTCAACTTCAAAAAATATATTGTTAAAATTTCTCTGAATGCCCATATTAGCACCAATAGAAACGCTCCTAGTATACTTGCGGTGCTAGTATCAATGCCTAAATCAATGTCGCCCATACTTTAATTTTGCGCATTGTTAATTAAGACATAATCATTAATTTTATTAAAACGTATTTAATGTACAATAAAGGGACAAAAATAATTTCATGGACAAAATTGAAGCACGCAACATACGTTTACTTAATACTAATAATTTTACAAAAGAAGTTATTCAACAATTAATTGACAGATTAAACTCTGAACATATAGCTATAACAAATAACACAGCTATAGTGCCTGGAACTGTAAAATTGGTTGATAATTATATTGAGGCTAATGTTAACTCAACAGGCAATAATAAAATGGTCAAATATGCTAATATTATAAACGATATATTATTAGCGCCTATTCCTTCTTAATTTCTTCTTCCTTTTTACTATCTTCAATTACTTTTTTAATTTCATTTACAATTTCATCGATTAATTTACTTATGACAGTTGTTCCATCGGCATACTTTGTGTTTTTTACGCCAACTCTTTTAAAGTCTTTTCCAGTAAAATAGTATACACCCAAATTACTTTCATTCCATTCTACTACATCACCAACATTAAAGTGATTAGATCCTATTGTTATATCTTTTGTAATTGTAATGCTTTTCATGTTTTATCCTTAATCTAAATACTAATACGGGCTTTTTTGGTTGGGCGATCACGACTAATCCCAATACTTTCCATTCCAATACTTATTCTGAATAGTATCAGGCGTGTTAGAGACTGACTGGCAGCCATTGGTTGAACACTGACAAGATCACTAATGGCGTCATGACTAAGTGCTTTTTTAACATTTTCATCTAATTCAGCTAAAATTCTAGCAACATCGTATATACTATGACCTCTTATTTTGCCTCTTAAAATTTTATTTAATTGATTTAATAATTGAAACTGATCCTTAATTAGATGAGGCTTTAACTTTTTTAAAATTTCTTCGTAATCTAACTTACTATAATGCACTAAATTAAAATACGTTAAATGTCAATCTCATTGGAAATAAGCATTAAATCTCTATCAAGATCACACAATATATTAACAATTCTGTTTGATGCATCCCAATTTTCTATTACTCCATCTACTGACCTATCTATATTTAACACATCACATGTAAAATTGAAAATATCAAAAAAATTACGCGGTTTATTAGCTTTAACTTCTTTAATTAACCATTCAAAATCAACATTAATCATGTTTCTTTAGATTTTTCATAGATTTTTATCAGTTCATCACGATAAACTTTTAAAATTTCATCTAATATTGGCCAATAGCATGTTGGCTGCGTAATACATTCAATACCATCAATAAATCCTTTAAAATAAACAAGGTTAATAGCATCATTCGTATCAATACCACGCCCCAATGGCTGAGGCCAACTTTCAAACATATCAATATTTTTAACAAACCACCCATCATTTCTTATTGCTATGCTTAAATAATAAGCCCAAAGTGGAGACTCTATTTTTTCACCAAAACTCTCCAGTTTGTTTTCTCTATGAATGATTAAATATGAATATATAGGTTTTGGTAATTTAATTAACAGAGGTTCTACTAATTTACTAATATCATTAATAATCTCAGTAGTTATCATTTAAATAAAATACTATATATTACTTTTCCATATTTCTTCTATTATTTTCATTGAGTATTCATCTGGATGAACATTATTAAGATCTGCCTTCCATAGCCCTAAACCATTTCTTATTTTACGTCCAATATTATGATGTATCCTAATTAACTCTTCAAATTTCATTTTCTTAATTCCTGATATAGCATCAGGGCCAATTAATTTTTTAGCTAACTCAACATGTTGTTCAAAAGTTACCATCTTAATTCTTCTGATCGTTCATACCATGTAAAGCCTGCCTCTACAAATTTTTGCATTACTAATTTTTTCTTTTCTTTTGAAACACGTGGAATATCAATTTTCGAAGCGATTTGCTGATTTTCTTCGCCATTGTCATTTATGCCAATAAACGGATTAGCTAATGATGTCTCACCATTTTTTGCATGTTCAACTATGCGGCTTTTAATTATATTAAATATCTTATTAACAGTTTCTAAATCAGAGGCTTTATACAATTCAACCAATTTACGTGCTGATTCGACTGTAAACGGAATTGATCTGTTAGCCATAATTTTTTATAACAGAAAACTGACTAATATAAATACCCGTGATAGGACTTGAACCTATACGTCATTACTGACGAAGACTTTTGAGGTCTTTGTGTCTGCCTTTCCACCACACGGGCTTGGATTATATTTGTAATACCACTCGCATACTTCAGTTGGTAGAGTAGTTACATCAAACCAACGTGCTGAATGTTTTTTAGCACATTTGAATTTATTTTCTCCAATAGGCTCACATAGAACACTTAGAACATCATTCTCATCAATTTTATATTCTAGCGCTTTTACAAAAATATTTTCAATCTTAAACTGATGTGGGTATTCCATATTATTTTATAAAACGAATTTATTAACTATCTATGGTTTTATCCATGGCGATTCGTTGTGCTTTAATTGCCAATGCTTGCCAGTTATTTTTAAATGCAATCCACATCTTTTACAAATTGGTGGTGGCCCAGATTTCCATTGATGACCCTTACGAGCGCATTTTGTAATTATACTCACTTTTCAAATTTTAGTCTTTGACTTATTAACATTTTTCTTAATACTTATTAATTCTTTTAGCATTGTAACTCTGCCTTGCTTTATATAATAAGTAGAATCGCTAATAACATCAGCATGCCATTTTTCATTTATTAATTTAAGTTCAATTTCTTCATGACGAAGTTTAGCCGTTAACATTCTAAGAGTTAAATCCATTATTTAATTCCTTCTAACAATTTTTTAGAATGATTTTTTGTTTCTTCAATAGCTAATTTTAATTCTGCTTCATACTCAGCAATATTAATATTTTTACCATTGCTATTAAATCTAAGTTTTAATAAAACACTCCTTTTAAGCATGGAAGATCTGACAGCAGTTAAACGATTATAATCGAATTCATATAACATTTTTGCAATAGCGCTAGTTGTAGCTTCAACAGTATTTAAGCCACCAGAACGAACAGCTGTTTGAATAGCATGAACTATTTTAGATGCTTGATTATTATAAAATGTCATCTTACCACCACCATCAAGATGAATTCCTTTCATCAAATTACCAATTAATTCAGAATTTGACTCCTTGAAAATTTCTTGGACAGACTTAGCTTCACCGATTCTTCTTGATTCAGACATGTTTACTCCTTTGGTTGTTATTATAAAATACTCTATTTAAACTGTTCCTATTTAAATAAGCAGCATATTCTGTATCACATTTACTAGAACAGCAAGTTTTATTATGAAAACAATATTCGCCACAGTTTGGGCATAAACCTGTTGGTTCTATGCTTCCTTCATTCCATGGCTTATACTCACCACCACCCTTAGTCGGGAATTGCCCGCACGTTGGGTCGATTATTTCACCACCATTATCGATTAACCACCAATGTTGTCTTTCTCCCCAGATTGCATCAAAATAATGACCTCTGACACGAATTAATTCTGGAAATACCTTCTGCATTTCCAATGTTGCTTCTGCACATTTGCCATATGGATCATTATCCAGACACCATCTATTCATCCATTCACGATACTTTGGTTGCATGCTTGCTTTTATTTTTTGACTTACATGATAGACCGTTGTTAAAATTAAAACATTTTTTACCACAATACGGGCAAATTAATTTAGTTTTCATTGTTACGCCTGTTTTTAAATAACATGAATGCATCATTTGTGTCTTTCCAGCCATATATGTAACGCATCGTTGTCATTTCTGTTCCTAAACTACCTAATAGGTATTCACATACTTTAAAATTTCTAGCCATGCGAGCTAGTCTAAGACCACGCTTAATAGTTTTCTCTCTAATTTTAAAGAAATCAAACATTAACTTTATCACGCTTCGTTGAAAATGGTATTACATGACCAAAACGTCTGCAGAATTCTGCATGTGCATGAGCGCATCTTGGACAATAATCTTTATTATCTGTTCCGTGTTTCCATCCATTTTTTGAACGTTTTGATAAATCAACTTTGTGATGACAAGTATCACAAGTAATAATCGTTATTGTTTTAGTGGTAGCAGTCATGATTTAATCAATTCATCGGCTTTTAAACGCCACGCCTTGAACATTTCTGTATTTCGCCATCCCCATTTTTTACTAGCTAAGTGTTCGGCTTTGTGATTATAACCAGATCCAGGAAGTATACCTGCAGTATGATTATCATAAAATGCAGCTTCAACAATTGGAAGCATATCATTTATTAATTCAATCGCCAATTTAAGTTTATCATTCTTGACTTCTTCGAGCATTTCGCTCAAAGTATCAAGTGCTGCCTTACGTTTTTCACGAAGCAAGGCAGCTTTAGCGGCTTCATCAATGGCGTCCATTATTGCAACCTTGACTCAGGATATTCATCCCAAGTGCGCCCATTTAGGATTCTACCAGCAGCCACCTTGCCAACTCTTTCCACTTCATCAGATACGTTACTAGCAGGACCCCATTCGCCCCACTGTTTAAATAAAAACTTTATTCCAAGAGAAACAGACTGATCACGTAAAGATCGCGCCCATTTAGGTTCCATGTGGCGAGCTTTAGGTCCGCTCTCTCCGCCAACAATAATCCAATCAAGATTGTATTTTTCGCCTTTATATAACTTAGTGATATCAATATCATGCAATAAAGGTTCGCAACTGATAAAGTGAACAGCAGCAGGAACCTTGAGAAGCTCAGGAATCCTTTCCTCGGCGTAGCTCTGATTCTCAACTGATGTACCAAGCCATACGTTATGACGCGTTTTTTCAAACCAACTCTTCGGAATCATCTTAGCGATATTCTTAGGACGTTTAGTTAATAACAACCAATCAAGATGAGGGCAATTCTGTATTAAATTAAATAAATCATCACGCCATTTATCATCGACTTCATCATCAAACACATCTGATAACGAAGCACAAAATACGCGTGGGCGATTAAACTGGCCTAAATCTTTACCAAGATTTGTTTCATCCTGCCAATCAATATAATCGTACATCGCATTCTTATCCCACTGAAGAGGCTTGTTCCAGTTCGATGTTGAAGTACGCTGGCGAGGATTTCCAGCGCCCCAAATTACGCCATTCTTTTTATGACTCATATCACGTTCAGCATAACAATTAGTGCATGCTGGCGATACTTTAGTACACCCAACCCACGGGTTAAAGGTGTGAGTGGCCCATTCAATTTTGGTGTTTGCGCCCATATTGTTACCTTGTTATAGTGTGAACGATTGGATTGTAAATGCCGCCAGTTACTCTACTACGATTATCTAAGCCATATGGTTTATACTCTATTAAATAGCCTTGCTGTTGATCTTGTTTATAGTCCCATTCCCTCCAGCCACCAAAGCTATTTAACATATTGTGAGAATCCTTTGATCCTACTCTTATACGATTATTTGAGCTAGAATTTTGATTAATTGTTGTTATCGTATAATAAAATATCCTACCGTTGGTAGAATAGTGACGAGTACGATATTTAGTATAATTTTCATACGATCCATCTTTTTTCCGCCTTGTGGCAGGTTCTGCTACTTGTTCGCTATGACTAAAAGTTGTATCATCATATGAAGTAGAAGAAACATATATCAATGTTTGCGATTTAATTTCTTCATTATAACTAGATAATCTATCTAAAAACAGATTTCCAGCTTCATATCGAGATAAAGCTTTAGCTTGATGTGATAATAAAGAATTGTATGCATCATTATCATATTTCCCATCATCTTTTATAGGAACATACCAATGAATATCATCATTAATACTCTTTACAATGCTATATGATTCACGTGCATGATCATACAATTTAAATGCGATGTCTTTAATATCATCTGATTTTGCAACTTTATTGATTTCATCTAAAATCGATTTTGCAGCTAAATATTTTATGCCCATATGATTATTAAGATTAGGGTCATTAAGAGAATTTAAAGCAGTTCTATTTCTTTCATTTTCTTGAGGAATAATATTTAACAAATCTTTACAATACTTGTTAATATTATTTAAATCATCTGGTAATTCAATACCGGAAGGAATTGGTTTTTTAAGAATAGCTTTTAAAGTCATTTCATTTCTAATTGCACGATCCCTAATTTGATTACGACCTTCACAAAAATTAACAATTGTATCGATTTCATCTTGACAATTTTTTATTCTTTCCAGTGGAGTTAAATAGCCATTCTTTTTGGCTAAAACATCAAATCCAATTTCGAGTTTTGAACGAACTAAATCAGTTTCGCCAAGTGAAGAATATGAACTAATATCAGCATCAAGTACCGGAATTTTATTTTTAATATTTAGTATGCTATCATTTATTTTGTTCTTTTCACTTTGAACTAAAATAAAGCTAATACTTTCAATTTTATTATTTGTTGAATTAATATTACCTTTTAAAAGCAATAAAGCTTTATTAGTTTCTTCAACAGCAGCTTTAGATTTATATGATTGATATACTTTTACAATTGATATAGTTATTAATACTACAATTAGTAGAATTATTCCAATCCAAATAATGTGGGCTGGCTTTAACCTATCATTCATAATAATTTATAACACAAACAATCATTTAATTAATCCTAGGTCTACGCTTTAATTTAGCCCCAGGCGGTTTATATTTCATATTATTCTTTTGATGATAATAATCTAACCTATTCCATAATTCTAGACAAACTCCTTGATTAATAATTATCGCAGGGTTGTCATTTTCTCTAGCAGAATGAATAGCATACATCATGTCAGATATTTTATCTTGTTCAAGTTTTCTAGCTAAATAATCAGTTTGAATTTCAATTTCTTCTTTAGTTAAAAAACCAAAACTTTTTAATGCTTCAAAAATTGCTGGTGCCCAAGTCCTTACACCACTACAATAAACCTTTCTATTTAATGGTACACAATTAGTATAAAGAGCACCTTTCTTGCCCATTATTACGGTAATACCACCACATTTAAATATTTTACCTTCGACTTTTAATTGCTCTGGTATCGGTTTAAAATCAATATTACCAATTTTTCTAACTGGACTAGCCATATAACCCATGATAATCTCCTAAACCTTTAAATACCTTGGCTCTTTCCATAATGGAATATCATCAAATTTATTGCCGTCATTAAACAATGGCTTAAATCCAATGCATACTTCAATATTGTCAAGTGTGCTTTCGGTAAAAACACGGTGTAGTCCAATATTCCTACAGAGCTTAAATTGCTGAATATTGATAGCTTGATGTAAAATCTTTACAAATGAAATCTTTTCCCAAGCTTGAGTAACTGGATCGTCCTTAAAAGTTAAATAAGTGCCTAACGGGGCATGCATTGCCGAAATCATTGCCACAGCAATTGAAATATCTGGTCTAAGAACTAAATGCATTTTTATGGTCATTTTGGAATATTAATTTTTGGCTTAACTTTTACAAATCCTGTTCCGCTACATACATGACAAACATGAGAACCTTCTTTATCTTCAATCGAACCATTGTTACAATTTAAACATCTATATTCTTTTGGTTTACGTTCCTCTTTAGTATATCCGTTACCACCACATTCATTACATCTTTCTGGCACATTATTGCTATCAACAACTACTCCTTCATTACAATTTTCACATCTATATTCACTATTTCTAATAACTAGTTGACACTTGTTTAATAAGACGTGCCTAAAATATATCGCAGCTAAACTTTTAGCCTGCGATTCTGATAAGTCAGTCATCTTTCCAGATGCACCAATCCTGCAAATTGTCGCAACAAAATCAAGTTCCCAATTGCTTAACGATTTGTTTATTTTAAGATTATTATTTTTAATTTGTGCATCAAGAACCTCTTTAATAAAAAATGCCGCTCGTTCAATGTTCATTTTAAATCCTTATTTTCTTTGCTGCTTAACTTAATTAAGTTAGATCTAAATTTAACAACACTTTCTTCTCCAATAGGATTAAATTCTAAATCTTTTTTACCAGTAATTTCTTCAATTGTAATGAATTTTAAACATTTTGCTATTCCATCATAACTTAAGTCATATATGTAATTAGACCATATCCCATTATGAATACATTTTGCCATAATTTTCTTATTATCCATGATTGAATAAAGATTTAAACGATTACTATTATTAATAAGATCAATACGTCCACCAAATTTTAAAACATTAACAAGTGACTCCATAAATACTTTACGAGATATTTTCATGTAACTTTATAAAAAATCAGTGCTTGTTATAAACTAATAGGAATATGGTATGAATATTAAAACAACAATTATGATTTTCATCATTGTGGTCTTGTCGTGCGCAGTTTATGGTTTTTATGTAAAGAATAAGAATATTGAAGAAAGTTTAGAAAAAGAAAAGGCAGCCGCTTATCTGAATGGTTTTACTGATGGTGTAATCAAGTAATGAAAGAAGCATCAGAATCAAGAATTATAGAATTATTAGACGCTGGCTGGCGTCTATTTGGTACTCCGCATATGCGTGGACCAAAAGGCAATATCGTTCAAGTCCATCGCGGGACTTTCAAAAGAATGTTAAAAAACAATAAAATTAAGTCTGTTGATTCTCGTACTTCTCATGAATATATTAAAGTTATCTTGCCATCCCAGCCATCTGAGCAGACTTAGCGCTTCCTTCAAGAACCATTTCTATATAGTCTTTTACCGTAGCTCCGCCAGTTACTTTGGCCCCTTTGAATACCTGTTCAACCGGGGAGTCTGGTGATATTCCAAGTTTTTCACAGAATCCCATAAACTTAGCGATGTATTTATCAGGATCGTTAAGATATTGTTCAGCAAGTCTTGGATCTCTTAAAGCTGATGTGACCTTACCAAGAGTACCCTTAAGCTGTTCTCCCTGAGTGAACATATCTGCCGGGGCAGCAGCCGCAGCAGAACCAGCATCAGCGGCAGCGGCAGGTGCGGCTGCTGGTGCTTGAGCAGCATCTGCACCACCCTGTAATTGCACACCATTTTCAACAGCAGCTTTCGCTATTTCTGCTTTTTGTGATACTATCATGTTATAAACATCACCACCTACAGATGCAGCACTGAATATACCAGTTCCAAGTTGCAAAATCCCCAAGGCTATTTGCCACTTACTCTTGTCCTTACCCTTAACAAGCTCATCCTTTAACTTCCTGCTGCCTTTATACATATTCCAAATGCCAAATATTGCTTTAATAACCATTCCAATGGCTGGAAATGCAGAGGCTACAGTCATCACAACGCCAAGAGCGGCAAGAATTATAATCATCTTCTGGCCTGGATGGGCCTTCATATATTCACTAACTTTACCATAAAATTCTTTTAATTTAGCTATGATTCCCTTCTTCTCTTTTTCATCTAATTTCTCACCAGATTTTGCTTTAGACATCGCATTAGCATCACCGCCAAAATCGCCGCCACCCATTCTCTGGTCAGCCTTACCCCTCATATCAACAGTTTTATTTGGATCAAATTCAGCTTTTGCGCCCTTAGCCTTCACTTCTTTTTGGGCAGGAGCATCAACCTTTTCCATCGCTTCAGCATCACCACCAAAATCACCACCACCCATTCTTTGATTTGGATCAAACTTTTCGAATATATTATATAATTTATCGACAGAATTATTAACGAACAGGTTCTGAATTAACAGGAAATTTTCTGATATTACTTTATATTCAGTTATGAGACTTTTTGAGGCGCTAGGAAAACATTTCTTTATTTCACTCTCAGTTATGATATCAATTTTTTGTGATTTAATAGATTCAATAATGGCAATCTGACCATCTCTAAAATATTTAGAGTCAGCCGATATTGATGATAATTTCATAAATTTATATTTTACAGACTAATGATATCTATCTAACTCCTTCCAAACTTTATCGGCAGCTTCCCACATTTTATCAGCTTCTTCCCACATCTTTTTCTGATCTACATCATTAATATTAAAATTAGACTTTATTTTATTGGCCATATAGGCTACGATCTTAGGAGTCTCCCCTTCAACAGTTATCTTAATTTTTTCACCGCTTTTATGGGTAATATCAATAACAGCAGAACAGTAACTTATATGTCGTTTAGTCTTTTTCTTGAATGGCCAAAGTTTACTTAGCATGTTAATCCTAAAATGAATAGCTTTTACTAAGATCTGGCTTATCATCACTATCATAATTAGGAATAACTATATCAGCAAACCATTTTGTAGGTTCAATATATTTTTTATAGCTGACTTCAGTATAGTAAGAATGATTGAGTATAAATTTTAAATCCGGTGTTCTTTCTTTAGTATCTCTTTTTAGTCTTCTTGATATTCTTACATCAAATGGTGCTTCAACAAAAATTTTAAGATCAGCAAATTGATGAAGTCTTTTATCAAGAGCGAACAAACCTTCAAAAATTATCCATCTCCAACTGTGACTTTTACCAATAAATTTAAACTTTTTTACTTTTTGAGTCTTAAAATCATATTTAGCTATTGTAGTATTAGTGCCATGTAATATTGCATAACATATTTTATGATAGTCATTTATCCATTCATCAAAATCAACTGATTTTGGATTGTCCCAATCTGGAATTCCACCTTCTAATATCTTGAATGGCCCGCGAAAATAATTATCCATACTAAGTACATAAGCACCCCTAAACATTGCAGCTATAAGAGTTTTACCACTGCCACTACCACCAGCAATTAAAGCTACTTTTAATCTCATTTTTTATTTGGAATGGCGTCTATATCAAATACTGGCAAATCACGATCATTAAAATTCCATGGTCTTGGATATAAAAATCCTTGACCACCAGCTTTTATAAATGATCTTACATTATCTGCTTTATCGTCAATTAAAATAGAATCTGGACTGACATATTTCCATTTTTCAGTATCAAAACAAATTGGCGTAATTGGTTCTCGTGGAAGCCATTTATCAATCCATTTGATTTTACCAATTGCTGCATCTGAATTAAAAACAGCAGTTAGAATTGTAATATCATCCTTAGCTTTTAAAGCTTTATATAATTCAATACCATCTTTATCTGGCTTCATGTTCGACCAATAATTTTCGCCAGCATTGCTTAATATGATATGAAATTGTTCTTCAGTTTGACCAGTGAGCTTCCATATATCCCACTCTGTAATATCATCAAACTTCAGTTTAGAATTAACTAATTCAAGATACGCATCTGTGAAATTAACTAATGGTCCATCCATATCCAATAAAATCATAAACTAAATTTTCTAATCACCGTATGATTCATATTCAGGTTTAGTTACTTTAGACATGTAAGTCATAACTTCATCAAGGTTAAAGGGCCTGTAATCGCCAAGTAGCAACTTGGCGTTATCAACACCAACATCTAAGATCTTGCCATTAGCCTTATATTGGCCATGTGAATGACCGTGAAGATGGATACTACCATAATGGCAACAATCCCACCTAGCAATAGGATGATGGAATAGAATGATCTTCTCTTTGTTTACTCTTAACTTATGGTACGATTTAATCCAATTGAATTTGTTTAACTTTCGATATTTATTCTCATACTCATAGTCATGATTACCCATGATCAGATGTTTCTGACCACTCAAAGAATTAAGGATTGGTTCAATTAGCTTAATATTGAAGCTAAAATCGCCAAGATGGAAAACAATATCAGTAGGTCTTACGATCCTATTATATTTCTCCATCAACATATAATTCATCTCATCAACGGTTTTAAACTCCTGCCGGTACTTCAGCAAGTTCTTGTGAAAATAGTGGGTGTCAGAAGTGAACCAGTAATCCATAATAATTTATAACAAAATAACATTTGCTATAAATATGAATGATATTGGTTACTAGCCATCCGCCTGATTTTGACATAACTAAAGAAAAATCAGACTTATCAAAATCACCACAGTTTAAAAAACCGTTTGATTCGATGTTCGAAAATGCTTATAAATGGCTGTTCAATAAAATTGGTAAAAGTGAATTAATTTGGTGTTATAAAGATTCTGGAGTTAATCCGTCTCATGGTCATGAGAGAATAACTTGGACTCTTAATGTTCCAGATGATCGTTGCATTGTCATTAATGCCCATGCCTGGGACTGTGTTATAAATAAATGGCCATTTTACAAAGATGAATTAATAAAAGATATTTCTGATGAAGATTATGATAAATTAATGGAGTCTCTTAAAGGAACAGAAGAAAAATCATGGCATGACAATATTTTTAATGCAGACGGTGAAAGAGTAGAAGTATTGATAGATTCGCCAGTAGCAAAAGAATTTGTCATTAAAACAGAATGGGTTTGTGATTATGATTTTGAAATGTTCAAAGAAAAAGATGGGATAATTAGACAATCATACTATGATGAAAAAGAACTTAATAAATATGTTGAAATATATGAGAGCGCATTAAAAGGCAGAAAAATGGACTACAAATTAAGTATCAAAAAATCAATACAGGATAATAGCTTTTTATTAAATATAGACTGGTAATCAAGTCTTTGGCCGCTTTGATTCTTTAATTTTCTTCAAGATCTTTTTCATAGTACGAATGCGTGGAATTTTTGACTTATTACGCATCTCTTTAGCTTTTTGAATATTGTCCATCTTTATATCAATTGGGTGCATGCCTAATCTTGGATCTGGAGGATTCATGTTTTACCTCAATAAAATGATGGTGGAAGGACACAATGCTTACTGTCGTCTGGTACTCTTTCATCCCAAAATATAGCTTGCATTATTGGATCATTCATTAATTTAAATGTTTCCATCGTTGATTCACTAAGATGATCCCTCAATTGTGTTGAGCAGATCCAATACTGACTACCAGCTTCAGGATGCTTATCTAAAATTCTAAGATTTTGAGCTAATTTTTTTAAGGTTTTTTCGTCGGCTAAACCAATTTGATATTTCGTTTCAAGTAATTTTAAGCATTCATATTTTGCTGCAGCATAATCCTCACGCATCTGCAGCACATTTTTGGTATAGGTTTTAGAAAGATTAGGCAGCTTCATATTTTATTTACGCAGCACTCTTATTGATAGTTTCAGCTAATTCATTTATCTTTCTGGAAATTTTAGAAATTAACTCATTCATGTCCTTGACAAATTCATCATTCTCAGAATCAAAATTGCGTAGACACTGGTTATAATAATGAACAAAAGCGCCAGAAATGGAAGATGGGAAACAAACAACTTTCTGCCTGTCAGTATTAGGAGTCATCTTGTTTTCTGTATTTCCAGGTGCACCATTTAGTACAGGATGCACATACAATACATATGAATCGCCAGAAAATTCGACGAAATAAAATTCATCAAAATAAAACTTGATATTGTGCTTACCCTTTAATTTTTCAACATTAACAATATCGTTGATTTTATTGTTTTCACTAATCAATTTCTTTAATTCATCAGTCATCAATTCAGGGTAATACTTATTAAGATAGATGTCGATATTGTTTAAGGAAGAGAAGAAAGCAACACTAGAACTAGTGTTCTTAGTGATCTTAGTTAACTTAATTGTTAACTTAGTAATATCACCACTATCAAGTTCAAAATTATCATTGATCTTGAACTTCATCTTCCACCTCTTGTATTGGTTTATCGATTTCTTCTTCTATTTCTTTTTTAACAGACTTAGCAATAAATTTAATTCCATTATTGTTCAAATGAATACATTTAGTCTTTTTAGTTGATTCCGTTATGCCATATTTCTTACGAGTAAAAGCGAATTTCTTAGCATATCTAGGAACATTTTTTGGAATGATAAATTCCTTTTCTTCTGTCACTTTAATTGAAATAAGCCCTTTATTTCTTAATTCACTTACATTTATACCCAGACTACTGGCCTCATCCATATTGATCGGTTTTTTCTTTATTAACAATAATTGTTTTAATATTTTCATAACTTAAATGTCTTAGCTAGGAAGTCTATCGAGAAAACATGATGAGCTATCATTCCGCAATTACTGTGAACCACATGTAATTCACAATCTTCGCTGCTTTCTCCGCCCCAAGCATAATTAGGATAACTACAACCGTTTCTGGTTCCTTTTATATCTGACCTCAATGAAATAGAGCTATTTGATTTAACGTGATGTAACCTAATATCAGACCTAGTTCTATCTGGATTAAAGACAACATACTCATGAAGATCATTAAATCCACACACGTAAACTAACGAGTTATTTTCATTTGGTATTTTAGTTTGTTCAATCTTGGACCATTTTTCTCCATCATAAAAACTGGCCCATGCATGTTGATATGATCTAGACACATTTCTCATTAAAGAACATAATTTACCATTTTTATGGAAAAATGTTGGTTGAATAGCTACACCCTGTCCGAGATGAGATTGTTCAAGTGATTCACCAAATCTGTTTTTAAATATTAAATGATTATCTGATGATAAAGACCATAATTCGCAAATAGGATCTTTTTCTCTATACATTGGTATCAAGCAGTCATGTTGATTGCTAATTGGTTGACACCTTGCTAATAATCCAAACATATCATTGATCACAACCGATTCTTCTTCTATAGTATTAGGTGCATATTGCAATTTTCTAATAAAATCTTTTATACTTAAATTAATATGATGATTTGAGCAAAATTTCCAACGATCTACTGGAGTAAACGGTACAGATCCATCACTGGCAACATCTTCAAATCTTGAATATAAAATATTAACTCTTGATTCATGAACCCAAATTATCGGATTTCCAGTTCTCGGCTTGAATTCAGTATACTTACCATTGAAATAAATAAACGCTCTTTGTTCATCGGTGCATTCTGCACCGCAATACCCAACTATTATTGATTTATCTTTACAAAAATCTATCTGTGGCAATACAATAATTGAGGCACAATGATTGAAACTATAATCTGGATGACCAATTAAATCGATATTGTGATGCATTTACATAAAATACATCAAACTATACTGATAATTTATTACCTAAATCGACAGTATCATGTTGAGATATATCTTCAGTATCTTTAGTTTTATTCTTGGGCTTTTTCTCTGGTTCATTGCCACCAATTTTATCATCATACTTACCAGAATCTTTAATTGCTTGTTTCATCTTAGTAAGATGACTTATAAACAATTTAGATTTATCTTTATTATGTGTATCTTCTGGAACTTCCCCAGAATATTCATCCCATCTCTTCATTTTTTGAATTTCAACTAAATCATCTATATCATAATCATGTGCTCTAGTAATAGTTGAATCATATCCTTGACGTTCAAAATATGCTTGCATTCCTACCAATAAATCATGATCACCAGTTACAATAGTTGAATATGAATCGTCAGTACCATCATATTTAGGTTTATGTTCAACTTTTAATTTACTATATATCTCTTTACGTTTATTATCATCTAATTTTAAATTATCGATGAAACTATGGATATGGTGATTAATAGATGTTGCTATTTTACTGCTTAATAATCCAGGATTCTTGATTATATCACCAATTGATTTAGCAATGGCTTTTAGACCTTCATCGATAACAATGGTAGAGCCAGCCTCAATTATTTTAATATCAGATCCTTCAACTATTATATCCTGCAAAGTCCTAATCATGTTTTATATTTTACTACGATCGATTTTTTATTGCTTCTAAAATAGCGTTACCGATTAATTCACTAATATCTTTTGATTCAATGCCTGAGTTCGCAATGTCAGTCAATTGCTCAAGTGAAATAGAAAATTCAACTTTTAAAATAGGTTCAAAACTATTATTAATTAATATTTTAGAAAAATTGATATTTTTAACAAGGTTTTTGGTGATATTCTTTTTCATAGCCTGCTCCATATTTATAATATATACTCTACTTGTTATAAAAACATATGGCCAAACATAAAGTTCAAATCACTGAAGAACAACGTATAGAAGAACATCTGCTTGGTAGTCTTGCCGATCTTCGCAATACTCGCATTAATGAACCAGTTTTATCTTTCAAAATTGGTGATAGAGTTGGATATGGATCATTAGACAAGACTATTGTTGATGAAATCCTTGATGGTGGAAAGATATATAAAATTAAAGTCTGGTATAAAAATAAGCCAGATCAACAAAATTCTGGTGTTGAAATGTATAACGGTGCGGCCAGATATGTAGCATGGCATGAATTAACTCCATATCGTACAAAGGAAGAAAATAGCGAAATTGAAATAATGAGGTTCGAAGATGATATTCAGTTAAATTTCATGCAGTCAGGAATAGACTCATTATTTGATTATTATTATCGAAATAATCTTAATATGGAACCTGATTATCAACGTGGTCATATTTGGACTCTTGAAGACAAAGTTGCTTTAATCGATTCGATCTTTCATAATATTGAAATTGGTAAGTTCGTCTTTATCTTTACTGGCTATGAAGGAAATAGTCATTACGAAGTATTGGATGGAAAACAGCGAATGACTGCGCTTATTGAATTTTTTGAAGGTCGGTTTAAATATCGTGGAAAGACTTTTTACGAAATGAATTGGCGTGATCAATCACATTTTGAACGTTACAAGATTAGTTATGCTCGTACTGAAAAGACAATGACCGATAAACAGAAATATGAATATTTTTTGAAAATGAACACTTATGGTAAGGCGCAAGATCCTGCTCATATTGAATATGTCAAGAACCTTTTAAGGAAAAAAGATGTTTAATTCAGAAAATTTTAATGATATGCCGCCAGGATACTACTGGTTCTTCAATTCTTATATTGATGCTGACGAGAATGAAAAAATTATTAATAGAATCATTCAAATCGTAGAATTTAAAGAGCCTGGACCATATAAGTATGACAGATGGATTTCTGCTGGAAAGTATGTTTTAATGTTTGGTGATGAATCACTTAACAAGATTGATTATTTGATATCGTTCGGAAATAAAAAGCATATTAAATTCATTCCAATTAACGATCCAGAGGTATAGCATGGACAAATGTGCTAATTGTCACAAGCCACGTGACCAACATCATGCTAAAAATAATACTTGCCCAATCGGCAAGAAACATAGGATTTATGGATATACTAATTTTTATGGTTTAGATGGTTCACTCAGTGATGAATACAGAGTGTATAAACGCAGTTTTGAACATCCAGTAATTGGACAATGCTATCTTCATAAAGGAAAGCCGGTCTACATTGTTGATGGTATATTGATATCAAATGGAAAAGTTAAAGACTGGTGGGGCTACAGATTAATAAACAAGGATGGAACTCTTGGAAAATCAGGTAATTGTCATGGTAGTGAATTTACAGAAAAAATTGCGTGTAAAATTATTACTAAAGTGATAATTGATGAGAAATATTTTGTTGTTGAATTTTAGACACCCTTTGCAGTTATTTTTTACGTCGATTTTTTGACATTGAATCATGATAAGTATTGTGTTCAGCCTCTGTTGGTGGCTTATATGCTTCAATTTGCTCTTGCGGAATAGTACCTACAAAATCTTCTACAGATTTACGGAGCATTAATACTCTAGCATACTGCGAATCTAACGCACATTGCAATCTATCGTATGGCGTTTGTCTTTCAGTTGCAATATCTAGCATATTTGTCATTAATTCGTCAGATAATTCTCTCGATTTTAGCCATTTTGAATAAACAGCAGCCGGAAATTCAAAATCAACAACTAATCTATATTTAGTATCAGATGATGATTCTACTAATGCTGAATCTATGCTAGACCTAAATTTAGTCGCATCGCCAATTACTGCATCAAATCCTTCTTTACTTTCATAGGCATTACCAAGAATAGTTGCAAAGACATCTCTATATCCTCTAATAGTCCATGCAATAAGATCACGCTCAAGATTTGATGAACTACTATTTTCTGCTGCCCGTATCTGTCTATTAGCTTCATTAAAAAATTTATGATTGCGTAAATCAGGCAATGACGAATGATCTTGCCTAAGTATTGATGGATTATTTTCTTTTAACCATTCTAATATTTCTGACTTTTTTACATATTCACCACTTATTTTCTTATTCCAATATCTTATCACTAAAAATATCGCAGATCCAGCAGCTATAACAAATAATGATCCAATGACTATTAATATACCATAGTCAGCAATTAATCCAGCTGTCTTTTGTATTGGTTCTGTATCCATTTAGATTATTTTTGGTTTTATAAGTGAATAAAGTTTTCCTGGCGATACTTTATGTGGCTTAATACCACTGAGCATCCCGATTTCTTGCAATGCTGCTGTGCATATTTCACTGCAGAACCATTTAGTTTTACTTTGTGCACCAAAATGCAAAATCTGTGATAAAAATATTCCTGACCAATCATACTTACAATCTTTTTCTTTTTCACAAAAAGCTTTAATTTTAATTTCATCAGCTTCAGAAGTTGGCAGTTCTATAAAATCCCAGTATTTTGGATCTGGAATTCTTGATTTAAAGCCAGTTTTCATTTTCCCATCTAACGCATTACCAAACCAAACACCGTCAGAAAATACTAATTCGCAATGACTATAATCACTCTTGGTATAAAACTTGATAAGCTTATCAATAAACCCAGTTCCTTTTAAAAATGCTACTTTCATTTTTATATCTCCTGCCCTATATTTTACCACTTCTTTCAATTTTTCTATGCCGTAATCAATGCATTCATAATCAGTTTCAATAAACTCCAATTTTAAAGGTATTCTTTCCTTACAAATCGTAAACAATACTTCATTGTCATATATTTCAACATCAAAGTAATATTTAGTTGTATTCCAAACGATGCCGACCCCACCGTTAAAATTAACAATAACGGTGGGGTCAACACCAACTTCCTTAATTATCCTATGTGCAAGCTTGTTCATGCTGTCTTGCTTGGTCAAGATAATCGTCAATTCTTTCTTGCAGTCTTCTAGCTAATTGACGATACAATTCAGCTGCATTGGCATGTGTTTTTATTGGTTTGTTGTCCCTGGTAGTTTCAAAACACTGGTATACGGTCCCTGCCCCACAGTCAGGACAGGGACCGTCACTATTGAAATGGAAGGCACCACATCTATGACATTGGACAAAACCTATGTCTTCTGGATTATCCATTTAACACCTTCAATTCTTCAGCAGTGAATGATCAAAGCTTTTTAACTAAATTATCATAATAATACTTGCATGACCAATCATTCATCTTCTGAGATGGCTTTTTACCACGAATTTCAGAATAGAGAACAAGAGCAGAAGTGATTTCATTTTTGTTTCCTTGTCTGGTTGACATTAATGAACTGAGAGTGTCAATCTTTCTGGCTCTTGCAGCCTCTTTGATAGACTGACGAAGCAGGATTTGATCCCTGGACTTCAGTCTGATCAAATCACGAAGTTCTTTAATGATGCCTTTCCTGAGTTTTCGCAACTCAATCTCGGCATCAGTTAAAGTGGTAGTTGTGGTATTCATCTTACTACTCCTGGGATACGATGATCCCATAATTTCCATTTCTTGAAGAGCCGACACGGCTCACCAATCAATGGAATGGTGCAAAGTGAGGTTGCTTGGTTCCCAATATCCGGTTCTCTGAACAGGACACTAGGAATATTGAACAGTTCTAAACGTTGAAATTCTCGTAATAAAGACGATTCATCAGCAACTTGGCATAAAACCAAGTTGCTGACACTAGACGGAGCAGCACCAAGTTTTTGCGTTAATAAACCAGATTCTTGCGCGGCATGTGCCGCTTGAACCATCTGCTGCGCTAACGGCAGATCGGTTCTAACCAGAAGATAGGTATAAAATTCGTGCTAAAGCATGGTATTATTTTATAAAGTCGGGGCGGCTTTGTAAATTATAGGATTTTGGCGAGGAAAATCCCGCCAATTACCCCAACAACAAGACCGCCACCAAAGCCAATATAGGTATTTGCATTGGTAATCAGTTTAACAAAAAATCCTTGAACCTGTTCAGTATTCTTGCCATCTGACATGGTATATCTCCTGACCCTATATTTTCTTAGCAATAGCGCCTCTATGGTGAATCGAACACCAATTGACGAGATTTTAGAAATCTCCGCATTACCATTATGCTATAGAGGCATGTTGTTTTATAACAAACTTTGTTCAGTAGTTAAATACAAATATAAAATATGCCTAACGTAACAGTTTCTACTACTATTGATAATTTTATGCAGGCTGCCGATGCACCAGCAGCTAAAATGTCCATAGAAGACGTTAGCGCTGTTATTACTACAAGTGCTACAAGTATATCTACTAAAACATTATCATTATGTAATTCTACTAATGATTCTGGATGGAATATCATATTACCAACAGCAGCCAGCGTTTCTGGAAAGCGATATACAATTAAAAAAGTCGATGCTAGCATCAATCCTGTCAGAGTATTAACAACAAGTAGCCAAACTATTGATGGATATACATTCTATGATATCATCAATCAATATGACTTTATAGAAGTTGAATCAGACGGGTCTAATTGGCATATAGTTAATAAAAACTAAATCTGTTTCAATTTAAACATATCAATCTCAAACTTTAATTTATTAATTTTATTTTGAGCTTCGCTAGCCATATCTTCAGCAGCTAATCTATCTCTGTAAGCAGATTCAAGTTGAGCCATTAGTTTATTAAGAACTGATTTAGTTGATTCAGTTGGTTGTTCAGAAACCGGTGCAGGTTCAGAAACAGGCTCAGAAACCGGTGTAGGCTCAGAAACCGGTGCAGGTTCGGAGGTCCAATTGCTGATTAGTTCATGGATACAATCAAATCTTACCAATTCAGCCTTTGGGGTATGTTTTAACACTTTTGTACATGCTGACCTTCCATATTGATCATTATATTTTACAATATTAATTAATTCCTTGATCCATTTACGTCTTCCACCCCAGAACATTCTGGTTTCATTATTAACAATAACAAATTCTTCAATCTTAGAATCATGTTCAATTTTCTTTTGATCTTCATCGTAAAATGCTAATGCATTTATACCATTATAAACAGTTTGTTTTCCTCCATTCCAGGAAATTAATGAAACCGATTTTTCATGACATTTAAATAGCTTGGCCTTAATAACTTCTTGACCATTTTTGAAACGAAGTATTGGATAGTAATTCTTACCGCACCACCCGATGACTTTTTCTAAATTGACAGTATGATCGTAAAAATCATCTTTAACTTCAACAGTTTTATCTTTAACAATCACTTCAGTCCCCGCATCATTTCTGCTTTTCCAATATGAAATCTTACTAAGTGGACATCTTTCTGATTTTTTATGCCCAACTGGCTTAATAATGCAAGTATCTTTATTGATAATTGAAATAAGCATAGCTGGGACGCCATGCTGGAAATCTTTGCTAAAAGATTTAACCATTTTACCTATGCTATCTAGAGCATCTTTATAATCCATACTATTTTATAACAAATTCGTAAAATTATTAAATGTATTTAATTATGTATGAATACTCAAGAAAAATCAACGGCTAAAATATACTCATTAATATCAACTTCATATTCTGTAGCTTTAGGTAAATTAGGTGCTAAAATTAATGACAAATTCAAAAATGACTATATATCAATATTTAAAAATGTTATAGATAGATATTCTGAACCACATAGATCGTTTCACAATATCAAACACATAGAGCATGTTTTAAAGAATTTAAAGACAGACAGACCAGAAGTAATATTAGCTGTAATATATCATGATATCATTTACGTTCCTGGCTCAGAACATAATGAATATTGTTCATCACAATTGGCAGCAAAACACTTAGTTGAGCTTGGTGTGAAATTCAATACTATTATGGTGATTTCTCAACATATTTTATCAACTAAACAACACATTCCAAATGATCTGATCGGTAGTGAAGAATTAATCGATGCTGATCTTAGCATATTGGCAACAAGTAAACCTGTATTCAATAAATATTGTTATGATATAAGACTTGAATACCCGCACTTATCAGAGCAGGAATTCAATTCAGAAAGATGCCGTTGGGCGCTTGGACAGCTTGGACGTTTAAAGATCTTCCACAGTAAGAAAAATCGTAATCTTGAAGCAATTGCTAGAAAAAACTTGAGGACTTTAACTAATAATGAGTAAATGGGACAGCCCAGCTACATCAACTATAAATCCATTCAGAACGCATCGTAGCACAAAAAGCTGTGACAGTGCAACAAAACGATCATTAAAGTATCAAGTAATTCGAACTGTTATACAATGCAATCATAGATTTGTTAATGATTGGCCAACTGAAGGCCCAAATCCATGGATGTGGTATGTTTATCAACATAGACGCCCAATGCCACAGGTTCGCAATATGACATATGAGGAACCGATAAGATTTTATTATGGAAAAACCATGATGTTTGGGCCATTAGGCATGGGTCGCAACATCATGCAAGCTATGAAAGATTTTAAACGTAAACTAGCATGGGCAGAACGTGGGAAACAAACTCTTTAAAATGGTGGTTCGTCACTAGGTATAAAAGGTGGAGGAAATTTTGGAGGAAAACTGATTGTTTCTTGAATATATGATTTTTTGATTTTAACCTTGACTATCCACATAATTTTCCCATTTACTTCAGTTGTTGTAATTTCAACATATTGCCCATCTTTAATATTATCTTTAGTTATTTGTTTTACACGTTCCCAATCATCGACCATAGTTCCATTTTCGTTTATTTTTATTGCCTTAACAGTTCTTCTACCAAGCTGAATTGGGCCAAATGGCGATTTTTTATTATCATTCTCCTTAGGATCGCGAATACAATTGTGTATTTCGCCATTTATATTGTGTAGCCTCCATCCATACTTAGTATTTTGCCAATGCAAATTATTAGTTCCGCATCTGGTGCATGTTTTAATTGTTTTCTTAAAATGGTAACTTTCACTACATTCATCTGAACCATCAATTGAACCATCGTAGTAAAGATCTGCGTCGAGCTTTTGTTGAATTCCCAAATCAATAAAATAATCAGCCATATCACCCATATAAATCTCCTTAATTTTTTAGCAAATTCCTTTACACGATAAATAGTTATTATATAAAGGACCAGAGGATTATATGAACAGATATTGGATGATTAAAAATGATATGAAAGCTAGAATTGATTTACCCAATGCTGATTCAGATGAATATAAATTTCTTACTAATAATGGATGGAAAGTAAGACTAGAAGAATTAATATGTACCGAAAATGAAATATACGAATTTCTTGATAAAAATGGTCCATCAGATTTTGAAACGATTAAAGCCGCATTTCCAAAGCATTCATCTTCAGAATTAACTCATACTATTGGAGTATTGGTCTATTCTGCAAAGACAGTTGATACAATGAATGGAATAAATGGCATGTCTGGCGTGTTTGTAACCGCTAGACATCAAAAGAATTGGGCTAATAAAATTCAGAAAAAAAGAAATGATAATAAGCCAGTATCAATGTGCGACTTGCCGTGTCCTGATGTTGATCCAATATCAACAAATAACAAGACAAAAATTTCTGATATAGTTAATTCAACAATATCAAGTGATAAGTCAGAAACACCAGAAGCGGAACCTGAATCAACGCCAGATATTAAAGCATCTATTAATCTTCCAAAAATTGTCCAAAAGACATTACGTAAAAGTATCATAGAGAACGCAACTAGCCTCATAAACTTCAATTCATATATTTCAAATCTTAGTCCGGAACATCAGTGCTACTGGAACGAATATTTAGATGATTTTAAGAGAAAATTAATATTAACAGAAATCAAAAAGAAACTTACTCCAAAATAAGAAAAAGAGTATTTAAGTAAACTAGAGGCATACATGTTAAGATATATTAAAGGTGATCTCTTTAAAAATATAGAAAAAACAGGTAAATCAGATAATAAATATATCTTTCACGTATCTAATAACATTGGCAAATGGGGAGCCGGTTTCACTAGTTCACTTTCAAAGTTCAATAGGGAACCAGAAATTAGATATAGAGAATTCTGTTCAAAATATGCTACTTGGCCAGATAGCAAAAAATTCCTGCTCGGTAAGATCAATGTCGTTCCGCTCAGTGAAAATCTGACTGTTATTAATGCTATAGCTCAAAATGGTGTTAGAACACCAACTAATAAAATTCCTATTAGATATACTGCCTTAGTTGATGCGATGAGGGCAGCTAGATCAATTGTAAAAACAGATCATGAATTTCATTGTCCAAAATTTGGTTCTGATTTAGCTGGTGGAGATTGGGATTTCATTGAGTCATTAATTAAAGAAATCTGGCTTACTAATATTAATAACGTATACATCTACACCATCTAAGGAACACCATGCCTCAATACGTAGTAAAAGATTTTAAAGCCAACTTAAATGCTGAAGAACTTGAGAAAGTAATCAATGAATATTGTTCATCTGAAGGTGTTAAAATTATAAGCTGTGAATATATTAAACATGAATTCAGAGATATTAATAAGATGCCTGAATTCAAGACTTTTATTAGATTGATAGGAGAAAAGAATATGGGAAAATCGCAAAAGCAACCTACGGTATTAAAAGGTTGATAATTCGTGGACTTAAAAGAATATTCATTAAACGATGGAAAAAATGAAATAAAGTTAACTAAAGTAATTTTAGACAAAAATGAATGGGATTTGTTTTTATATAAGATGAAAAATGGTAAAGCATGGGTCAAAACAGGTAAAAATGCTTCAGAAATAAGTCAAATTCATTTGAATCAAATGAATAAAAAGAAGTGTGTTCCATTAATTGAAAATAATAAATTATTTAATAACTGCAATAGATTTATATCAGTAGTACATGGTGATCTAGGAAATCTTTATTTTAGACTATATTGGGCGTTAAATGCATGTTCACAAACTTCAGAATATAAAAATGAATTGAAAAAATCGCCAGAAGATTTTTTTAAAGAATTCATAAAATGGTGGAAGAGTATAAAAAACACTAAACTAGCTGGATATATAGCATTATCAAAAACTACTGACTCAAGATTTAAAATAAACGATATGTCTGGTTTTATAGCTCAATCAATAAATTATGACGAAAAAACAGAAATCAAAGATGAAAACGATTATGATAAATTGCATATAAAATATATAACTCCATGGGTTTTAGCTTCTGAAATATGTTTATATCTAAGTTCTAATAGTATAATAAACCTACCAGATGATAAAGGATTCATGACAATCAAATAGCAAATATATTTTATGAACTTAAGACCGATGACTGTTGAATCTTATCTGAAAGATTCCAGCGAAACAAAAGAAATTAGTGCAACTACTCTTAAGGTAAAATTACATAGCTATTACACTAAAACATTCCAGCCAGTAAATTATGAAAAAATATCATCAGTAATAAATGAGCTAGTTGAACAAGGGGTAATGTGTAAAAAAGGTGATAAATATATCTTATCTTAAATTTTTTAAATTATAATATTAATTAAGGACCTTTACTTGTTAAAAAAGGTCAGGAGATGATAAGTCATGAACTTCACCGTTAATAATACTTCTATCAATATTAGTGCAAACGATATTGATAGTGCGTCTAAGATCTTAAATGATGTTCGATGCAACAACAACTTCACCGTCCAGAAGGCGACCCAGACTAAGGGTTGCTGGTATATTTGGAATGTCATCCACAATGATGTACCGATCGCTTCGGTCAATGGCCGTAATGATTCGGAGGCTTCCCGAAACGCCAAAAAGTTATTCCAGTATGGCGATCTGGTTGAGACGAATAAGGAATTCAAGGACCTTTCTGATAATAAGACTGATAGCCCAAAGCCTGATTTCGTTAAGCCATCTGAAATCAAGTATGTCTTCACCATTGGCGATAGTGCCAAGACTCATGGTTTCTATGTCTTTGAAGCAACCTGCGCTGCAGAAGCATGGGATATTGGAACAGCTAAGTTTAATGATAATTTCCCGCAGGATGCCGGAACACGCTTAGGTCTTTGGCAGCGTGTCCTTATCCCGGTTCATGCCAATCCAAATTGGATTGCGGCTGATTTCGCCAAGAATGTCAAGACACCATCGCATTTTGCGGTTGACGTTCCTATCGGCCTCGGTCTGTCCAATGAAAAGTGGACTGGTCCTAGGGATGTTGTTAACACGAATGGTGGAGTGTTAGAAAACGCCATCAAGAAGCCGGTCGATCATATTGCTAAGCAGGGGTGATTCCACATGAAATGGATCGTGCAAGATCTAGATGGTGATAACGCTGATGACTACGAAGTCAGCGTTATCCATTCATCTTTCAAACAAGGTCTTGATTCACACGGTTGGGATGGGCCTAATAAAATATGTATGCCAACTGATGGATATAGCCGTAAAGAATGTATTAAACGTGCTAAAATTATTGCAAAAGCATTAAATAACTCCAATATTCCATATATATCATGACTACTACAGTAATGCATTTTTCTATCGCCGGAGACTGGCTCACTGATACTGTGCGGTCTTTATGGGCTGATGGAAAAATGAACAGGGCTATGGCTATTTTGGGTGATATTCGTGGTCTTGATGAAGCCACCAAAATGGAAATCATTTTGGGTAAAAAGAAATTTATCGGAGAAAGTGGTGATGATAACGGTCTTGAATTAGTAGATGATGATGCTACAGAAATAAATGGCGTACCATTGTTAACAGCCGAACAGATTTTCAAAAAGAAAGAGGATGAACTTAACGATCGGGAGAAAATAATCGAAGCTAAAGAAGATTGGGTTAATGGTCAAACCGAAAAAATCTCTAGCCAATGGGGTTTAATTAAGGTACCAAGATCACTTCTAACTAAAGGATACAGAAAAGGTAGCGGCTCACCATATTTTTATCTCGAAGATGAAAATAAAAAAATATATGAAAGTCTATTTTCTGAAGAAATAGAAGAAGCAAAAAGTAGGCTTCAAGTTTTGATTAATGAGCGAATGATGCGTGATCGAATGTTCATAGCTGGATTAAACCCTGCTGCTATTGATAAAATTCATGCTTCTGGAAATACTATTCTAGACACTGTTTTAAAAGGTGGTTTTGAACAGGAATTTAGAGAGCCGTTCAAAGAACATGCTCCGCTTCATGAACCAGAACCTGAGAAAGTAAAACCGGATAAAAAGTTAAATGGGTTAAATGGTTGGATTTCACCAAATGGAGAATTTTATTCCTGCGGATTTATGGGTCATATTAAACTGGCATCTGACCTTAATGCTACTGAAGGTGAATTAGAAAAATTATGGGTTAAGGTCCAAAATGTTAATGAGCCATTAGCATTAATACCAAGAGAAGGCAAAAGCGACTTTACTAGTATTCCATATGATGGAGTAACTCAGGCTCAGTATGATACAATGTGCAAATGGAGTATAAAGCACAAGCGTCCATCGCCAGATGATATTAAAATAAAAGATTGATCTGACAAATTTAATACATGGATAATTTGCGTAGGAAGATATTTAGCGCAATCGTTGACGGTAATGATCCATATAAATTATTTATATCAGAGTCTAAATTATTAACTGAAGCGCATCAGTGCTTGATGGAAGAAATAGTAAGTTGGATGTGGATTCAAATTCAACTAATAAAAGACCTACTTAATTTTAATGAAATTGATATTTGGGGACATGGTTTCGATTCTGATGTAGGTGATTGGTCTAATTATGACTTAAAAAGAAAACAGTTAATGGTAATGACATATTTAGATAAAATTGGTATACTGAAACAGCTTAGGGATCATATAAATAATAGTAAAGATACTGTCAGAGTTGGTACTAATGATTACGACATAAAAGAAATTGTTAGTAATTTCAAACCGCCATTAGTATCACCAGAATTCCTAAAAGAATTTAGAGAATCCAAAATTTATAAAGATTTATTAAATATCGCTCTAACTGGAATAAAGACTGGTCAAACTACTCTTCAGCCTTAGTCTTTGTATAAGCATAAAAAGTTTTAGAATCTATAAAATCCATTTCTACAACTCCATCTTTATCACAATTTTGTATAGCCATAACGTCAGATTGGCTATCTGAACATTCAAAGCAGATAGCTTTACCCAATAGCGAGAATCTTTCTTCTGTAACCTTATTTATTTTACATGATTCACATGTATAAGATTTAGACTTTTTAACCGGCTTTTTAGCTGGCTTTTTAGGCATTTTATCTCCGAATTACGTTTAGTTTTGATCAATGATAGATTTAACATCTTTAACTATGCTATCAATATCACGATCAACCATAACTTCATGAATATTACTTGGACTAATAAATTTATTTAACATAAACCTGATTTCAACATCTGTCTTAAATTCACTATAATAATTATAGACTCTCTTTAAATATTCATCGCCAGCAGATTCAAAACGATCTTTTCTATTACCTTGAATCTTATCTTGTTCAACAAGATTAGGTTTTTTAATTCTTGATTGGATCACATCAAAAGGTGCATTGAATACTATTAGTTTATCAATTCTCCTTCTCCATCCGCAAGCGATAAGAAGATTGAACATCGCATCAATTTCTGCTAATGTTACGCCTTTAGCTCTTTGATAAACAGTGCTTGTGATATTAAGCCTATCACAAATAAGAAGTTGGTCTTGATTATGGTCGAAATTTTTGATATACTGATCATAAAAGCCAATAGCATCAGTAGCGAACAACGCAAGCTCTTGTGATCCACTAAGATTAAAATTACCAAATTTTAAAAGCTTTCTAAGCTCTTTACCAATTTCAGTTGATCCAGGATGGCTAGTCACAACTACATTTGGATATGATCCAAATAGAGATTTAATAATTGTACTCTTACCAACGCCATTGATTCCTTCTAAAACTACGATCTTTTGCATGTTATTCCTTAGTTTCCGAACTCAACTAATCTGGTGACACGGCACTGACTTGCACGATATACGATCATTTCATTATTATGAACAACCTCGCCAGCCCTTGCAAAGGTCGAGTCACAGCCATCCGGCGCTTTTTTCCAAGATCCGGAACTCTTAGGAATATATGGCTTACCCATCGCAACATCGTTAAGGAGCATATAGCACGTATTATCTTTTCTACCACCGCCCCAATATCCATAAGCGTAGTTTAAGCTCTTTGTCGATTGGTCTGAGAAGTATATTCCGTCACCGAACATGCGCCCAGCATCGGCCCATGGCGGAATGATCAGACCACGTGACAGAATAGAAAGCAAATTACCAACACGGGTACCATGCCATAATTCTTTAACATTTCCAACCTTGGCCCCATCTTTATCAAAATTCTCATTCATATGAGATATTGTTAAAGTCCAGGCACGTTTTGGCTTTAATCCAGCCTGAGCCGCAGCGTGCATACTCTGGAAAGTAGAACGGAAATACTTATCAATACGCTTTAATTCATCACTATCAGTCGGCTTTAAACTAACATTCCAGGTGCGCTTCACTTCAACTTTAGGTTCATCCTTAGCTTGTGGCTGCGGCTTAGACAGCATATCAAGCGAACCAAGTAGAGCATCAAGAATCTGTTCCTGTTTATCAACTGAAGGTTTATCTGGAAAGACATTTTCAAAAGTTGGGCGATTACGACCAATATTGGTAGGAATTCTCATTAAATATTCACAAGCTAACTGATCTGCAGCATTTTCGGCTGATTTACTTCTTATAGTCGGGCCATTAAGAGTTACTTTAATCTTGCCCAATAAATCACGAGCATCATCAACTACCTGACGAGTAACAATGACTCCGCCATCAGTTTGGAACAAACCAGTAGAAGTGTTAACCTTGAGAGTAGTAGTGCTGGTAATGTCGCGTGTGTTACGATCAACAAGCATCGCAACTAAATCCTTTAATCCATTATCACCACCAGCAATTTCATCAATCGCCTTCTGTCGCACATCCTGTTTAGTAATAGCTGGTCCGTTTACTGTTCCGCTACCAGCATCGGCTGCTACTTCAATTTGTTTATATCCCTTACGCAACGATTCCTTTAATTTCTTCTGCATCTTGGCTTCTGGGTCAAGCTGGGAACTTCCAGCATCACCAACACGCCCCCATGAGTGAAGCCACTGTCCGTCAGATTGTTTAATCCACTTATGAAATTTATTGCTATTACTTTCAGAAGTGGTGGTTGGGCCAGTCGACGAACATACGATATAAATGACGTCACTCATGGGATACCTCGTCAGGTTGTTATTATCGGGTGTGAATAAACTTAGATTCCTCTACATAAATATGGAACACAGCAGTACGAGTAGGATCACTACGCCTAGGGCGCACTACTGTCCCAACGAATTTCATTCCGTTTGATGCGAATTCGCCGGTTGGAACAACTTCGAATTTAATATTAACAGTAGGCCAGCAATCTTCATCAAATCCAGCATTGGAAAGAATATCTTTCATGCCTGATACTTCTGGTGTTTCAAACCAAACAACCGGCGTGCTTCTTTGAATGCCAACAGATAAAATTGTAGCACATAGTGGCAAATTAAGAATAGTAACCTTATCAGGAATTTCAAGCTTTAGTGTACGAGTTGGCATGACTATCTCCTGGTTAGAATGGTGGTTCGTCTTGTTTTTTATTCTTTTCATCAATTTCTTCAATTAGTTCTTTTGATAATTTATCTAATTCATCAATTGTTAATGTTTTGAATGATCTATCGAGTCCAATAGATCTGAATTTTTGCAATAAAATATCAGACATTGAAATTTTATCGATCATTTGATTTCCGTAAATCTTTTCATTGGTCCTCTATCAATTGTTGCAATAGTTGAAAACCACATTTCTAATGGTCTTGCGTAAACATTTCTTTTTTCATCTGATCTATAAATAACAAGTTCTTTTCCAGTTTCAGAACATATAGCTATACATATTATAGTGTATTGTCCACCTTTATAATGTTCCCAATGACTTCCAGGTTTTGGTAAGTCATAGATTATCTGATTTGTTGGAAAATCAGGCATGTTTTTTAAAATCCCAATATTCAACACCACTAATATCGTTCAAATAATCCTTAATTATTTTAAAATCAGGAATCCAGTCATTTTTTACGTTAAATGTTTGCAATTTAACATGAGATCCACCATCTGGAAAAATAGCTGGACCATAAAATAATGTATCGTTAATATTAAATATAAAATATTTTGAATCATGATTCTCATTAATAAAACATCCAACTCCGACTAAATTATTAGGATCAGCCAAGTCTGATTCTGATGCAGCAGACTTAAATTCATTTTTATTTGCTATTACCCAAAACTTATGATACTTAGGATAAACAATTGAAAACGAATCACGAGAAAGATTTTTTGATGCTCCAATTGGTCTAATAGTAGATTCATTATCCTCCATAACCATGAATCTACTATTATTATATTCTGGCACTTCAACAACAGAGTCAGCTATTATCGGGCAAATCATTTAATACCTACACCAGCATGTCTTGAAATTCACTATAACCAATGATCTTTGTTCCATAGCTTAGTGCTTTTTCAGTTTTTGTTGAAGTGCTGTCTTTGCTCTTTTGGACTAAATAAGTCAAGCCCTTAGACACACTGGATTTCTCAACTGCCCCTAATTGTTCCATTACATCACGCTCTTTATCACTTGGACGCACTCCGGTAAAGCAGAATGATAATCCACTAAGCTTACCATCAGATACGACCTTTTTTGGTGCATTTAATTTTACGCATGACCTAAGATCATTTATTGTATCTTTAAATACATCTATTGACATTTTCATATCGCGAGCCTTGTTAGGACCCATGTTATCCTTGGTCGCTAAATCATTAACATCAGCATTAATATAATCATCAGGCGATTGATAGCCAATATGCTTAGCCATTGATCGGCCAAGGAATTTGATTCCCAAGGACCCCATGAACAAATCAATATCCATAATCCTGGTCTTATCAATTTCCATTACGATCTTAGTTGCGTTCGACTTGCCAAGTACACCATTTCCAATCTTAATATCCTTAATCATATCAGCATTAAGCTTGTAAAGATCAGAAATTTTCTTAATTATTGGATTGCTACCAGATGTAATCGCCGTAAGCACTTCGTCGCCAATATTCTTAATATTAGTCTTTTTAATCCAATTTCTGATCAACTCAACACTACGTCCAGGGCATGATTCATTAACACAAAGAGTATATCTTCCATCAATCTTTAAAGGCTCTCCGCATACATAGCAGTGAGTTGGGCGAAGATATGGGCCACTAGAATTTTTCTTTAACACTTTAGTGATGTGCGGAATAACGTCACCGGCACGTTCAATTTCAACTTCATCATCAATATTAATATTAAGGTCATTGATATAATCGAAATTGTTAAGCAGAACATTGCTAATCGTAATTCCACCAACGAACACCGGTTCAAGAATAGCAGTCGGAACGATTGCGCCAGTGCTGCCCATCGTAATAGTCATACCCTTAACAATAGTGTTACCCTTGGCAGTCTCAAACTTCCAAGCAACCTGACCATTTGGGCGGGTTCCATTATCTGAGTAGCCAAGCTGTTCCTGTACGGCAAGGTTATCATAAGCCACAACCATTCCATCAATTTCATAATCAAGATTAGGACGACCATCAATATATTGTTTTCTGATATCCTTAATTTCATCAATAGTTTCACAACGATGATACCTAACAACATCAAAACCAAGTGACTGTAACCTGACCAGCTTTTCAGTTTGGACACTAATTTCAATGTCTGGATGAACGATATCGAACGCAGCAATAACGATATGCCGATTGTCCTTTTCATTATCAGTCTTGCGCAAAACAATACCATTTGCGATATTGCGAGGATTATCAGTACCAGGAAAATGTTCTTTCCAAACGCTGATCTTCATATAAGCTTCTGCACGCACGATTAATTGACCATTAACTTTTACTGTCTTAGGAAGATTGCTCCAAAGCAGAGCGTTCTGAGTAATATCTAGTCCCTTTTCTCCATCACCACGAGTCGCAACACGTGTTAACTTGCCATTGAGATATAAAATTTCCATCGAAGAACCATCTTGCTTGTCAGAAATAAGTACAGCACCATTTTTACTATCATACCACTTAAAAAATTCTTCATCATTTGATGCTTTATTCTGGCTACCCATATGCATCAGAAGCTTGACTTCCGAACGGTGTGCATCTATCTTAGCACCAACTTTAGATAGACGAGGATGACCAGGAGATAACTTAGAGAGCTTATCCTTAAGTTTATCATAATCAGCATCTGACATTAATGCCTTGCCAGAATTATAGTAGGCATTATCTGCTTTATCAAGAGCATTGATGATCTGATTAATGATTTCGCTCATATTATTTTATAACAAAAGACTATAAGTAGTTAATAATTCAAAACTAATTTAATGGATATAAAAGTTAATTCTGTTGTTCAAAAGAGTAAATCTTTGCTAGATATTGTTGGAACAGGTCTAAATAAGCGATATATATCTATATTAATAGATGGTATAGTTTCAAAAATTACTTACAGAAGTTATAGAAAAATTTCAGTATCAATTCCGCAAACTGTTAATTTATCAGAAATGACAGTAAATGTCCATTTATTTGTAAATGAACGTAATAATAGACATTATATAGATGTGGGTCCGATAAATGGCTATTAAAGTATATTCTGTAACTCAAAATATATCCGATAAATCTTTATTGGATATAGTTGGAATAGGTCTTAACGAACAATATATAATAATATTAATAGATGGAATAATATCAAAAGTTGTTTTTAGAAATTACAGAAAAATATCAGCATCAATACCACAAAATATCAGTAAATTAAAAGTCAATGTCCATCTATTTGTAAATGAACGAAATAATAGACACTATATAGACGCAGGTCCAATAAATTTAACAATTGGCTACAAAGATGGTAAGCCATATAACATATATCATGCAGAAAAACAAGAACCGTTAAATCCAACTGAAGATCAGTCATCATTTAGCACTGAAGTATTAAGCAGTAAATCCTCAGAATCTTCAGAAATATCATTGTCTGAATCATCAGAATCTTCTTCTTCTAAATCATTATCATCTATATCGTCAAGATCATTATCTAGTCTTTCTATATCGTCTATAAGCAGTGAATCATTTTCGCTATCAACTATCTCTTCTGGATCAACAATATCTTCGCAGTCTACTGAATCATTATCAACTGTTTCATCACCATCAACTGAATCATCATTATCTTCTGAATCGCTATCAACTATCTCTTCATTGTCTACTGAATCATTATCGACTGCCTCTTCTGGATCAACTGAATCGTCACTATCTTCTGAATCATTATCAACTGTATCCTCATTGTCTTCTGAATCATTATCAACTGTATCCTCATTGTCTTCTGAATCATTATCAACTATATCTTCATTATCAACTGAATCGCTGTCAACTGAATCGTCATTATCAACTGCCTCTTCATTGTCTACTGAATCATCATCAACTGCCTCTTCACTGTCTACCGAATCATTATCGACTATTTCTTCTGGATCAACTGAATCATCACTATCTGAAACACTATCAACTATATCTTCTGAATCAACTATTTCATCATTATCTTCTGAATCACTGTCTACTGAATCTTCACTGTCTACTGAATCTTCACTGTCTAGCGAATCATTATCATCACAATCATCTGAATCAACTATTTCTTCAAGCTCATTATCAACTGAATTATTAAGCTCACATTCATCATCTTACTCTAGTGAATCATTATCTACTGATTCTAGCGAATCATTATCAACTGAGGTATTGAGTACCGGATCATCTGATTCAACTTCATCATTATCAACTGAAGTATTAAGCACTGAATCAACATTATCAGAATCTTCTAATTCTTCTGATTCTTCTGATTCATCAAGATCTTTATCTACTGAAGTATTATCATCTTTATCATCACTAAGTTTATCATCGTCAAGTTCATCATCTTTAAGTTCATCATCGTCATCTGATTCAACTGAATCAATATCACCAAGCACAGATTCTTCATTATCTACAGAAATAAATTCATCTAATTCTTCTTCATCAGTATCACCATCATCAGTATCACCATCATCACAATCAATAACATACTTCTTATATAATAGACCAGATGCAGTTAGTGTTTATAATCAGCCAAATGGTATTGATTTATATTTAAGACCATAAACTGACCATTCAAAGATACATAAGATATGAGTAAATTAAATTCCAAACTAGATATATTGCTCGAAGACGTTAAAATGTCTCATGAGCACAACGATTCAATCTCTGCAACATGTGCAAAGATTAAAGATCTTGAATCTCAAGCAAAAACCGCAAAAGCTGAATTATCGCAATGTATAGATGCCCTTTGTGCCGACTTGGCAAAAGAAATCAGAAGAATTCAACCAAGTCTAAATGTTACTATGAATAGTATTGGTTGTAATGTCAGTTATAGAGCCAAAGCAATAACCTGCGAGGTAATACCATTTAATGGAAAATGGAATTTTAATAGTTCAGACTTTGGTAGAATGTTTGTTAGAAGATTTCCAGATTGCTGCGATTTAAGCTGCCCAGCTACACATTTAGCAAAATGCTTAGCAGAGTTCTTCGTTAATCAATATAGGTCATTAAAATGACACTTACAACTACTGGCGTTCCAATGGTAGGTATGTATTCTATTAATACTGATGCAGATTATATTGATCCAAAATCTGGTATTAAGCGCAAAAAGATTGATAAGACTACTAGATCACCATTCATGAATAAAAAAGATGCAAAAACTCAGCATATTACTGGAGTAATGGATAATTCTGGTAAGAAAAAGTCAAAAATTGAAGAGAAGATAGATAGAAGAATAAAGGGACTAAATGACTGATAAAGATAATAGAATAAGATTAGATGAACCAATAGTTGATTTTGATAAGTCTGGCACGACTGGCCAGCTTCATGATGAATATCCAACTCCAAAGACGCAGGCTAGATATGATAGGATGCGTACTTTTCTAATTGGGTTATTATCAAACCAATCAAGTGATGAAGAAGTAGATGGCGCTCCATTTGAAAAGCGTACAGGAACACTATGGTTTAAGAAAAAGTCTAAATTTTTAGATTTATATAATGGCGAAGAATTTAAAGAATTATCAGAATTTATAGCTGTTACAGTAAATGACGAAAAGAAATCAATAAAGACAGTATTAACAGATATTTTATTAAACTTAAAATATTCAGCACCAAGAGTTATTTGGTGCGGTAGATTTATAGATGGTAATGAAATCAATAACATAATAATACCAGTAGAATATCAAGGATATGCTGCAATTGATAATATGCATCCATTAGTTTATATCAATGGATTATTAATAGATCCGAGAGATACAATTATTCAAGCTGGCGATCCTGCATATATTAAAATGAGCGACAATGTTAATCCTAGGCCGAACCAAAAATATACTGTAATAATGGAACACGTAACCGACATAACTCAAGAAGACATTATAGGTCAGGGATAAACAATGAATACAACAAAATTCGAAGAATTTTATAATGGATTAAAAAATGATCCGCATGGATCTTTGGGTATCATTGAATTTATTATAAAGGATAAAAATGGTAATGTCATCGATCATAAAATAGAAAAGAACATTATTAAAATTTTTGCAAAAGAAATGTTATCGCACAGATTACCAAGTTCAAAAGTTTGGAATCCAGATGCCAACGGTGGTCTTGGAGCATGGATTGAAACAAATATCGATGTTAACGAAGAATATTCAGCAAGATATGTATTATTTGGAGCATCGTTTGATGAGAATGGTGTTCAACTTGGACAAAATGATCCGCGTTATTATACTATAGATACAGTTACTGGTCAGTACATTCCAGTAAAATTAAATCCAAGTGCTGATTATGATGGTGGATTAATAAATGCCATTCCGATAGCTGAACCATCAAGACCATTAAAGAGAATTGAAAATATAAGCTTCAAGCCTACATATCAGCCATCTGGATCACCATTAGTTGATGAAAACGTCAGAGCAATCAATAATATAGTAAGTTTAGAAACAACCTTAAGACTTCCAGAATATAATGGATTTGAATCAACTGGTGGTGATTATTTCACCATAACCGAAGTAGCGTTGGCTGGTGGAAGACTACTAAATGAAGTTGTAAATTGTGATTGTGATCCAGTCAATTTGTTCCTTCAGGGTCTTGAGGTATCATCTGGTGGAGCAGAGGTAGCAGTTAATGCTGTCGCAAATGGAACTAACGTCATAACAATTGATACAGGTGAACCAACAGCTGCAGTTGAATTATTCAAAAACGGTAATCAAATAAAAATAGTTAATCAAGGCGGAACTCAAACAGACCACACTACCTTAAATCAAATAAACCCAAATTATCTGATAACAAGCTTCAATAATGGTAGAGACATCCAGCTAGATAGAGTTCCAGTTGATTCAAATGGTGTACCATTGGTTGGTAATATCGGAGTGTTCAAAAACACTCTCAAGATTTTCAGCCACAGAATTTTATCATACCCAATTCGTAAGAGCGACATTTTTGAAATATTGGTCAGATGGAACATCATATTCAATTAACACATGAATTCAAATGTTTTATTCAAGAATTTTAGCGACGAATATAGACGGTTAGTACCGGCTAACCCTAACGATTATGCCCCGACAACACCGTTTACATTCATGTGCTGGTTTAGGGGTAAAAACAGCAACCTTCATCATCATATTTGTGGACATAAGAATTTAGGGTTTTCTTTCTTTCAAAAACCAATTAAAAAAGATTCTCACTTAACTGTAAAAATTGGTATTGATGAAATAGTAAGCCAAGAACCGATACAAAACAACATATGGTATAATTTAACCCTAACATGGGATGGCTCATATTTTTCATTTTACACAAATGCTTCGCTAATTGGTAAAATCGAATCATCAAAAATTACATATGGAACAGACTTAGATAAAAATATTTGGGTTTATAAAAATTTTGTTGGTTCATCACCATTTCAAATGACTGTTGCTAGTATTGGATTATGGAATAAAGAACTTAGCTTAAATGAAATAATTGATATAATAATGTGTGGCGGAGTAGAAGATCAGTCATTACTATTATTTGATTTTGTCGATAATGAAAATATTTATGGTGATAATCCACCTAAATCTGTTTTTCAGTTAATAAGAACAATTAAAGATGATGGCCCATGCCAATCAGTTAAGCCACCGATTTTAAGTAGTGATTCAGAATTATCTGATGACAGTGTTTCTTCAGAATCATTAAGCAGTGTTTCTTCAGAACAATCAAGTTCATCATCAACATCATCTGAATCAACAGAAGAATCGTCATCGTCGACGATATCATCGTTATCTAGATCTTGGTCGGTATCATCAGAATCTAATTCTAGCGAATCTATTAGCTCCAATTCAACAAGTTCATCATCAAGTGATTCAAGTAATTCCATATCAAGTGTTTCAAATGATTCATCATCAAGCAGTTCTGATACTACACTTAGTACATCAACAAGTAGTAAATCTCTTTCATCAGAATCAGGCGTAATTGGTGATCGTGGAATATTTGCTGGCGGAAATTCCCTGAATGTGATACAGTATGTTTCAATTGTTTCTACTGGTAATGCTTCTGATTTTGGTGATTTAACACAAGGTGCAGACGAATTGGGATCTTGCGCTAGCTCCACAAGAGGTATAGTCACAGGTTCACAAAATTACAATTTTTCTGATTATATAACAATATCATCTCTAGGAAATGCATCTAGTTATGGTAATTTAACAGTTCATAGATCATCATCAGGTGGTGTATCAAATGAAACTAGAGGAATATTTGCTGGTGGATTTGACTATAGTTTATTAGTTGCTAGTAACGTGATTGATTATTTTACAATAGCATCATTAGCAAATGCCACTGATTTTGGCGATGTCACTGTTGCAAAATCGTATATTAGTGGATTAGGTAGTCCGACTAGAGGATTGTTTTGTGGTGGGTACGACACTTATAGTAATATTGGATTAAACATAATAGACTATGTTACGATAGCGACATTAGGAGACGCCGCAGATTTTGGTGATTTAACTATTGGAAGGGCCGGGGCAGGATGTTCAAATGCTACAAGAGGAATAATATTTTCAGGAGCCACTGCAACTGGCCCAGTTAATACTAATGTAATAGATTATGTCACGATAGCAACATTAGGAAATGCAACTGATTTTGGTGATTTAAGTTCTACTCCAAGATATGGTGGTGCAGCATTAGCTAATTCAACTAGAGGAATATTTGGCGGCGGTCTTGATAGCGGTAGCACTACTTACAATACTATTGATTATGTTACAATAAGCACGTTAAGTAATTCATCAGATTTTGGAGACTTAATTAATTACATATTTTTATTAGGCGGATTTTCTAATGCGCACGGAGGTTTGTAGTATTTTATTTTAATGAACGTTAAACTGATATCTATCGGCTTTAAAAATGATTCATCAGGCACATATTCAAGACATACCGATAAATATATCTTTTTAAATGTCGATTCTGTTGAATATAAATTCAACTATTATTCTGGTAAACAAGTAGGATATTTCAATACTAAAAACAAAGGCTATTGGGTAATATTTACAAGTGATTTATTAAATTTAAAAGAGCATATCAAAACAATAAGCGATATTAATAAGGAGTAATAACTTGTTAAAAAATAGTAGGAAGACCGCCATGGAAGAAGACCTTGCAGTAAATGATGTCAGGTTCATTCAGAACCGCCTTCCGTGTGGTATCACCGAAGTAACTGCATGGTCCCTGATTCCGATCAAGGAATCAAAAGCACATGATATCAATAAACGCCTTGGCACAGAATCCCTTCCTTTAAATTTCAAGATTACTCAGAAGAAAGATGGAGCTTGGGTTAGCACTTGGACTTATAATGATTATGAGAGGATAGAAGAAGATGGCTAAATATTTTTATGGTTTTGATATTCTCCAAGAATTAATGATTGCAATACCAGTTGAAGGATCAGTAGTATATCCAGATCTAGTTAAAGCTAATAAGACAATTCCTGATACTGTCAAGGATCAGCGTAAACAAGTAAACATGGTAATGCATTGGTTGCAGAACAATAATGCTCCAGTAGACATGCTTAATTTTATTGGATCATTACTTGGAAGTAAAATTGATAAAATTTGGGACCATACCAATGCTGAAATAATGGTAAATAACAACGGAGTTCTTTACACATTAAAAAATGTAAAGATAATTGACGGAATTGAAGAAGTCCTAAAAATTAAGAGTCTAAGCACGCCCTGATAGCGTAGCGGATAGCGCGAAAGGTTTCTAACCTTTAGGTCCCAGGTTCGAATCCTGGTCGGGGCGCTAAAAATGATTAAGCCCGCTCAAATTTGAGCGGGCTTAATCATTTCTGGCCATAATTTGCTATTGAAATGTTCCTTACGGTGACATACTGAACACATTAAAACACACTTATCAATTTCTTTTACAATAGTTTCCCATTTTTTATTTCTTAAATTACTAAAATCTGTATCCTTATCATTATTTGGATGATGAAAATCATAAACAGTTGGATGATCTATTAGTCCACATTTAACACATTTACCACCTTTGTATTTAACAGCCATTATTTTCTTTTTATTCCATCTTTTCATTTGATATAAATATAAACATTTCTTGCAATATGAATGCAAACCACCAGATTTTGATTTCGAATTAAAATCAGTTCGAAGTTTTACCATGCCACAGCAAGAACATTTCCTAGCGCCGTTTGGGTCAGAAATATCTTTAGTTAGATTAGCTTTTTGCCACAATCTTGAGCATTCTATAGAACAAAATGGATTTTTAGCACTATGCATGCCTCGTTGTCTATATGTCATTTCTTTAACAACACCACATTGAGTACAGATCATTTGGACCATATTATATATTTGATTAGAATTAAAATTTCTAATCTATAGTACATACAGTATTTTATGATTGTGCCGGATTATTCGCGTTTAAGAAATGCGTTCAACGAAATGTTAAATGAATTGGATCAGTATTACTTAGAAGTATGCCTGACACCAAGCAAGTACAGAGAATATGCGATACGTGGTGCTAAAATAAGGACAGTTTTAAATTGTAATCCTAATTGGTATAAAAAATTCTGTGATAAATATCAATCATCGAGAATTAGAAAAAGTTCAAAATCAGATACTAGGATTAAAAGAAGAGATGTTATTAGAATATTAGAAAGATTAGCTGGTGGAATTGGTTCTTCTAGTTTTTATGTTGATGATTTAGTAAAGATAGCTAAATCAGTAAAGATAAAAAGATCAAAGATTTTAGAGGACCCACCATTTTGAAACTATTAAGAGCATTTTTAGTTATAATTATTGGGTTATTAATAATCCCAATATTATTTGCTATATCAATTATTTTAATGATTACTTTATTACTAGAAAAGATTTTTACAGGTACAGACTATTCAATTAGAATAGCTAGATATGTTGGCGATGATAGCACAGAATTGTTAAAAACAATTAGTGGTTCAGATCAGAACAGTTAAACAATCTTTTAACTTATGTTTAATAGTCGTCAAGAAATTTTCTAGTTCTTTTGGATCAGTCGGTAATTCATCAACAGTCTCATTTAGAATTTGAAATTTATTTTCTTTAGATGGCACAACTAAGACATGAAATTTGTTAAAGAATTTAGTTTTATTTGAATATTCAGACAACTGCTTCATTTTAGCAGTCATCTGAAAATCTTTTAATCCAGTACAGTCAACAAACCATACTAATAATATTTTGCCGCTCATGTTGTTGCCCATTTTATTTTTAACCAATCTTTGTTTTTTCTGAAGTGTTCATTGTCTGACCATGCTCCTTCAAGGACATCTCTTTGAATACCAAGTTGTCTCATTGCATATAATAAAGCGTTAAGATCTTTCGGGAAACACTTGCCTCCCCATCCCCTATCGCCATCTGGGCCTGGACATTGAAGGTGTGTTGGGCCAACTCGCTCATCAGTAGCAAAAGCCTTAATAACATTATCCCAATCCATGCCTGTTCTTTCAACTAAATCATAAAATTCATTAATTAATGAAACTTTAACAGCAAACCAAGTATTACACATATATTTAACCATCATTGCTTCATCAGCTGCAATTAAACTAAACTTAGCATTTGGCCACAATCTAATAAAGAAATTATATAATTCTTTTGAATTTTCATCGGCAATTCCTCTGCCATCACCAATATTACCGCCAATTATAACCCACTTTGAATTTATAAAATCATTAAGTGCGGTTCTTTCAGTTAAAAATTCTGGATTGGTTACTATCCTCAAATCTTTGAAATCAACGATTAGTCTTCTAACTACAGATGGAATAGTAGTAGATTTTATTACGCATAAACCTTTATATTTAATACTTGATAATTCACCAAATACACTTCTTAAACAGACATCATCCATTTTCCCATCACCGTTCATTGGTGTTGGAACACAAATAAATGCCATATCACAATCTTTTAAAGCATCAATTTTTGTATCTTTAAAAAGATATGGATCATACTTAACAAATTCATGACCAGGATCAAGTTTTGTAATTCCATCTACAACAGCATTACCAACAAATCCGCAGCCAGCAACACCTATTTTCATGATAGTTCCTTGAAAATTTAATTACTCATTTAAGATAAAATAATAATCACTATTATCAAGTTTATTAATTGCTATCCACCTGCCATTTGGTGCATCAACTACAATAAATTCTTTTTTTAATTTAAATAATCTTTCAATAGCATCTTTTGGAGAGTCAGCAGATATTGATTTTGCATCCTTGAACGATTGGCATTCTCCATGCCATATTTTATACTTTAATTGAAATGTACTTGGCATATCATCAGAAAGTATCAAACTCATAAATAAATATTTACTTTCTTGGTGGTTTATACTTTAATTTGCTAATATCATTATTTTTGTGAAATGGACGAAAATCACGACATGCTTTATTTAATGATAATAAAAGTTCATAATGAGCAATTCCTCCATTGGTATCAGACCTTAATTTTCTATAATCTGCTAATATTCTATAAGCTTCTTCTATAATCAAACGTCTTCTGCTTTTAAACAGATCCTTAAGATTCCTACCTAAATATTCTGTCATATTTTTCTACTTTACATCTATCAGAAAGCTTAATTTCAGCTAATTTTTTATAATCAGACTTAATTTTTTCAACATTAATTTTAGTTTTTAGTCCTGGGCTAACAGCAAGAAGGTCATCTACTACCGTTGTAATCAACCACCTATCAATATGGTCAAAAAACATTTCGTAAATTTCACCGCCACCACATATATAAATATCTTCATCTTTATATGAATATGATTCAATTGCTTTCATACAAAAACGATTTCCTATATCAATAAATTCTAAATTATCTTTATTTTCTCCACCTTTCCTACTAATAACAACATTTTTTCTATTTGGTAACGGCTTTCCAATACTGCGATAAGTTCTACCGCCCATAATAACTATATTTCCAGTTGTCATAAATTTAAAAAACGCAAAATCTTCTTTATAATGCCATGGAATTTTATCATTTATTCCAATGATGCCATCTGAAGTACATGCTGCGATTCCAATTAATGACATAATTTATCCTCAAAATTTTTTATTTTATCTTCAAGACTTTTAATGTATTCATTGACTTTTTCAGCACATAATTCTGAGCATATAAAACTCATATTAATACGCTTCAATGTTATCATACCACTGCTTAATTCTTTTTCTTTTTCTTTATACAATTGACAATATTGGCATGACATATCTAAATAGCCATTTCAGCTTTAATAGCTGAATGAGATACATATCCAATTAATTCAATATCTTCAAATGTTAAAGCTTCAATATCTTTTAGTGACTTTATATCTTTTTTAATGTTCAATTCAGGAAATGGGAATGGTTTTCTAGACAATTGTTCTTTTGCTTGTTCCAAATGATTAAGATATAAATGAGTATCACCAGCAAAATATGTTAATGTTCCAGGTTTTAAATTCGTTATTTTAGCAATCAGGCAAGTTAATAAAGCATAACTGCTAATATTAAATGGGCTTCCCAAAAAGAAATCATTACTACGCTGATACCATAAGCAATTTAAATATCCATCAGTTACATCAAACTGAAACATCAAATGGCATGGTGGCAGAGCCATTTTATCAATATCTTCAACATTCCATGCTGATACGATCATGCGACGATCATTCGGATTCTTTTTAATAGTCTCAACAACATTTGATAATTGATCTATCCCTTGGTTATACTGACACTTTTTTAATCCGTTGTAATCAGCACCCCAATGACGCCACTGAAATCCATACCCTGGTCCAATTTCACCTTCTGGATATAACAATTTCTTTTTATCTAAGAATTCTTTAGACGTGTTACCTTTCCAAATATTAACATTTTTAGCTTCCAAAAGCTTTGAATCAGTTTCACCACGAATAAACCACAAAAGCTCTTCTACTACACCTTTCCAGTACACTTTTTTAGTCGTTAAAATAGGAAACGACTTTCTAAGATCGAATTTTAAACTGGTCCCATATATAGAAATAGTACCAGTACCAGTACGATCACCTTTCTTAGTGCCTTCAGTCAATATTTTGTTTAATAAATTTAGATAACCATATTCTTCATGTTCAGCCTCTAAACGGCTGTTCTCTATTAATTTGATTTCTTTTTCGGTTAAGGTAAGCATTACCTTTAAATACGATCATTATCTCTCGCAAGTCCCCCCTGCGCAAGCAACTACTTCTTTGTGGCTAGTATAATCTTCATTTTCTTCGAATAACTCCCAATCGACCGGGACATACTCTCCGACCAACTCGTTCCATTTTTTAATATCTTCAGGAGATTCGACTACTTCAAATGGTGCTTGTCTATATATCTTATCACCAGATTTAGGAAGTAAGCTTATTCCAGAGAAGCAATTGCGATTTTCATAGATATATTTAGTAACTTCATCCCATTCATTCGTATCAACTAATACAGTATTAGATACATTATGTGTCAGACCAGGACTTGAATCTGGTCTAGCCGTGCCAGGAAGGACCCAATTTTCATAGGTCTTTTTGACATTATCAAGGAATTGAATAGCTGTTAAATCGCTCTTGAGAATTGCATTCTCAGGAACATCTATGCAGAATGTTATAACTTTATCATCAGTACCCCAAACTGATTTCTCAACCATTTTAGGATTGTGCAATTCAAAATACTTAAGCGGCTGTTCGACTGGATTTGCAACTATTCTACGGAAATAACGTCTAGAGTGGTGTGGGTGGATTCCAGAACCAGTTCCAAGGACCAATGATGTTGAGCCACTTGGTTTAGTACACGTTACTCTTGCAGCAGGTTTAATCCCAATCTTTTCAGCATATTCCTTATTAACTGATATGGCATATTCAGCCATCTCTTTCTGATTATCTGCATTTAATAAAATTTCTGGATTGTCCATCCATCCAGTTATCGAAACACCAAGCAAAGCTTCTCTCCTAACAATGTTTCTAGTCGTATCAGTTAAATAATTCAAATAAGTAAATCCAGCTTGTATGGTACCAATTATTGTAGCTGCTTTAACAGCAATTTTAAAATCATCTATGTTCTTGATTTTACCACCATTTATTTCGCAAAGATTGCAGAATGCCCATCCAGTATTATCAGTTTTTGGATCTACAGGATTTAAACCTATTTCAACGCACGGATTATACCCGTGATCCAAATTATTAAGAAATACAAATCCTGGCTCACCATAAGCCTTTGCACTATTAACTATCTTTTGGAAGTCTTCAAATTTGCATGAATCTCTTAGCAATGCGACAGAATTATTAGAACGCGCACGCCATGGATAAAGATTGAACCATCCTATATTGACATTTTCACCAGCTTTAGGATCTTCACCATTATCATTTTTTAGATTTATAGCCTCACCAAGATCTGTAAGCCATGTACCATCTTTAGAATTATAAGACAATACATTGCCACGTTTCATCATAGTTTTAGCATGCATCATTTCTTCATCATCGATTGAAAATAAGCAAATTGTAGCTGATCTACGGATTCCGCCAGCAAGAACACAATCGGCTGCAATCATCGCTATATCATAAACATTTATTGGATTAAGCTGTTCTTGTTCTGCTTCAACAACATCATGTAAAAGTTTCTTAATATGTTTAATAGCTTTCATCAATGGCTTTGGCCCTGGTGCGCGGCCACCACTGGTCTTAAGCCATGAACCTTTACGACGAATTCTTGAATAATCAAAGAATACTTCTTTACCAGAAAGTGGATTACCAGCAAAGTACGAATTCATTAAAACTTCAATTGCATCAGCCCAACCTTCAATAGTATCACCAACGACATAAGTTGTAATTTCTTTTTCAGAAGCATCAGCGTGTTTGACTAATTTAGGCAGTTTAGCAACATGCTGTTTTTGAACACTAAATCCAGTACCAACACCACTTAATAAAAGCCATAATGTTTCACTGAAAAAACGCTGACGATCAGCAAGAGTAAATGAACAGTTATAAATTCTAGCGTCATTAGCAATAATAGCATCACCACCAAATTGCAGAGATCTCATGCTTGGCAGAACACGTTTTTCTAGAACTTGTTCAAATGCCCAATCTATTTCTTTTTCTATTCCTTTTGTACCATATCTGAATTTGTGCATGTCGCGCACACGATAGATCATTTCCTTCCAAGTTTCTCTTCTCTTTTTCTTTGTATCAAATCTTGCATATCTAGTAGTTATCGTATAGTCTGATATCGCATCATTATGAGTTGAAGGAAGGGCAGTTTCTTCAGACATATTCACTATGTCCTGTGTTGCAACTGACATTATTTTATCTTTCTTGGCTGGCTTGATTTTTGATTTTATCATGATTAAAATCCGAGGTTCGATTTATCAAATACCCCGTAGATTTTATCATGATTCTTGACATTTTTTAAGTCTCGTCTGTCATTATTTTTTCCAAACTCACGATCTTTTGTGATTATTTCGCAATGCAAAATTGGAAAATTATTAAAAGTAAATAACTTTATAAAATATAAAATATGACAAAAATAATTGATATAATCAACGAAAAGCTTGATTCAGAATTAATTGATATAATCAGCGAACAGCTTGATTCAGAATTATTTTCTAAATCTTATAATAAGCCTCATATAGCTGGTTGGATAAAAAGAAATCATGAACTTGGCCATTATTCAAAAAACGATTATATTAAAATTGTCAAATGGGTGGAAGACAAAAATCCAAATTTGGAAAATTACGATTTTAGATCTGCATTAGCATTAGCTGATGCTTATGTAAAATCATTAAAGAAAAACAATTTTAGTGATTCTGCTGATATAAAATTCAACAATTTAATATTCAAATTCGACAATGGCAAAGAATGGCATTCATTTGGAAGTAAAGATTGTAATGGTATAATTCATAAGTTAGCATATGATTGTTCAAGTGAATTGAGACAAGTATACAGTGGATCAAATGAAGCATATGTATTAATAGATGATCAAGAAAATGTTTTATGCATAGCAATAAATGATGGGAAAGGATTATCAATAATCGGAAAATTAGGTAATGATCCGATAAATTGTCATAACGAAATACATTATTTATGCGTTAGAAAAGGAATGCCGTTAAATATAAATTCATTTAGTTATGATGAGTTAGTTGATGCAATTAAATCAAAAGTTATTAACGTTGATGACAACGTTAAAGATATAATGAAGAGATTAAAACCACAAGACGTAGTTGATTGTAAATTGCTTAGATATTGTCATTTCTGCAATTTGTCAAACATGTTATCTATATATTTAAAATGTGGACAAGACTGCATTGTAAAGTACATTATGGCATCATTAGTATATTATGGTCTAACTAAAAGTGCATTGTATGGAACAGTCAAACAAATAATAAATGATCGCAATTTAGGTAAAGATTTTGCTATTGACTCAAGTGATTCAAGACCATACCTAGATTTAATCGATAAATATCAAAGTGAAATTATAAAATTGTAATTATCCAACAGTAAATGGCGGATCTCCTTGTATAACCATTAAACCAATTCCGCCAAATGATGAAGATGATGTGCTTAGTGAAATGCTAACTGTTGATTCAGAATAAGATGATAATGATATACTAGGAGATGAACTTGAATTTGATTCAGATGATCCAGATGACCTAGATGACCTAGATGATCTAGAGTCAGATGATCTTGATGACCTTGAAGATCTAGATGTTGAAGATGAAGAGGTTGATGATAACGATGCTGATACAGATGATTGAGATTGAATAGATAATGATGATAATGATGATGGTGATGTAGACGAAGTAGAATTTGTTGATCTTGATGAATTAGATGTAGATGATGTAGATAATGATATGCTAACAGATGACAAATCAGATACTGATGTCGATGATTCTGATGATTGAGATGACAATGAAATACTTATTGTTGAATCAGTTGAAACTGATGATTCAGAAATTGATGATTGCGAAGACAAAGAAGATAAAGAAGATAAAGATGAATTAGACGATCTAAGTTCAGTAGATGACGAACTTGATGAACTTAAAGATCTACTTGAGAATGAACTGAATGATGATCCAGCTTCTGTTGAATCTGATGATTCTGATGATTCTGATGATCTAAGTTCTGTTGATTCTGAAGATAAAGTCGATAATGATTGAGACGATAATGTTGATTGAGACGATGATGATGATTCAGTCGATGATGATGATTCAGTTGATTGTGATGATTCAGTTGATAATGATTTTGATGATGATGAAGAAGATGATGACGATTCAGTAGATTGCGATGATAATGTTGATAATGATCTGGAAGAAGATGAAGATGATTGATCAGACGACAGCGATGATAATGATTCAGTAGATTGTGACGACTGCGTTGATAACGACCTTGAAGAAGATGATGATTCAGAAGATAATGTTGATAATGATTGTGTTGATGGTGATGAATTAGTTGATTCAGAAGAAAGTGTTGATAATGACTGTGTTGATTCAGAGGATTGAGTTGACAACGACTGCGTAGATGGCGAAGAAACAGTTGATTCAGATGAAAATGTTGATAGTGATTGTGTTGACTCAGAAGAAGCGGTAGATTCAGAAGACAATGTTGATAGTGATTGTGTAGATTGCGATGAATTAGTTGAATTAGTCGATTCAGAAGATAATGTTGATAATGACTGTGTGGACGGTGATGAAACAGTAGACTCAGAGGATAGCGTTGATAATGACTGTGTTGATGGTGATGAATTAGTTGATTCAGAAGAAAGCGTTGATAATGACTGTGTTGATGGTGATGAATTAGTTGATTCAGAAGAAAGCGTTGATAATGACTGTGTTGATGGTGATGAATTAGTTGATTCAGAAGAAAGTGTTGATAATGACTGTGTGGACAGTGATGAATTAGTTGATTCAGAAGATAATGATTTTGTAGATTCAGAAGAGATAGTTGATTCAGAAGATAATGTTGATAATGATTCAGTAGATGGTGATGAATTAGTTGATTCAGAAGATAATGTAGATAGTGATTGCGTAGACTCAGAAGATACAGAAGATAATGTCGATAATGACTGAGTAGACTCAGAAGAAGCAGTTGATTCAGATGATAATGTCGATAATGACTGTGTTGATGGTGAAGAAGCAGTAGATTCAGATGATAATGTCGATAACGACTGCGTAGACTCAGAAAAGGCAGTTGATTCAGATGATAATGTCGATAATGACTGTGTTGATGGTGAAGAAGCAGTAGATTCAGATGATAATGTTGATAACGACTGCGTAGACGGTGATGAATTAGTAGATTCAGATGATAATGTTGATAACGACTGCGTAGACGGTGATGAATTAGTAGATTCAGAAGATAATGTTGATAATGATTCAGTAGATGGTGATGAATTAGTCGATTCAGAAGATAGTGTTGATAATGATTGCGTAGATTCAGAAGAAACAGTTGATTCAGATGATTGTGTTGATAACGACTGCGTTGATGGTGAAGAGACAGTAGATTCAGATGATAATGTTGATAACGATTGTGTAGACGGTGATGAAATCGTAGATTCAGAAGATAATGTCGATAATGACTGTGTAGATTCAGAAGAAACAGAAGATAGTGTTGATAATGATTGTGTAGACTCAGAAGAATTAGTAGATTCAGATGATTGAGTTGACAGCGAAAAATTAGTTGATTCAGAAGATAATGTCGATAGTGACTGTGTAGACGGTGATGAGTTAGTTGATTCAGAAGAAAGCGTTGATAATGACTGTGTTGATAGTGATGAATTAGTTGATTCAGAAGATAATGTTGATAATGACTGTGTTGATAGTGATGAATTAGTTGATTCAGAAGATAATGTTGATAATGACTGAGTTGATAGTGATGAATTAGTTGATTCAGAAGATAATGTTGATAATGACTGAGTTGATTCAGAAGATAATGTTGATAATGACTGAGTTGATTCAGAAGATAATGTTGATAATGACTGAGTAGATTCAGAAGAATTAGTAGATTCAGAAAATAACGTTGATAATGACTGTGTAGATTGAGATGAGATAGTTGATTCAGACGAGATAGTTGATAACGATTGCGTTGATGGTGATGAATTGGTAGATTCAGAAGATAGCGTTGATAATGATTGCGTAGACGGTGATGAAGCAGAAGATAGTGATTCAGTAGACAATGAAGAGACAGTAGACTCAGACGATAATGTCGATAATGATTGTGTAGACGGTGATGAAACAGTCGATTCAGTTGATAATGTTGATAATGACTGCGTAGATGGCGATGAAACAGTTGATTCAGAAGATAACGTAGATTCAGATGACTGCGTTGACAATGAAAAATCTGATGGCGATGATTGTGAAGATAATGTTGATAATGACTGTGTAGACGGTGATGAATTAGTAGATTCAGTAGATAATGTTGATAATGACTGTGTTGACGGTGATGAGTTAGTTGATTCAGAAGATAATGTTGATAATGACTGCGTAGACGGTGATGAATTAGTAGATTCAGAAGATAATGTTGATAATGACTGTGTAGACGGTGAAGAGACAGTTGATTCAGAAGATAATGTTGACAATGACTGTGTAGATGCAGAAGATACAGAAGATTCAGAAGATAACGTTGATAATGATTGTGTAGACTCAGAAGAAGCAGTAGATTCAGAAGAAATAGTTGATTCAGAAGATAATGTTGACAATGATTGTGTAGATTCAGAAGAAACAGTTGACTCGGAAGAAGCAGTAGATTCAGAAGATAATGTCGATAATGACTGTGTAGATGGTGATGAGTTAGTTGATTCGAAAGATAATGTTGATAATGATTGTGTCGATTCAGAAGAAACAGAAGATAATGTTGATAATGACTGCGTAGATTCAGAAGACAATGTTGATTCAGATGATTGAGTTGATAATGAAAAATCTGATGGTGAAGATTGTGAAGATAATGTTGACAATGACTGCGTAGATGGCGATGAAACAGTAGACTCAGAAGATAATGTAGACTCAGACTGTGTTGATTCAGAAGATAACGTTGATAGTGATTCAGTAGATTGCGATGAAATAGTAGATTCAGAAGATACAGTTGATAATGACTGTGTTGATAATGACTGTGTTGATAATGACTGTGTTGATAATGACTGTGTTGATAATGACTGTGTTGATAATGATGAAACAGCAGATTCAGAAGATACAGTTGATAATGATTCAGTAGACAGCGAAGAGGCAGTAGATTCAGAAGATAACGTTGATAACGATTGTGTTGATGGTGATGAATCAGTAGACTCAGAAGATAATGTAGATTCAGATGACTGCGTTGACAATGAAAAATCTGATGGCGATGATTGTGAAGATAATGACTGTGTTGATGGTGAAGAGACAGTCGATTCAGATGATAACGATTCGGTAGATAGTGATGAAGCAGTAGATTCAGAAGATAATGTCGATAATGACTGCGTAGACGGTGATGAAGCAGTAGATTCAGAAGATAATGTCGATAATGACTGCGTAGACGGTGATGAGTTAGTTGATTCAGAAGATAATGTCGATAATGACTGAGTAGACTCAGAAGAAGCAGTTGATTCAGATGATAATGTCGATAATGATTGTGTTGATGGTGAGGAAGCAGTAGATTCAGATGATAATGTCGATAATGACTGTGTTGATGGTGAAGAAACAGTCGATTCAGATGATAATGTAGATAATGATTCGGTAGATAATGATGAAGCAGTAGATTCAGATGATAATGTCGATAATGACTGAGTTGATGGTGAGGAAACAGTAGATTCAGATGATAATGTCGATAATGAAAAATCAGATGGAGATGACTGCGAAGATAATGTTGATAATGATTTCGTAGATTCAGAAGAAATAGTTGATTCAGATGAAAGTGTCGATAGTGACTGTGTAGACTCAGAAGATAATGTTGATTCAGAAGATAATGTTGACAATGATTCAGTTGATTGTGATGAAATAGTTGATTCAGAAGATAATGTCGATAATGACTGTGTAGATGGCGACGAAATAGTTGATTCAGAAGATAGTGTCGATAGTGACTGTGTAGACTCAGAAGATAATGTAGACTCAGAAGATAATGTTGATAATGATTCAGTTGATTGCGATGAAGCGGTAGATTCGGAAGATTGTGTAGACTGTGAAGAAGCAGTAGATTCAGAAGACTGTGTTGATAATGACTGCGTAGATAACGAAGATAACGTTGATTCTGAAGATGAAGATGATGATGATTCAGTCGACTGTGATGAAATAGTAGATTCTGAAGATAATGTAGATAATGATCGCGTTGATAGTGAAGATATGGTAGATTGTGTCGAAAATGATTCACTTGACAATGATGAAGAAGTTGATTCAGAAGACTGTGTTGATAATGAAATAGTAGATTGCGATGAAATAGTAGACTGCGATGAAATAGTTGATTGTGACGATAAGGATCTTGAAGAATCAGAAGATGACGACGATGAACTAAAAGATTGTGATGATAACGATCTTGAAGAATCAGAAGATGATGTAGAAGAGGATAATGACGACAATGATCTTGAAGAATCAGAAGATGATGTAGAAGATAACGAAGATAATGAAGATAATGAAGATAATGAAAAATCAGACGGAGATGAATTTGAAGATAGTGATACTAAAGATATCAAAGAAAGTGACGATGATGAAGTTGAATAAGAAGAATTAGTTGATGTTGATGAAGAAGAAGTAGACGAAGATGAAATTGAGTTTGAACTTAACGATGTTAATGAAGATTCTGTTGACCAAGAAGTAATAGATGATGATAATGATGAATTAGTAGAAGTTGAAGATGACGATAATGATTCAGATGATAAAGATAATTCTGATATAGAAGATAATGATGTTAACGAAGTTGCTGATGATGGTGTAGATGACGATGATGTCGAAGATGATTGCGTTGATAATGAATATGATGATATTGATGATGGTGTTGAATATGACGATGATTCAGATGATAGTGTCGATAATGAAAGTGAAGAGTTAGATGATGAAAGTGAAGATAAAGATGAATTTGATAATGTTGATTCAGATGAATATGAAGATTCAGATGATGATGTCGAAGATGATTGCGTTGATAATGAATATGATGATATTGATGATGGTGTTGAGTATGACGATGATTCAGATGATAGTGTCGATAATGAAAGTGAAGAACTTGATAATGATGAATTAGTAGAAGTTGAAGATGATAATGTCGATTCAGATGAATATGAAGAATCCGAAGATGTTGTTGAAGATGATAATGTTGATAATGAAGAATCAGAAGATATTGATGATGACAATGATGAATTAGTAGAAGTTGATGACGATGATGATGATTCAGACGACAATGACGATAAGGATAATGAACTAAAAGAAGATATTGTTGACAATGATGAATCAGATGATAATGATGTTTCCGAACTAAAAGTTGATAACGAGCTAATTGAAATAGATGTATCAGAAGATTGTGATTCTGAAGATAGCGATGTTGATTCTGAAGATAATGATGTTGATTCTGAAGATAATGATGTTGATTCTGTAGATAATGATGTCGATGATTCTGTAGATAATGATATAGATGATTCTGTCGATAATGAAGATACTGATGATTCTGTCGATACTGATGATTCTGATGTAGATTTAGATGATATCGAACTAAGTGATTTAATAGTAGATTCTGAAGAATAAGATGATGATTCAGAAGTAATTGATGTTGACTCAGTTGATAATGAACTAATAGAAGATATCGATGAACTTAATGATATAGATGAATATGAAGACATGATCATTGTAGATGAAGAGCTAGAACTTCTATCATCGAATATTTCATGCAATTTTTTGCACGCGTAGTCTAAATCTATATCATAATCTACTTCACTTAATACTATATAATTTCTTATAAATTTTGTATTAGATCTAACTCTTAACCTATCATATTTTCTTGGATCATCACCATCATCTGGCATTGTTATTAATTTGCAGTCTATTCCTAAAACACTGCAAAAAAGATTAACTTCAACAGATGTATATTTATCGATTATTACTTCATTATCAGCAAGTCTTAATGTTAACGCTTTATATCTTGGAGTAGTTATCAATACAAATTCACACATATGATTTACCTGCTATTAATTTACATAGTTTAGCACCATGCATATTATATATTTGAATATGCACATACTAATCATTTTATATAATATTCTTTATTTATGACCTTTATATATCCTTCATGATTACCTGCCCTAAGCTCCGCTGGAACTAATACATCAACCCCATTTTCTATATCATGAACAACCTTGCTTATAGCATCATTTGCAAATTTGTCTCTTTTACTATTGGTTATTTCTATCGTTGCAAGAGACATCGGTATCCTACATTCTGGGTATCCAACATCTCTAGCTGCAATATAGGCATTTAAAGCACAAATTTGTGCCATTTGGCTATGTGGCGCATCTTCTGAACTACTTATCAAAATTCTCCTAGCAATAAATCGCATATCTTCACCACTAAGCATCCATCGGCCAAGGAAATATAAAGCTTGATTAACATCAGAATTTTGCACAGAATTTTGCCAAGCAGAAGCAAAATCGAAATGTTCATTACCATTTGGACTTAAATAAAGGTGTTTACATGGTATAGCAATATCAACCAATGATTCAGTTACAGATCCATCACCATCAATTAATGATTCAATTATTGTTTCAAGGACTGTGATTAATTTTCTCGGATCACCACTACATCTATTAATCAATAATATAACAGAGTCAGGTTCAACTTTAATTGATCTACCCTTATCTTTATAATATTTAAAAACCTTTAACATTAATTTCATCATATCTTGTTTATCTAATGGCTTAGTTTCCCATACTAATACTCTACTCAAAATTGCCGCATTAACAGAATGAGCAGGCTTTTCTACAGTTGTTCCAACTATAGTTATTATACCTTCTTCTACTGCTGGTAATAAAATATCTTGAACATTCTTAGCGAATCTATGAAATTCTTGTAATAATAATAAATATTTAGTTCCCATTTTAAGTCTTGCTTCAGCTATTTCTAAAATTTTTCTAATGTCAGCGACTTTTGCTTCTGTAGCGTCTAACTCTTTGAATTCATAACCAGCATCATTAGCCAATGCCCTAGTTATTGTAGTTTTTGAACATCCAGTAGGACCCCATAGAATAAAACTAGTAAGTTTTTTAGATTTAGCCATTGCCGATATTGGACCATTATCACCGATCAAATGTTTTTGGCCAACCACTTCAGAAAGTGTACTTGGCCTTAAAATATGTGCTAATGTCATAATTATAATATACAAAGCTCAAAATATAAAATTATAAGTAAATATTAATATGAATCAAGATTACATCATATGGTATGGACCATATAGTGGAAAAGATGTTAGAGAATTAGCAAAAAATGAAGAATCTAAAATTTATATAAAGAATCAATTTGAAATGCTTGGTGAATGTCGTTTAAAACAAGCTATAAGAGAAGCGCTCAAGTACACATCTGATAATTGTCAATCATAATATCAAATTTTGTTTTAAAATATGACTCTGATTTTAAATAAGCATCACTTTTAAATTCGTTAAATTTTTCTTCATCAAACTTTGATATTAAAAATTCTGCTTTACATTTATTACATAAAGCCTTTTGTAAAGAGAAGTGATCTGGAGCATAACTTATTGATCCACATTTAGGGCATCTTGATTCTATATATATTATATTCTTAGGAGCTTCTATTTTAAAGAAAATTGGTATTTCAGATGAAAATTTTTTAGTGATAAATCTCTGTTCATTTAATATTTCACTATTATTTATAACGTATCGTTGAAATTCTGAATTAACAATTTCTATCGGCTTCATATGAATAAAATGACCTCGCATTTTTAACGACTTATTTTTATTTTCAGAATGTTCAGATATTAAGCCGTAAAATAGAAAATGCATTGGTGGTGTTCTCCGTATTTTGTTAGTTTATCTGATGGGAAAAAAGAATCAACAATTGATTTAATATCACCTAATAATTAAATACATCGTACAATAGTATTTAAGAAATCATGCCTATACAATTACAAATAGAAAAACTCCTAGCAACAACTAATTACGATGATTTCTTTAACTTATCAGAAGGTATCAAACTGTCAGACATCCCACTTCAAGATAGTTTATTAATAGCTGATAAAAGAGATGAATTAAAAAAACTAAAATATTTTAATGATAATAAAATTCGTTTTACTTATTCTAATGATGAATATGGTGAATTAGCAAAAGAACTGCATAAAGAAATAGGGATACCAAAATATGCATATCCAGGTGACGCTGGTTTTGATCTTCCGATAGTTTTATCTAGAGAAGACATTAAAAATGGCTCACAAATTATATGGCCACATGAACGAAGCATTCTTTACACTGGGATGATTTTTGAATTTCCAGTTGGATATCATGGAAGGATAATCCATCGTAGCAGTTGTGAAAAGAATTATCGTTTAAGAGTCATTGAAGGAACAATCGACGATTACAGAGGCCAAGTTTTAATACAAGTTGCTAATCAAAATAGCTGCCAAGTAGTTGTCAGGCATGGCAATAGACTAGCACAAATGATAATTTTACCAAATGCTGGTTTTGAAATTGAACAAGCCTTAGAATTACGTCAATCTAAAAGAAGTTCAAGGGGATTCGGCAGTTCAGGAAAATAATTTTACATAATTAAGAAAAATAAATAAAACGTGAGCACTAAATGGTTATATATAGGATGTAGACTATCTGAATTGCCGCCTAATTTTTTAACTGATTCAAAAAAATTAACTAAAGATGAAATAAAACAAATATTAGAATCGATACCGATAGAAGATGGCTCAGCTTATGCAAATTCAGAAGAAGATTTAGTTAGAACATTAATAAGTAATGGTATTTTTCCAGTAAAAATAAAACCATATAGCAACCTTGATAATAAAATTTTAAAATTAAAGAAAATTAGAAATATCGCAGCAAGAAATGAACCGATGAGAAACAATGCTGAAGAAGTTAAAATATTAAATCAATATGAAAAGCCAAAAAAATCAATGTTTTCAGTTATCGTTGTATTAACTATAATAGTAACCATAATTGCAATAGTTATAATTTTAATTAGATGAACTTGAACTTGATGAACTTGATGAGCTAGAAACAATCCTGATCTTCAAACCGAGTGTATGGGCTGCACCAGGACCAGTTTCAGCAATTGACCATCCACTATCAATAAATGTCGGAACATTCTTAGGCAAAAGTGTGCCGTCACCCATCTGTCCATCATTGTTTCTACCCCAAGCGTAACGATCACCATTGGTTTTTATACCAACAGCATGATAGAATCCTGCTGTAATTGACGCCCAACCACTGCTAATAAACACTGGTACATTAGAATCAGTTCCAAATCCGCTATCGCCCTTCCCTAACTGACCGAATATGTTATAACCCCAAGCATAAAGATCGCCATTTGTTTTTATGCCAAAGCTGAACTTATCACCTGCTTCAACAACAGCCCAACCACCACTAATAAATACTGGAGTGTAAGAATCACTAAAGCTTCCATCGCCTAATTGACCCTTATCGTTAGCACCCCAAGCATAAAGATCACCATCAGAATTAACAGCTAAACTATGCCATTGTCCTCCTGCTGCTGAAATCCAAGTTCCAGGAATTTGTAATGGCACATTTGAATTATTGATCGTTCCATCGCCTAACGCTCCAAAATCATTACGACCCCAAGCAAAAAGTTCTCCATTAGCATTGATGGCTAAAACATGGTCCTCGCCTGGGGCAATAATATCCCAGTTGCCGGGAATTTGTATTGGAACACTAGAAGCAATAAATGAACCATTACCTAATTCACCAAAATCATTATTGCCCCAAGCATAAAGAACACCACCTGGCCTCAAGCCAAAGCTTGAGACATAGCTTGCAAATACTTCTATCCAGCCACCACTAATAAATGTTGGAACAGTCGGTTGATTACCCATACTAGTAGTACCATTACCATATTGGCCAAACTCATTATAACCCCAAGCGTAAAGATCTCCCTCAGAATTTATAGCTAAACTATGCCAGGAACCAGATGCGATAGCGCTCCAATCACCAGAAATAGAAAGTGGTGTACTTGAATTAGTAGTAGTATTATCACCCAATTGGCCTTGTGTATTATTACCCCAAGAATACAGATCATAAGCTAAAAGACTTATTGGTGGTAAACTACTAGATGAATCATCTGACTGTGAAGATGTTGAGAATGAAGACTGCTGAGATAAAGAAGATGAAGAAGATGAAGAATTAGATAATGAATCTAGCTCTCCCATAGCAAGGCAATGTCCATCGCCAGTCTTGATTGATGTCCAGCCACTGCCGACGAAAACCGGAACCAATGATGAATCGAAGGTACTATCACCAAACGTGCCAGAACTATTATCGCCCCAAGCCCAGAGATCACCATTGATCTTAATACCAATAGAGAACGCATCTCCGCCATCAGCAGATGACCAACCACTGCTAATAAGCAACGGAATATTTGAGTTATTAGTCGTTCCATCGCCAAGCTGACCGTACCAGTTTCCGCCCCAAGCGTAAAGATCGCCACTAGTTGTAATACCAAAGCTCTGTGGACCACAAGCAACAGCTTTGGCCCAGCCACCACTGATAAATACCGGGACGTTGGAGTCGGCGTCCACACCATTGCCAAGCTGACCATTGAATCCAGAACCCCAAGCCCAGAGGTCACCGTTCGGTTTTAGACCTAAACTGTGAGCACCACCACCAGTTGAAACAGATGCCCAACCGCCACTGATAAATACCGGGACGTTGGAGTCGGTGAAAGTTCCATCACCAAGCGATCCGGCAGCGTTTGAACCCCAAGCCCATAGATCACCATTTGGTTTTAGACCAAGACTGTGTGCATAGCCTAGCACCAACGTTGACCAATCATAGGGACCCATATTAACCGGTGTCGGCTGATTAGTGTTAGTTCCATCACCTAACTGACCAACATTATTTTCACCCCAAACATAAAGATTACCGTCAGTCTTAACACCCATTGCGAATGTACCACCAGCGAATACCTCTACCCAACCACTACTAATAAACACCGGAATATTAGAGGAATCAAATGTTCCATTACCTAACTGACCGCCACTATTATCACCCCATGCCCAAAGATCGCCATTAGCTTTCAAACCGAGAGAAAAGCTACCGCCAGCAACATAAGTTTCAAATCTGCCTGGACTTGCCGGAACGCTGGAATCAGTATTTGTACCATCACCAAGTTGACCACCCCAATTAGAACCCCAGGCATAAAGTGGTTCATTTTGTAAAATTGACGAAAATGAAGATAATATCTCGGTAGATTGTGATGATAAAATTTCAGTGCTAATAGATAACGATGACATTATCTCAGTGCTAAGAGATGATAGCAGTTCGGTAGATAGAGATGATTCGATAGATAAAGATGATTCGGTAGATAAAGATGATTCGGTAGATAAAGATGATTCGGTAGATGATTCAGTTGACAATGATGATTCAGTAGATGATTCAGTTGACAGTGATAATGAACTAAATGAACTACTGCTACTTGACATATTTTGGTCTAATAATGTTACTATGACTGTTGGGCTGATAGTCGTTGTACCCTTAACACCAGCAGTCGAGTAGCCACCGCCCCATATTCCTTCTGGTGGAGTAACCGGTTCAGTTGGCCACTCGATCCAGCATGTCGATGGTGCAGGGTTGGACGTTAACCAATCTGCAATATTCGCATGTCCTACCCCTGTATTTGGGTTATAGTTTAAGGAAAACTCACGAGTGAACGACCCAACAACTTGTTGTGTCCTCCAAAAATGAGCATTCGCAACAATCGTATTATAACCTTGATATTGAACTACTACGATACCAGGAGTCCATACTGCTGCGCCAGGGTAAGACGAACGCATGACAGTTGTCAAATAATCAATACTTATATCACCATAAAGCGCTGACGAACTGCTAATTGATTCAGAAGATACAGTCGATAATGACTCAGAAGACAGTGATGAATTAATTGATTGGAAAGATAACAATGATTCAGTAGAGTCAGTCGATAATGATTCAGAAGATAATGTTGATAACGATTGTATAGATAGTGATGAATCAGTTGATTCAGTAGAGTCAGTCGATAATGAGTCAGTCGATAATGATTCAGAAGATAATGTTGATAACGATTGTATAGATAGTGATGAATCAGTTGATTCAGTAGAGTCAGTCGATAATGATTCAGAAGATAATGTTGATAACGACTGTGTAGATAATGATGAATCAGTTGATCCAGTAGAGTCAGTCGATAATGATTCAGTAGAGTCAGTCGATAACGATTGTGTAGATAGTGATGAATAAGTTGATTCAGAAGATAATATCGATAATGATTCGGTAGATGGTGAAGAAATAGTTAATTCAGAAGATGGTGAAGAAATAGTTAATTCAGAAGATGATGATCCAGTAGAGTCAGTTGATGATGATGAATCTGATAATGATGATAAATCTGATAATGATGAATCTGATAACAACGAATTAGAAGATGGAGACGAAGTTAGTGACGTTATTGAAGATTCTGTTGATAAAGAAGATTCTATTGATGCAGTCGATAACATAGATTCTGATGATAAGTATTCATCTATTTTAGCTTCACCATTTGTTTCAAGATCAATCCATGTTAATGGGTTTTGCGTTGGATAAACAACTTCGCCATTTTTCATCTCAACATCAGCCCAAACTGTACCTTCTGTTTTCCATTTACTGGCCTCAAAAGCAAAAAATGTTCCGCCAGTTCCTAAATCAGCAGGATCTACCCATGCTGGGCCATCAGTAATTAACATTTCTACTGATTCATTAATAGCACAGTCTATTCCATAAGTAAACGGATTTGTAAATGGTACTTCGCCACACTTAACATTAGATTGATAGTAATCAACTACTTGTTCAACTCCTTCACCTTCTATATAAGAATAATTTCTTATTATTTGTCTAGTAGTTGTTATAATTCCTTTTCTGTAAACTCTCCCATCAATAATATAACCAGTTGGTTCTTCACCTGGGATTCTTGGATCTTTAGTTATAAATATCAGATCGAGTACATCGTTTATCATTATCCATGATAATTCATATATAATATCATAAGTATCTTTATATCTAAATGCTCCAGTCTCAGGTAATATGCAATTATCACTATCATTAATGCATAACATATTCTTTATTTCATGATTTGTAAGTCTAGAACAAAGAGACATCTTTTCTATCAATAATGCAGTAAAATCAAATTCTAGTCTATCTGGAGACTGGTCAAAATTTCCATCTCTATCAAATAAAGAAACATCTTTATCACAGCTAATATCGCCAGTTTGTTCGCAATTAGCAATTAGACAGTTACAATCAAGTCTGAATGGTTCAACATATTGATAATCTGGTTCATCATTTCTAACGAATAACATTGATTGACCAAAGAATCTGGCAGAGGTTTGTAAGGTTCCTAGTGGAATACCTAAGCCAGATGAAATTGCTGATCTATCAATATATCCAGATTCATCAGTTGAATCATAACGATAGTTAAAATCAACACTTTCTTCATTTGTTTCTGAAGCATATCCGCCAATAAAATCTTCTTTTGTTTCAGTGCATGCACTATTAAATATTTTACCATATTCATCTTCATATGATTTTTTAACAATATCAGTAATAGTAAAATCATCAACTACATATGGATTAACAGTTGTGGTTTGATAAACATTATGAGTTATTAATCTGTCATCTCCTGTCGGAATCGAATGATTAGACAGAGAATCGATTTCCTGCTGTATTCCATTACCAATATAGATCAGGTCTTCATAATCCCAAGTAATAGACTGCTCTACAAACAGGCTGTTAGATTCAACATATTCATATGCCTCAGAATAAGTGTTAAATCCTTTTTCAATAATTGTTCCAGTGTACATTTCTTCAATGTCAAAATTACTTCCATTGAAATGAATATAAACTGATTTTCCTTCGATCGTTGATAAAACAGCATTTAGCGTATTCTCATAAACACCACATTTTGAATTTTCATCCCATGGTCTTTTCTTGACTAAATCTTGACCATATGAAATATTCTCATAAGTATAATTATAGTCATTCAATAAATAGCCCATCGTCAAGAATCTATGCGATGGGAATCCAAGATGTTCTTTTTCAATATTCAAAGATGCTGGATTTAATGCTAAAGTATTTTGAGAAGTTTCATAATCATAATATGGTCTAGCACTATAATGTAGAGTGACTTTCTTATTATCGACACATATAAATCTATCACCTAAGAATCCTACATGTTGATGATCACGATCAACTTTAAGTCTATCTTCCCAATATACGCCATATCCAAGTTTTGGTCCGCATGGAACATTTCTATAAGTTTCTTTTAATGTTGTTTCATTGACAAAAGTCAAAGAATCTTCAACTCTTCCTTTATAACAGAAATCTGGTTTAGATGGCGATTCTTCACAATATGTTTTTCTATCATCTTCATTATGATCAAAATCAACATTACTTGGCAATACTCTATCTTGACCTTCTTTATTTAATCCACAATCTTCACCAATGATATTGCCATGTTCATCGGTTGTTCTTTGATCCTTCCAGCCCTGAAATTCTTTTTCTAAACCTTCTAATATGATAGATTTTAAATCAAGATCAGATTTTTTGAACCCTCTATCAGTAGATTCACATTCTTCATAATCAGTTGGAATTATTGCTGGAGGTACTTGTAGATCACCTAAATCTGTCCCAGGCTTTAATATATCAGTACCAGATAAACAGAAATCAGTTACATTATAAATCTCATAAATATTAGCTACAAACTTTATTTTTCTGAGTAAAGAATGAAAAGCTTTTAACTTAAATATGAATGATAACATGTATAACAATAGGTTATAATCTATCGGCTCATTGTTTTTATTAACTATTTCAACATCAAACCTGCTAGACCTTGTATTAATTATGTCATCTGGAATAATTATCTTAGTGCGTTCAAAAACTACGAATGCGAATACTTTACCACCATCAATGCTAAGTTCATGATCGAAGTTTAACAATAACGTATTTTCATTATTATTATATGAAATATTAATGTGATTTGCGATTATTTTCTTGCTTATTAAATAAGTTCCTTTATCAACTAAAACTTTGTTAGATCCTATTAACCCATTGCTAAATGAAGAGTTTAATTCCTCTAATGATTTTGTTGTTATTACTCCATTAAAATCAGTTCTTACTATATCATCGTTATAATATTCAAGATCATTCGACAGATTTTTAGAAAAATCAAGGAGCAATTGATGATCAGGAGTATCAGCCTTTACTTGATAAACATAAATTGCGATATCAACTTTTCTATTTGGGACAAATGTTAAAGGAATTACACCAGCACTAAATCCTTCAGCATCATAGTTAGCTAATGATTGATCTACTTGGACAGTTAATTCAGATTCAAGACCATCATTTACACCTAATAATCTATTACCACTCTTATTAGCCCACAGATTTATTATAGTAACGACAAATCCGAACATTTCAAACAATTCGTTTATTACTCTTTTTGATCCCTTCAATTTCTGAAGATGAACAGCACGCTTAAGAATTTGTCTTCTTAAATTATCAGAGACGCCTGGATAGTTCGGAAGGTCCCAACCGATTAAATATGCTAAATATGGTATAAATACTGCTGGAACAAAATCTATTTGGTTTACACCGTCGAGAAGCTTTTGTTCATCAAATATGTCTTGGAACAAATCGGCAAACGGTCTATAAAATTCTAACGTTGGATCAGTTAATTCATTGAATCCTTCATAATTAAAATAAAGTGATGGTGTTCCATGAAACATTGCATGGTGTATATCACCAGGATGATTAACATTTAATATTATGTTAGATATTCCTAAATCAACACCTATGCATCTAATATTACCATTTACAGTTGAAATTCTTCTAAAGAATGTTGCTTCCCATACGAAATTATATAATTTCGGCTTTGGTAAGCCATTAACTGGCATTAAAATATTTGATAAATCATAATAATAAGCGTCTTTATAATATTCTACTTTTTCAGCTACGGAATTGCCATCTAAAGTATACTCAAAATAGTCTCCAGTTACAGCTTCTGAATAATCGATACTAGTGTATATCTCTGCACCATCGACACCAATTGTTTTTCTATAAAATTGAAAACCATCAACCGAAATTCTTCTTTCAGCAAACTGAGTTGCTGAAACATTTATTTCATATAAAGCATAATCTGGAACTCTGAGATTAGAATTAAATGGTCCAGCAACCTTTGCTTGGTCTGGAGCATCAACAATATAATATCTTATCTTTTGAGTTTCTGAATCACCTATGGCTAAATTGTCATCAGTTAATCTATGTCTCTCGATATAAATAACTGGCATCGCATATGGCTTAAAGCCAGTACGAGCATTATTTAGCGGAAACAGCTTAAAGTATGGATTATTTGATGTTGTCACTACTCTATATATTTGTCGGACTAAAATGAAACAGGACAATAAAATGGACAGTTTTTAATATTAAATATCCCTCTAAAACTTACATCATTAGATGTTGAACCTATCGACTTTAACATGACACCATCTTCAGTATTAAGTGAAAAATCAAACTTATACTCTCCATCGTATAACTCATTGACAAATACTATATTTCCAATCATTACGCCACAAATCGTTGCTGAAATTGGAGCTTTTAATCCATTTTGTTTAGCAAAAGCCATACTCCGATATAACTTTAACGATATATTCTGTTGAAAATTTATATGGCTAACAAATAATACTACTGCATAATAATCTGGAGTTATTTCCAGTTTTGATACTGATTTCCACCACCAATTATCTGATTTACCATTTAACAGCTGTAATATGGAGCCAGATTCTGGCTTTCCAAGTATTGCGACACAATCTTTTAGAACTCCTAACTGATTAATTTTTATCCTTGACTGATTCATATTTTTTAGTAGCTACCCTCTGGGCATTCCTAAACGATTTTGAATTATCATGTCTACTTAATGTCTTAAACTTGAACTTTTCACTTAGTATATCTTTAACAATTTTTTCAATACAAACTCCTTTGTATTCATACCAATGCATGATATTATCACATTTGTCAAAATAAAAAGCAATTGATGCAGTAGTCTTATCACTATATAAAATATTAACAATGTCGTATTGTCTATCAAACGAATATTTATCAACCTTCATATAAACCTCCTAACTCATCCTTAAGACGAGTCATTGCACATGTTACAATGGCACAGACTCTTTGCCTGGTTATGCCAATATGGTCAGCAACTTGTGCTTGTGTCATCGGCATAAGTTTTTCACCATTATATTCAAAACCGTACATTTTACTGATTACTTCACGCTGTCTTGCCGGAAGCTTAAAGACTGAATCCCTAATCTTGTGACATGCACTAAGATTAAGACCAACTTCCGAAATATATTCAATACTAATAGCATTGCAAACCTGATCTGACATTTCACTAAAAGCATCAATACTAACTATTGATGGATCTATACGATGCCCGTTAACTAATTGTTTCTTGATCTTTTGCATGCCGCAACGTCTGCTCTCTTTTGCACCCTTCTGAATTTCACCCCTGATATAAGAAAAAACACATGTTGAGAATTGAGCCTTTTTAATAGTTGTCTGCCATTTGTGATTACACGAATCACATTCATGATCAAAAGTGCGATCGCTAGACGGATCAGCAAATCTGTCACTATCCATGATTTCTGGCATTTGCATTTCGTTATCGCATTGAGGGCATGTAATAGTCTCACCAGCAATCGACGGAGGCAGGTTATCACGAGCTTTAGCCTTACCATAACCAATCCATGCATCAGATACAGCATCGTCAATAGTGTATTTGGGGCTGTTGCCACGCACAGTATTATAAATAGAATTAATAGTCGGCCTCAGTTCCTCAAATAATACTTCATCAGAATGGACTAAATGTGGCCTTATGGCTGAACATTTCTCAGGTTTCTGATTTGACTTGTGGCTCATAGATCCTCAGTCACGGTACTTTATCTTGTACCAGCATGGGTTTTTAGCAGACTGTAATTTACCACCAATCAATTTCGAATTTCTCTTCTTTATAACAATTCCTTCACTTAAAGTAAAATTCTTTTGTTCATTGTAAAAATCTAAAACATTTCCTACAGATAACATAGGAATTTTAAATACTTGAAGATCACCTATGGGATTATTCATTGTAGCAGCTTCTAACTTTTTGAAAATAGGCAAATTTCTGCGGCTGTCCAGTGGCATGCTACCAGTGAATTTACCGTTAAACCATGTGATATCGTGGAATCCGATGCATTCAATTAATGGAAGATTTACATTCATCGTGGTGTTTATCGACTTAATTCTTGAATGATTTATCCATTCACCATCTATTGCACTACCATCTTCGAGAATTTCTCTGAATAAATCGATCAGTTTATTATTAATCTTCAAAATTTCGTCATGCCTGCTACGCGAGATTATCTTGCCATTATCCTTACCAATTTCGATTCTATAGCCATCGAGTTTCATTTCACATGACCATTCATCGACTTCAACATCATTCAGAAATTCTTCTGAAGTCCTAATCGGCTTATCTGGTGCTATGAATTGCATTGTTCTATCTGCCTTTTTATAACAACCTTTACAAAACCTTAAAGTCTCATAAAAAAGCATAAGGAAAAATCATGACAACAGAAATCGGTGAAAAAGTTCGTTTTCTCACCCATAATAATGAAATAAGCACCGAAATTTGCATAATTGCTGAAATTTGTAATGATAATACTGTTAAATTAAAAAAACCAAATGGTGAAATGATGAGGATATTCAGTGACAGAATCAGGCCAGTTGAAATGAAAACTATCAGTAAACAAAGTGTTAATAATGAAAAGTTTGATCCATGGGCTGAAATAGATGATGGTGAAGTATGGTTAAAACAATCTAAATTCAATAGCTCAATAGTTATGAAATCATATACTATAATCAATTTATCTAAACAAACGTATAGATCTGTAAATGTATACAATGATAAAATAAGTAACATAAATATAAAAGACTTCAAATTAGAAAATTGTGAGAAACTCACAGCCAAACTAGCCAAAAAAGGCTATAAAAAGATGGCTAAGGAGAATTAAATGATATTTTCAGAATTGGATTTAGCTATTTCAGTAGCCCATGCTGCAGATATACCACTGTTCGTATGGGGTCCTAGAGGAATTGGTAAAAGTAACGGCGTCAAGAAATATTGCAGAAGCAGGTTTCATTTCTACGACGAAAACGGTGTAGGCAGTGTTCCATTCTTTAATAGGGATATGCGTGCTGCACAAATGGAAGCTTCTGAATTAAGAGGGCTACCAAAAGAAGATGGTGATTCGTTCATCTATCTCCCTCCAAAAGATTTACCAAGAGGCACGTTTATTGATGAAATGGGCAATACTTGGGGAAGGAATTCTGACAAAAAACCAGAAGTATCGCCTATTTATACTGCGGTTATCGAATCAGAAAAATATAAAACCGATAGTGAATTCAGAAAACTAACAGATAAAACATGGAAATTTAAAGGAAGAGTTGAATATCATAAAGGTATTTTGTTCTTAGATGAAATCAATAGAGGTGAAGATGATGTACTTCAAGCATTATTTGAATTAATTTTAGATAGAAAAACTGGCGGATACGAATTACCACTAAAAATAATGATTGTTGGTGCTGGTAATCCATCTGGATCAAGGTATAGGACAAATACATTCGTATCTGATGCGGCATTTACTTCACGATGGTGCCATATCAGCATGGAAATTAACAATGATTATATTTCTGATTGGATGACTTATATTAAATCTACATCAATTGATAGTAATATAACTAACAAAATAGTTCAATTTTGTGCTGGAAATAACGATCATTTAATTCAGAGCGAAGACGGTTCAGAAGAATTAATTATTGAACCAAATCCAAGATCATGGGAATTCGTCTCAAGAATAGAACAAGCAATCTATGATAATTTAAATATCTTTAAAAGCGATGAGCAAAGAAATAATGTAAGAACAGAATTAATTCAAGGTTTAATTGGCATATCGATGACTAACGCATATAAAAATTGGGCTGCAGAATTATATCCTAATGATATTATTGAAAAAGGAGTTGATAAAACAATAGCATCAATACTAAAAACGATGAAAAGACCAGAAATGCAAGGTTTAATGTTTGGAGTGGCCAATTTAGCAGTTTCAATAAAAGAACCATCAAATAATCAAATAGAAAATGTAATATTATTCTGCAAATGGATGATAAACAATAACAATTATAAAGATTTAGCAGTTGGATTCTGCAGAATGCTAACTAACAATGAGTTAGAAAGCAGCTTAAAGGGCGCTGCCCTAATTAATCCATCAATTCAAAGAATATTGAATAAGCAAAATAAAGTAAGAACATGGTACAATGCATTAACAAATGATGCATCACTATCAAACGAAATACAATTAACTGCTTGGGGAACTGAAATAAAGTTAGATAAAAAATGAGTAAAAATAAAATGATGGATGCCAGATGCAGAATTCAAATTCTGCATCCATGGTATGGAACATTTTCTACTAGAATAGATTGGATAGAAGATGAAAGAATTAAAACTGTTGGGGTGAATTTTAAAAAAGGCGGTAGGGTAAATTGCTATTATAATAAAGATTGGTGTGATCAGCTATCAATAGAACAATTAATTGCTGTTATTATTCATGAAATAGAGCATGTAATTAGAATGCATCCGGTTAGATCTATAGGCCCAACTAATGAACATCATGTTATAAATAATATAGCACAAGATTGGTTAATAAATGGCACAAAAAATAGAAAAGAAATAGAAAATTTACCTGATTGTGGCATGTTTATGCCAGACCCAAATGATAATAATGATCTTTGGGACGGAATAGATTTAGATTTTTTCACTATTTCGCACACTAGTGAAGAAACCGCAAAATGGTTAATTAGCAATTCAACGATTAAAAAGCTTGATAATGGTTGGGCATTAATACTAAACAATGGTAGATTACTCCATGTTGAATTACATGATAATCATGATATATGGTCTGAAAGTGACGCATCAAATGATGAAGTCAGACAAACAATAAAAGAAATCATAAACTCAACAACAAAGACTGCTGGATCACCCCCAGGCCATTTAGAAGAATTCATTAACAAAGTTCAATCGTCCAAAATACATTATTCACATTTATTAAGAAATTTAATAGGAAGATCAATCGGGCAAAAAAGAAAAACATATTCAAGATTAAATAGGAAAAGACAAGAATTTGGGATAAAAGGAACGTCATCTCATGGTGGTAATGAATTAACCATAATGGTTGACACTAGCGGGTCGATGTACACTAAAGTATTAGAAGTAGTATTTGGTGAGATAGAAGCAATATCACAGAAATTTAAGATAAAATTAGTTGAATTTGATAGCGAAGTACAAAAAGTAGCCGATTATAGAAAAGGTGATTGGAAGAAAATAGCTATAAAAGGAAGAGGTGGAACCTGCTTCAATAAAGTTCTTACTTATATTGAAGAAAATAATTTAGTAGCTGATGTTAATATTTTACTAACAGATGGGTGGGATATTCTACCACCATCAAGAAAATATCAACTAATATGGGCAATAGTTGGGTCTGATAACTGCAAAAAATTCAAACAGCAAGATTATTGGGGTGACCTATTAGAAATTGATCGTATTATATAGATCCCATTATTTGATCTATTTCGCCATCAAGTTCTGTTTTTTCGCCACCATCCTGGCCTTCCTTAGCTTCTCCTTGGCCTTCCTGTGCCTCTCCTTGACCTTCTGTGGTTCCTGCGGCTTCTGGCGCGGCCTGATCGTCTAATGGCTCTTCTGGCGTTATCTCTGGCTTATTTTCTACTTCATTTGATACTAATCCCATTCTATTAAGAACCCTATCTGAAATATTTTGTAAGAACGTTAATGGGTCTTTATCATCATCTATCCAGATAACACCCTTCTCCAATATCTTTTTATCTTTAAATAACTGCGTCATATATTTGGTCTTCTTACCCTGCTTAGCACTTAATGATCTAGCTCTTAAAATAAATCCACCAACGTGTTTAGACTTCAATTCGTTATTATCAGTTGGAATAGCTGTCCATTTAACAACTTTTTCTGGTGCTACTGGCTCAGGATCTATACTAACTGGTTCTGGCATATCAATGCCATCTGGAGTATCTGGAGAATCAATTGCTCCAAGTTCAGATTCAAAGTCATCTAATGAAGCTTCTGCATCATCACCAGCGTCATCACCACCTAAATCCATATCATTGTTGCCAACAGCATCAAAACCAACGTCAGTTGGATTAATATCTTTCTGTGAATCATCTTTTGGAAAATCAGAAGTTTTAAATTCTTCTGGATTTATCGGTTTAAACGGATCGAATTCAGGCATTGAATTCTTCCTTTACTATATCAGAAATCTCTGATATTCTTTCACCAAGAGCTAAAAATTTTTCTTTTGAATCAGGCTTCATATTAACAGCAAATTTGAACCAGTTTTTGACTATTCCATCTAATTGATCTGTAATGTTTTTTAATGTGTATCCAGAAGAGTTTGGTTCATTAGTTTGATTTAGCTTTGGATTATAATTTTCAATTTCAGACATATCATCAACTTTTTCATCTGATCCTATCTCAGCTTTAGAATCAAGACCAGCTTCAAGACCAGCTTCTGGACCAGCTTCAAGGCCAGCTTCATCTCCGCCCATCAATTTATTAATTTCTGCATCTAGCCCAGGAGCACCATCTAATTCAGTCCCAGCATCTTTATCAATGTCTTTTAAGCCTTCTTCTTCTGAAAGAAGTTTCGTATGCAACTTTGAAATGCTTGATAATTTCATTTCTAATGCCTTGTATTCCTGAATCTAGGTCTAAAGATACAATTATTTGTATCTCTGAACTAGTTGGTTTTCTCTTATATATTTTATTAAATAAGAATTCTACATTATTGTCATTTTTTGATATATTGTTAGAACTAAATATCGCTGACATTCGCATTAATTGCCATACATTAATCATATTATATCCACTATCATTGAATATTCTTCCAAACTTATATCTAACATATCTTCCAATTTCATGTAAATTATCAAAATTTATATCAACTTTAGATATCTCTTTATATGCTTTAGATATTATCTTGGAACTAACTTCTAAATCTCCATGCTCTGCATATATTGATTGCATCACATATGTATTCATATGAATATCAGGGTTTACCGGCCTGTTAACTTTTGTCAAAAACTCCATATGTTCTAAATCATATTTGGTTGGTTTTCTATTATTACGTATAAAATATGCTTTTGAATAGTCTTTAATTCCAGTATTATTAATATAATGTAAAGCATATGTGCATTCGTACTGCCTTAACGTATTAACATCATACAGGTAAATAAATGGTGACAAATTTATTTCACATTCAAGGGACTTAAACATCATGATTCCAGTTTATAACCAGATTTTTACTGATGATGATGCTAAAGCTGTTCAAGATGCTGTAAAATCTCAATTCATAACTCAAGCAAGTCCGGAAGTTGATAAACTTGAAGATAATTTTAAACGTCTTACTGGAAGAAGACATGCTATTAGTTGTTCTAATGGCACAACAGCATTGCATCTTGCACTTTTAAGTACCAACCTTGAAAGGAAAAATATAGCGATCCCTGCTTGTTGTTTTGTGGCTGTAGCTTTTGCTGTAGAATATGTTAAGGCTAATCCAATTTTTATTGATGCAGATATCGATTCTTGGAATATGGATTTAAATATTCTAGAACGTAAATGCAAACTATGCAAAATAGATGCCGTAATAGCTGTTCATAATTATGGAAATCCAATAGATATGATTAGATTAACTGAATTGTCACTAAAATATGGATTTAAAATAATTGAAGATGGATGCGAGGCATTAACATCAATTGCTAATTATAAGCCAGTAGGAAGTTTTGGTGAAGCATCTGTATTTAGCATGTATGGAAATAAATTAATAAGCTGCGGTGAAGGTGGAATGATATTAACAAATGATGATAAAATAGCTGACAGATGCAGATTGTTAAGAGGTCAAGCGCAACAACCTGGAAAAAGATTTTGGCATTGTGATATTGGATATAATTATAGAATGACTGGAATGCAGGCAGCACTTGCCAATTCACAAATTAAAAGAATAAAAAATACTTCATTTAAATTAATACAAATAGCAGAAACATACGCTAGATTATTTGGCGATAAATTCATAACACAAAAAACTCCATTCTTTGGTCATTTTAATTCATGGTGGATGTTTTCGATATTTAATAAATCAGATAGTGATTATTATGAAAAAACGTCCAAACGGCTTAGTGCATGCGGATATGATTCAAGACCGATATTCCCGCCAATTCCACTAATGCCGCCATGGAGCCATCACGAATTGACAGAAAATGATTTTCCTGTAGCTGTGAAATTATGGAAGCAGGGAATAACTCTTCCTGGCGGTCCAGGCATAGAAATAACAGAAGTTGAAAAAATTGCTAAAATTATCCTAAATGATTATTCTTCCTCTTATAAATAAATATTGGCCTATTTTGTGGTTTAACACTTGAAGCTTCACCAGCAAATTTTTTCTCAAAATATTCAATGTATCCATGGAAGAATTTTGGACCTTTAAGTATTATATAATCAGTTTCAATCTTCGTTCTAGTAAAATTAATTATTTTATTTTCAAGATTATTTTTATTAAAATCAACAAATATCATTTGATGTGGTAATAGCATCAATCCAGGTTTATAAATTTGAAATACTTTATGATAATTTAGTTCTTCTAATGTCACAATTATTTCTGGTTTAACCTCCTTTACTACAGTGTTTTCTTTTCCTTGATTTGATGGTTTAACAGGTGCGCGATTAACATTTTCATTATCGAATATTAACATATGCGGATAACGTTCTTTTAAAAATTGAATTAACAGTCCAGATTTTCCTGCTTTAGATAATTTGCCATATATTTCTTCCATTTTTACTTTATTATCACCACAAGATTTACCAAGTTTTAAAAAATTTATTAATTCATCGTGATATTCAATAGATATAGATTTTAACCATTCTTGAAAATCATCACGTCTTGATAATCCGCAGAATCTTGTAACGTCTATTTTCATTTAAAATTATCTACTAGTCAGTAACAGGATCAGTCGGATCTAAAATTGGCACAACGACTTTTTTAATTGAAGATTTTGGATCGCCTATTGTTTTAAATGCAATATCGTTATTAATATTACTAATTATAAGATCTGAAAGATCCTTATCATAAACTAATCTTATCTTAGTATTTCCATCATCTCTAGGCAGTCCGAAGAATCCATCACCATCAACAGTCGGCCAAGCTATTGCAACTTGCTCTCCTAGTACATTCTTGAAATATGCAATGAATGGTGTTGTATCATATTCACCACCACCACAGGTTACATCAGTACCAATGCTTCTGAACACCACTATGAACTGAGTTCCAAATATCGATGTGTGAGCAGCGCAAGCTTTACCTATTCTCCATCCACGCTCATAAAATGCGGCATGTGACGCTCTGATGATTGATGATGGAAGATCTGCTATGGTTGGATCAATTACTACTTCTGTTGTAGCTGTTGGTTCAACATTATCACATTTTTCAAAACATTTAGTTGGCTGTATGCACAATCTGACCTTACCATCAATACTTATTATGCTACCATTAGGCGGTGGCGGATTTAAATAAAATGATGCTACTCCACCGTAATGCTTAAATCCAATAACATCACCAACATAAGAAGCATTCGCTAATGGTTGATTGAAATAACCTCTATTTTCAGATGTATAAAGTCTACTGATCTTATTATCATCTTGGTCTTTATCAACAAATTTAACACTATATCTTCCAGAATATCCTAATTTGTCATATTGCGGGCAGCATTCAACTATTGTTGAAACATAATCGCCAGCAGGTAAATTGACACTTATAGCTCTTTGTTGATTAACATTGTAACTCTTTAAGTCAACAATTAAGAAACAATCTTTGCAATCGTAAGTGTCTGGATTTGTACCATTAAATCTTGCTTCTCCTTCAGCTTTACCAATATCACCTGGCAAAAAATCATATGGATTTTGTTGTGGATTTGCTCTTGGATATTTAGTATCATCATCACTTGTTAATTTGAAAGCATACATCGCCTGTGCCGCTGCGTACCTAGCCATTGACCAGCTATTTCTTATCGTCTGATTCTTTTCTTTACTGTCTATTGCTTCAATCGCGCAGCATAAAGCTTGTTTCTGCGAATTAAACATCTCCATCATTGCATTCAGCCATTTTCTAACAAGATTTTCTCTCTCAACTTTTGCAATATTTAATAATTCAATAAATCTCTCTTTTATTTGTTCCTGAATCGTAAATGTATCAATATAGAATATTTCAGTTGAACACACATTTCTATAACATCCAGATTTACATGGAGCAATACGCTCTTTTAATGCTGTAAGCCACGTAGTCTTTTTATTGACCCAATGTACTCTATTGGGGCATGCTGTAACATTTCCAACGTTCCCAAGAACAACTATTAATTTTCTTGGATCTTCCGGATCATTTTTTATATCAACAACAACTTTTTTAATTCTTGATTGATCAACTAGTGCATAATCCTGTACTAAAGTTCCAACATATGGAGCGTTGTTTCCATCTGCCCCTTTAGGTCCTCTTGGGCCAGTTTCTATATTATCACGTCCTGGCTTGCCTCTTTCTCCCTGGTCGCCATCATCTCCAGGCATTGATCTGTATTTTATCTTACCGCGTAATTCAAGTTCTTCAACTAAACGACTAATATTTATTGAAAAGTCTATTCCAGACGTATTTTCATGAATAATAAAATCGACTTTTTCTTTTTCTGATTTATTAATCACATCAAGACTACTTAAAATATTTAAATCATTCTTTGAACTTTCTATTTTTACAATTCCTTCTCTATAAACAGTATTACATTCATCAGATGTTAAAGTAGTCTGCGGTGGTGGTATCAATAATGAGTTTAATTTATTAAAGTCTTCACTAGACATTAATCCATCATTATTAACACTTGCTAATGGAACATTTGATAATCCGATTATTCTTTTCCATGAATTAGTAGGTTTTTGATATTGATAGTATATGCCACTTGAATATTCAAAAACATCACCATCAGTAGGATCGTCAGGAAACTTTATATTCATTGGTCACACCTTGCGCAATATTTAATGTACACGCTTATCGAACCAGCTAAGTCATCCTTATCGCCAGCTATCTCTAAGTAGATTTTATCATTATCATCAGCAAAAGCTCCAATAGCCATTTCTGTTATTGGACCAGTTAAATAAGCATTTATTACACCATTTTTATTGTGTGGATCAGTTATCTGGGAAGACATTGGCATTGGTACTTTAACTATTGATTCACTATTTTCTATATTCATAACTAATCCTCTATCAGAAACACCAGAACCTACAATATAACCACAATCTGGCTGTGATTTATTATAAACAGTTCCATCTTTATATTGAATTATATAAGCGCCACGTGGTAATTCAACACCACCAACGCCATTTTTAATATAGTATTTTGTTCCAGGTACTATTTCAACTTTAGCTAATAACTTACTTTGAATTCCTGGGCAGACATCACCATATGTCACTTCACCGCTAGCTTCCAATATTTGTTTAGCATAATTACAAATATCTGATGTATAATTGAAAGAAGCAGTTGTTATAACTACATTCTGTTCTGCATTATATTCATAGCCATTTGAATTTGTTTTCTTCTGAATTGTATCGCTTATCTTAGCAGCAATTTGTTCATAGTTATTAAAATCTTCAATTGCGACAGGTGTTACATTACCTCCACCTCCACCTTCCTCAATATTTTCACTAATTCTGCATACACAATCTGCAATAGCGCTAGTATTAAGTGCAATAGCAGCAAGCTCAGTGGCTATCTTACCATCAATTAAAACTATTAATGAATTAAAAGCATCAAGAAGTTGTTGGCCACAAACACCATTATCAGCCAAACCCATGCAATATTCAAAAGTTTCACTAAATTGTTTAGCAGCAAGTTGGGCGACAAGCGAATCTAAAACTTTTCTAGCTTCGTCATCTTTTTTAAATATGAAATCTTTTATTTCTTGATCATATTCTAATAAATATTTATCAAATATTATTTTATAGCTTCCGATAATTTGATTAACAAAATCTGATAATGCCTTCCTTGAGATCTCAGTATCACCATCAACCAATTCAGGATTAAAATCTATTGGATAAGCTAAAACACCAACATCAGGTTCTAAATCCATGTTTTCATTATCTGGTGCTATTATTTCATAATTAAGCCCATCATTCCATTTTAACGATCTAACTATTGGCATAACAACTAATCTGTCTGCTGGCGTACTATCATCTGGTACAGCTAACTTAGCTTTTGTGACAGATAAAATTGATTTTTGCTGATCTAATTCAACACCAACTACTGCTGTATCATAGAATGATTCATCTATCTCAACAACTAATTGATCAACAACAGATATTCCTGTAGCATCATTGCCAGGTTTTCCAGACTTACCTTGCGGGCCATCTCCAAACCCATCATCACCATCAGGGCCATCAGGTCCAGTTACTCCTTTTGGTCCCTTACTTCCCGGCACCTCTATACATAAAGTATCAAGAAACAGTTCACTGAAATTTATGTCTATTGATGGTATCTTATCTATTTCTGGAGAGCTTGTAGCTACAGGACATGTTTTAGTTATCAGTTTACCATTCAAATCTCTGCATTTTATATCTAACGTATTAGATTTTAAAACTATATCGCCAGTCATTAACCCACTTATTCCATAGCCAGACACTTTTCCAAATGAAAATTTTGTCAATATTCCAAATCCACCAGCTTTCTCAGGGACAGAATTTAACAAACTTTTAAGTTCAGAACTTAAAAGACCAATTGTGCTTTCATCAGCTAATGGAACATTAGGAACAAACCCTTTAAATATCCAAGTGATAGTTTCAGCGCTGTATTCCCATTGACGCCTCCATGAATCAGTAAATTTCATCCCGTCAAACGGGACTATTGGTAATTCAGGAGTGCTCATTTTTATATATTTGAGGTATAAACTAAATACTAATTTTCTGGCATCTTAAAAGGAACTGGTGTTCTAAATGATCTTGAACTAATTTCACTTTTATCTAAAAGATTTTCTTCTTTTATTTCAGATGTTATTGTATTAACATAATCCTTAATTATATTAAATAATTTTAACGAACATTCTTCAACTCTTTGTTCATATTTCAGCTGTGAAACGAAATAATCCTTTATTTCTGACCATATAATATCAACCAAAATATACCTCTCAACTGATTCTGATGAGCTTAATCTGAAAAATAGATTATAATTTACTGATAATTCAAATTCTGATAATGTTCCTTTATATCTATTTAATATTTCTCCAATATTGGTCCTAATACTATTCGCTATAAATTGTTCTCTATGTTTAAAGTCTGATTCTTTTATAATAAGCCATTCGTTTAATGAATCTCTTACTTCAAAATACACAGCTTTAAGAAATACTAATTTAATTAAATTAATACTGTCAGCACTATTTGTTGTGCCAGTTACTTTCTGAGTAAGCACATTAATCTTAGAATTTAATTCATTAATATTTGATAAACCATTCATGAACAGATTTAACTTAGTAATTTCATCTTTCAATGAACTAATGCTATCAGAAATTTTCGAATTAGATGACGCTATCTTGGTAGCTCTATTATTTTTTGCATCTTGATACGATTTAGCTTTTTTGTATTGAACAACATAATAAACAACTATACAAATTGCGGCTACTATGCCTAGGACAACAGATGCCCAAATCGCGCTATCGCGTAATTCACCAAAAGTTCTAATTAATGCGGCGTAATCTTGATCAGCCATGTAATAAATTTGATAAATCAATAATCATCATATATTAACCTATCCAAGTACCACTTGTTCCGTCGAATCTCTTCCAAACAGTTCCATCAAACCATTCGTCGCCATGTATTGGATCTCTACCCATAATCTTACGCAGTCTTGGCAGTATGTCATTATCATAATCAAAATTAGCATCATTTGCTGAATTTACTTTCAATGTAACACTTCTGCACAATAATGATCCAGTATATCCATACTGGTCAATGTCATCATTTTGAGCAAATCCAGATTCAAGAAGATCTATTTTGTCACCAAGTCCGATATCAGATTCACAAACATATCTGTTTTTATCAGACGGCTTGATAGGATTGACTCTTCTGGCGGTCGATCCAAGAGAAGCATATGCTTCTCCCATTGTCGGAATCTGCATTGGCGAACGATGTAATGCAAAATCACCAAGCTGAGCATTGAACATTCTATCAGGCGGTTCATTGATTATTTGCAAGAATGTATCAAAGAATGATTCTATTTCATTGCTTGAATACCACGAATTATTAAGTATTACATATCCAGATCCAAAATTCTGGAAGTTTAACTGCCAATCGCTTTCAGAATTTGTCTTTAAAGTATTGAGTGGTGTTATTTCTACCAATGTTCCAGGAGCACTGCCACGAACTAATACTAATGAAGCGAATTCAATTAATTCTTTGCTGTTGCTGCCTAATATCGTATTATATGTAGAAAATACAAACTGCAGTTGATTTGCAGCAGGATCTAATCTACGAACTCTGGTGCAAAACACTGGATAGTTGTCTTCTAACTCATTACTCCTATCACCAACAGGAGCAGCCATCATAAAGCTATCAAACATGCTTGCTGGAATATAAACAGTTCCAGTAGATGAACCTTCAATAGATCCAAGATTTGCGCCTATTCTCCATGGATAATTTAAAGCACTTAATACAGAAGAATAATCAACTCCAATTGGCGGTATTAAATTATATGCACTAGCCACTAACATTCCAGTTCCATGAATTACAGCAGGTAATGAATAATCACCTTCAATTTCAGCGCCACCAATTACAGTATCTGATATTTCATAAATAGCATAGTCACCAGTAGTTGCAGATGAAGATCCGACAACTGGCGGTAATGCATTAATAAAGTCAGCCTCAGTTTCAACATTTAATGTTCTGAATATGATATCTCCAGATATTCCCTGATGTTCACTTGTTGGAATAGCTGGATTAAATTCAGTCGCTGTGCATGGAGTAATATAAACTATTTGGAATGAAAGAGTGCTATCTATTTTATAATCAACATAGAAGATTCCAACTTCAGAAGATCCGCCAACTGGTATTCCAGTAAATACTAATCTGAATGTTCCAGTTGGAGTTCCGCCGCCAGTACCACCAGTGCCGCCACTGCCAGTACCACCAGTACCACTATCACCATCAAGTCTAATTATTCTAGCTAATCTTAATGATCTATAAGAAGATTTCAGAGATACGTGACAATCCCATAGCCATGAAATAGGTAACGAAATCTTAGAAGTTCCAACGTTAACTGTAGGATTGATTAAAAATGGGAACAAACCCTGATGACTTAATCTTAAACCAACTTGATCAAGAGTTTTTGCTATGATTAATTGACGTACTGTTAAATCAGCTAATGGTCTATTATAAACATCAAAATAATGCGGATCATTTGCAGTTAACCATCTAATCGCAATACTTTCATTTGTAGTCATCAAATGAAATAGTGATCCTGGATTCACTGTAGGAATAAGATTAGGATTAATAGTTGGCATGTTAGTTATCCAATTCCTTTGTTATATTTTACTAGTAGTAGATTTTGCAGGTGGCTTTATGGCAGATTTTAATAGCTCTGTCCGTAACTTATTTTCTTTATCAATTTTAGACCATATATCAACTGATCTTTTAACATCCCTATTAATTTGATTCCATATGACGTTTCTGTCTTTTACTGGTACACCACTCAACAATTTTAATAAATATTCAGAAGTAGAACTGGTCAAATCAAGAGTAGTATTAGTCATCTAATGGTTCTTCTTTTTTCTTTTTTGGATTTTTTCTTGCACAAATATTGCCATTATATATACCATCCTCGCACTTAGTCAATTCTAAATATTTTGCCGGACCCTTAGTTGATACTAATAAATTTAAAAATTCGTCCAAATCAATCAAAAGATCTGTTATTTTTTCAATTGTTGACTGTTTGAAACTTGGTAGCACTAGTGATTTAATATCACTTATCAATACTTCTGTTTTTTTAACTGCTTCACCACTTGTGATATAATATTTATGTGGATTTATAATTATACCATTATCACATTCTATTGATTTAAATGATCTGGCAATATCTGGAAATATCCAAATCTTTTTTACATCACTAGTATCTAAACTAGTTCCTAATTTAGTATATGGGATTTTGGCATCCTCATCATCAGCATCTATTTCAATCAATTGTTTTTCTAAAAGCTCTTCAGCTTCTTGTGAATAAACTAGATTCATTTTGTTCCTATATTATTCTCGGCGTTCATGATATATTCAGCAACATTTATCGGATCGCACTTTAAAACATGGCTATTGGCGTATCCACATGATTTCATTGAAATTGAGTCTGATACTCCAATTTCAATAATTGTTGGTGTCGGTCTGGCAGCAGTTGCAAGCATTGTTATTCCAGAACCTATTCCTATAACATATCTACATTTTGATAAAACTGCAACTGTCCTTCTCCATGTCATTCCATTAGCTCCAATAGTTCCTTTTATTATCGATTCATTTGGACCAGCGAAAGAAATTAACTCAAAACCACGATTTTTCATCAACTTAGCAAATTCAGTGAATTTATCAATATTCCAGTAAGGTTCATGTGAATAACTTATATATTCAAGACCTATACATTTTTTATTATTAATAAACTTATTGGCGTATTCAATATCATCATCTGACACAGGAATATTCAGTTTTCTATCACCAAGCATTTCACCAATATTTATTTTAGCATTATGAAAAAATTGATGTGAAATAACTGGAAAAGACCAAACATGAGTTTTCCATACTGCACTATAAGGAAAAACAGATGGACAAAGCTTTAAGTTTATATCATTATAATTATTCATTATATGTTCACCAATTTTAATTCTTTCTTGAGGATTTAAATCAGATGGAAGACCAAAAACTTTATCAAAATCTTTATTAAGTTCGTAAGCATTTAAATAGTAATTTTTTGTTAAAAAGACAACACAACTATCTGGATATTTTATTTTGTAATGTTTTACTATAGCTGTTGAATTTGTACTATCGCCAAGATTTCCATAGATTTCTATTAATATTTTTATAGATTTATTTGATGACCTTAAAAATTCAACAGCTTTATCAACTATTGACAAAGATTCTGACAATTTATCTTTTTTATCATTCATTTTAATGATTACTTGCGATTTCTTATTTCTAGAAATATTTGTTGACTTCTGCAATGATCTCGTCATATTTTTTAGCGTTGACAGACTTTGCGTTTTGTTTGCCATAGCAGTTTCTCATGTTTATTGGATCACCTATATTTATCTCAATTAAAGGAGTCTTAATATCATCACATGCTGATAAAACTGATAAACCACTACCACAACCTATCATTAGTTTAGCTCTTTGTATTACCACTTTAGCTTGTTTCCATGTGCAGCCACGAGCATCAAATCCATAGTTTAGTTTTGGGTCAGCATTTGATCCCATATATATAACTGGAACACTAAATTTAGATAACATCTCATTATAAACATCGATCGACCAAGTTGAATTATGTGGAGGTTTTGATAAAGTATAGCTATTGTATTCTAATGCTATGTATGGCCTATTTAATAAGCCATTTTTAATAATAAAATTATCATGCCACTGATAATCAGTTATTTCGTGCGGAAGAACTGGTTTTCTTGGAACTCTTAACGTTTTTATATCAGCATTAAATAATACGTTATCTATAATATTTCCGCTTTGTGTCCATCCACTAACAGCAACACATGGAAACAATACTTTTTTAAATCCTAATCCATTAACCCATTTCTTTAATTCTTGACGATCAGATGGTTCAAGACCATGCGGTAATGGAAATATTACGCACGGAATTAAAGCAGCAAATGAATCAAATTGTTCATAATATTTTTCACTAACTGCCCATATTATATTACTTTTTGGATATTCATTTCTATAATGATTAACAATCATGCTAACATGTAAACAATCTCCAAAATTTTTATGACCTTCAATGAATATAGTATCACCGATTGGCCATTTATAATTGGCAATAACTTGTTTAATTATTTCTTTTGATCTTTCTAAACTCATTTCCATTTGCCTTTAATTTTAGTTTCACGTGCAGGAACACCAACAACCACTGCGTTATCTGGGACATTTGATGTTACTACTGCACCCATTCCAACAATTGCATTTTCACCTATCGTCAATTTTTCTCTAATGCACGCACCAGATCCTATATAAGCACCTTTCTTAATCAAACATGATCCACCAATTGCAGAATTCGGACCAACACAAGCAAAATCTTGAATTACACAATGATGTCCAATAGTTGCGCCATAATTTACAAGTACATGTGATCCTATTTTAGACATCGGCGCAATTACAGCATTTGGCGCTATTACTGTTCCATTTCCAACATGATTCGAAAGTATAACAGCGCCAGGAGTTATTATTGGTCTGCCATACTTTACAGGATTAGTAATTGAATTATATAATTTAATAGCATCAGTTACTTCTATATCCATTCTAATTTTTACATCTGATTTACCAGATCCTAAATATAAATTGCAATAATCATTTAAATGATCAAAGAAATCGTAGATCTTATGATAAAATTTCACTTCACAAGAGTCTTTATCTATATCATTAAACGAATCGTCAAAGTTTTCAGAAATTACAGCATACTTACGATTTTGTAGTAACGATATTGAATCTAATTCGATTAAATAAGTTAACAATTCACAGGCAAATGGACCACCACCTATTATTACGTTCATTTCACAATCCCCCAGATTTTATTTTTTTCGACTTCAGTATCTTTAAATATCTTTCTAATTTTTTCTTCTTCGATTCTTAAGTTATAAGCTTCTGTATACTTAGGATCAATCGGTTTGGCTTTTGTCCATGTTTTAGTAAATTCCCTGACATCATCTTCTGATAAAATATTATTATTAACTTTCATCAATGCTACTTTAGTTCTATCCTTAGCATCTTTTAATTCTTTTCTTCTAACATCTAATAATGCTTTTATTTTAGCCCTATCATCTTCAGTATATGCTTGTGCGATCTTTTTAGCTTCAACTACTTTTACCTCATTTTCAGCATCGACTTTCCTTGTGTACATTCCTAAAGTTTTTTCAATCTTAACTCTTGGAAAGCCTTTTAAAGAATTATCAATAGCTTCATTTATGTCAATCATTGGAAATACTGTTAGTCTACTTTTCGGATTACAATTGTAAACTTTAAATCCTACTTCACTGAATATCGTCCGCATTTCACCAAACCATTTCATCATACTACTATAAGTAGAATTATTTCCATTAATACTTCCAGTCGATCTAGGCTGTTTAAAACTATAATTTCCACCAGTCCCGTCTTTTGCTTCTTTTGCTTTATCCATATAAAAATCAACACCTAATAAATAAAGATTTCTTATTCCAAGAAGATATAATATTCTTACAGCAGCTAAAAATACTGATCTGCCGCCACCAATTTTAGAATGATTTCCCCAATTTATTTTATCTTCAAATAAATAACAATCAGTACGAACAACTTCGTTTCTTCTGTAATAAAAAACATTTGGACAATCACCAACTTCTTTCTTAGTCTCAATTATTTTATCACCAGTGCTGTCTGATAGTTTTTTATGAATATGAGAAATTGGAACTATTTTTTCAATTTTTGGGTCCATCCAAATAGATTGTAAAAAACTAGCCGGATCATCAACACATGTCCATAGATTAGGTCTGAAAACTGCTGGGCTATTGTTCAACCCCATTGTCAATATTCCAGGCTCCATCAACAATTCTTTATTGACGTCTTTAAAACTTGGACCACTAGCTATTAAAAATGCTGATCCTCCGTTATATCTGTTAATAAATGGAACTTCTTGGAAATGTTTAGTAAAAAACATCGGAGGAATAGCATAATAATCCTCAAACTTAAAATTTTTACCTTTAAAACTATCTACATTTATCTCTAATTTATTGTAATCATCGTTCATTCTTTAAATACGAACAAAAATTAAATAAAAATTAATTTACCATAAATTGATTAAAATGTTTAAGCTGATCACTGACTGACATTTCTTTAACAATCGCCCCAGGCCATAATCTTAATCCAACTTTACCAATTATATGTCTATTTACAGGCCAGTATGGTGAATTAACTGCTACTGGAGTTGGTAACTTACTCGACAACTCAGGATCTGGTGATATTAATAATCCATTCCACCAAACCCATAACTGAGTATCTATCGCCATTATTGTTAAATCATTCCATTGCTCAGTTTGTCCATTTACAACTGATGGCAATAAACCGCCATCATAGACTTTGAATCCATCAACATCAGCAGTAGCGCCTGTTCCAACTCCATCAGAAATAAATCCTACTTGAGTATAAATCTTGCTTACAGTAAACTCACCTGGAGCAAATCCACGGACGAAATCATCATATGGGTACGGTTTACCATCAAGTGCAAGTCTATCAAGATTATAAGGAGTCTTCATGCTCAATTTGCCAGCAGACATCTGTAGCTGTACTGACTGAGATTCTGTAGTAGCATTAACGCTAAATTCTAATCTAAGAGCAGGAGAAGTATAATCAGCATGCATTATCTGACACATTACTGTATTGACAGATGACTCAGCGATCGGATTGGTACCAGTTGTACCACCACTTAGATAATCTTCATCAAACGGGAACATCGAATCAGTTCCTATTAAAATAACATTTCCTCCATCATAAATCTTATGTCCATATTTCCAGAAGATATCACGATAAACACCAGTTAAAATTCTTAAGGTGCCAGTTTGTGGAATTGTCTTAAAATCAAGACCATTAACCATTATGTATGGAAGATTATTATACGTTCCAGCACCTATGACGCCACGTTTAGAAACCTTTAAGAAAATATCGTCAATACTGTCTATCGGAGCACCAAGTAATATATCAATTGGTGGGAAATCACTGGTTGGCGGTCTGCCAATCTTGAAATTAACAAGCACATTCTTGTGATTAGCTCTATTCCAAATAAATACTGGTTGATCACTATATTGTTTAGCATAGATATTATAATTTGTTCCAAATATTCCTAAATCACGAACATCAACCTTTCCATCTTTATTAAGGTCAGCGTCAGGATTAAAAGCAGTCTCTCCAACTGTCGTATTCATTGATGCCATTAATAATGCCAAGTCAGCATCATCTATCTTACCATCTTTATTTATGTCTCCACGATTATCATTAGCCATCTTTTGAACTTTTAATGCTGGAATACTATAATCAATAACTGCTTGATATCTTCCATTTACTGGGAATCCGCTAGGCTCATATGTATCATAAATAGCATTATAATCGCCATCATTAGTTAATAACAAAGGATCTTCAAATCCAGTTATGCCCCACATGCTTCTTTCATAAACGCGAAGATCACTTACATCATCAATACTTGCAGTAAGTTCAGTTCCGGTATTTCCTGTACCAGTTCCAGCATTATGATTTGTATCATCTCTCTGCTCATATAATTCACCAAACCTGATCGAATTAGACAACGACCATAAATGAGAAGGATTAATCATTGGACGCTTATTGCAGTAATAAGCGTATTTTCTAATATTATTGACTCTCGAAATTTCAAATGCCCAAATATCAACAAGTTCTCCAACTTCAAGTAACTGAGCTACACTGTCTTTTACCAAAGTTGAGTTTTCATACTTCCATATATTAGTAGCAACAAATTCATTTCCGACAGTCTTAGCCTCTTGAATTGACCACATCTTCATCAAGTATTGGTTGGTCGATAAAACTGTACTTGTATATCCAGTAACAATAGCCATCTGCTTAGTAATGGTATTACCATTATAAAGCAGTGCACCAAGTAAGCCAGGTTCACTCGCTCTAGATAACTCAAAAGTTACTTGACGACCATCCTTATCAGAACCCATATACCAAACGCATTCTGGAACTTCGGCAGGTCCAGGAGTAAATGCCCAGCCAACATTCGTAGTGCCGTCATTGCGACGACGCATTACCATATTCAATTCAGCTAAGTTCTGTACATTGCCATTCTTATAACGCTTAAATTGGATTGTTGGAACATTATTCTTCTGTTTGAAGAAATCATCTGGTTTATTAGCATTAAATAATTGATTTTCTGGATAGACATAAATCTTAAGTTCACCATATGAATTAACACCCGGCATTATACCATTGCAACTAGGCGGTCTTACTGAACGAAGGTCTGACTCATCTTGAATCCAATAAATCTGAGCGCATTCTTCGCAACCACAAGAAAGAGGTATTGGTGTATCAGCAGTAAAACGAATTATATTACCAACACGTTCCAAGCTAATAAATTCACTTCCCGCAGCTAAAATAATATCACCCTGCATCCAACCGCCATCATCTGGCATGCCAGCGCCCATAAATCCAAGAACACCAAGTCTGGTCTGAGTCAGTGAATCAAGTTTGGCCTTGTCAGCGGCACTTATAAGACCACGAAGCCATGGTGTTGCTTCAGGAATTGGATCTTCAGATACGTGAGTCATACCATGAAATGATGGTATGATTATTTGATTCTGTTTGGCAAATAAAGTATTTGTTTCTTTATCGTATTGGAAGCCATGGACATTTCCATCTGCACCAGGTATTTCAACATATTCACGATCAACAAGATCGTCTTTGTTAGGAACACCTATTTTTATGGTCATTCTTGTTTCCTCTTAATCTAATTATATATTTGAGTTAAACTAAAGATACCGGTTCCCAGATAGCATAAGTCTTAGATAACATTTTCTTTCTATATAAAACATTATGTCTTGTATTGTAAAAATGTTCTGTTCTTGATGTCAATGGGTCAATATTATAAAAAGACATTGTTATATGCTGACTATTTAAGAAATGATAACTCAATCCACCTACGCTTGGATAGCCTCGTTTTTGAAATAAATCATCTAAAAAACTCATATAAATTAGATTTTATTATGGTACTTTAATTCCATACTCATCATATTAGCTACCAATGAATTAAAATCATATTTTGGTTTCCAGCCAAGTTTTGATCTAATTTTCGATGAGTCACCAAGGAGGACATCTACTTCAGAAGGTCTAAAGAATTTTTCATTTACTTGAATTATTACTCTACCATTAAGAAATGCTACTTCATTAAGACCTTTACCAGACCATTCAATTTTACCAATATCCATCCACTCAAAGCATTTATTAATAAATTCTTTAACAGTATGGGTTTCACCAGTTGCGACAACCCAATCGTCAGGTTTATCATGATCCATGATAAGCATCATAGCTCTACAAAAATCTTCAGCATGGCCCCAATCTCTAAAAGCATTGAGATTTCCAAGCTGTAATGGCTTTATCGATCTATCATTGTGAAATTTAGCACACCATTTTGTTATTTTACGAGTGACGAATGTTTCGCCTCGATAATATGACTCATGATTGAAAAGTATTCCATTAGATCCAAATAAATTATAAGCTTCTCTATAATTCTTGGTTATCCAATAACCATAAAGTTTAGCTGCGCCATATGGCGATCTTGGATGAAACGGAGTTGATTCAACATATCCATTTTTTGGCATTTCATTTGATAAGCCACCAAACATTTCACTAGTTGAGGCTTGATAGAATCGTGTTTTTGGACTGTGCTTTATGATAGCATCAAGCAGTCTTAAAACACCAACACCATCGACATCAGCAGTATATTCTGGAACTTCAAATGATACCTTAACATGACTTTGTGCGCCAAGATTATAACAAACATCTGGTTTGATTGTTGATACCAAACTTCCCAAATTACTTGAATCAGTTAAATCGCCATGGTGGAGAAATAGTTTCTTGTTATATATTAATCCATCATCCATCAAATCATCAATTCTTGAAGTATTAAAAGTTGACGATCTACGTATAATCCCATGAACTTCATAATCCTGTTCAAGTAATAGCCTAGTCAAAATTGACCCATCTTGGCCTGTACACCCGCTTATAAGAGCGACTTTCTTTTTCATTTTATTCCTCGTGAAATCTGTCGAATTTATATTTAAACTCTTGTGCAATGCTATTATTATTTTCTATGATATTAATAAATTTAATACTAGAATCGCGACTTAGCTTTAGCCTATTTCTAACAGTAATTGATGAATCATAGCCTAAACAATTTAGTTTCGATTTTAATTTGTTAATACTGTCATTATCAAAACAATCAGTACAAAGTGCGACACACTTACGCATTGTGTAACCATCACCAATAAACCACCAATAAAAAGATTTTGGTGTTAAGTTAATGTCATTTGGAATAATTTTAACATTTTTATACCATCTATTTCTATGAAATAAAAGATCATTATAAAATGATGATTTAAAATGCCAATATTTATTTTTAGTTCTCCATGAATTATCTGAAATTTTTGAACCCCATGGATTACTAAAATGAAGCTGACTGAATTCTTTACTGATATCAATTAAAGTGTTTTTAAATTTACATCCATATGTTATTCTAGCTGATACGTTCGAGTAATCCAAGTGACCATCACCTAACATTAAGCCATCTAGAACTTCTACCTGAATATTGGTTAAATTACATAATTTTTGTTGCCATATAGAAGCTTCAGATATAGATCTAGTTTTAATATCATATTTTAAAAAATTATTTTCTATAGAAGTTACATGAACATCTAACTTATCTGCTATTTTTTGTTGTGACAAATTATCATCCCAATATAATTTATTTAATAATTTAACATATTCATCTTCTGATATTTTAAGTCTCTTGTATATTAATTCAGAGTTATTGATTTTATTTCTCTTTATTCCTTTTTTAATGTTTCTTATAATTCGTTGTATTGATCCCCTAGATATTCCTAAAGTTATTTGTATTTGCTTATTTGTATACCCATTAACACGCAATTCTTTAACTTTATTCCAATCTATCATCATGTATTTTTGACTGGAACAACAGGTCAGAAGTTATATCTTTGCAACAGCTATATCTTCAACAACACCCTGCCAATCATAATTAGTTGAAGCATCAGCTGATACCTCAGGAAACTGAATAAAAGTCATGTTTCTAGTAACACCAAAAATGAAAGTATCGAATGGAACTTCATCTGGATTAACTCTTGGAAGATTGCTATTATCACGTGGTATTTTTACAAACCCGCCAACTACTGGAAGAGTTCTAACTATTTTAATTTCATTAAGGCTCATAAATTAAATTTGCTATTCATAAACAAATAGATATCCATTAAGGCCCGGAAATTGAGAAGTAATCATCGGTATTTTTCTTGATGGCTTAAACTCCTGTTCAATACTTTCAACAAATGGATTGCTGACGAATATTATATTAACATCAACTTTTTTGAAGTGATTTTTCATATAGTAATCAAACATTTGTCTAGTAAACTTAAAATCAAAATCAACTATTGCAAAGTCATACTGATCATTGTCATTATATTCACCAATATTATCATAATCAATAAATTTAGATATTTCTTTATAATAAGTATCAAATGGACATGTTGGTCTAAAACGATAAGAACACTCTTCTGCTGCAGCAGCTAAAAACTTTTCTCCATATCTCGGCTCAAAATCAAAAAAAGTCTTCCCAGATAATCCAAGATCTTTAATTATTAAACGATAAAGACATGTTGGTCTGAATTTACATAATTTAAAAAAGCTTTGTTTATAATTCGATACTTTTATGGCTTTAATGATGTTTTTATAATCAAGATCGATCGTTTTACGAATTCCATCCTTTTTAAATCTTTTATTTTGCCTTAATATTCTCAAAATTGCGCGGTACCATTTATGAATTGTATACTTATGTTTAAAATTAAAGATCAATTTAGTGCTACTTAAATTATAATAACCATTTGGCATAAAATGTTCAAGAATCAAATCTCCAGGTCTGTCAGTATTTCTAAACGTACTCTTCTGCAATCTATAACCATTAGCCCGTTTATGTGAATTGATGTTTTCATTAAGTACATCATGATAATTTTTTATCAATACTTCATTAGGATATTTAAATGGCTTCCATCCATGTTCAGTTATAAAATCTAACAAACTATGAACAAATAAATAACGATCAAAGAATTTTAATTTAGCATAATCATCATATGACCATTTTGATAAGTTAAAGTATTCATCATCTGATTCAATCTCATTAATGCCATATTTATTAAATCTTGGAACTGATTTATTTTCACTTAATTCATCAAACCACCTAACATCTGGGGCAATCCATAAAAAGTGTTTTTTCTTAAATTGGAGGCCCTTACCATAAAGCTTTCTATTTATGCTTATCGTATCCTTTATAAAATTGTTCCATATAACTTTAAACCCATAATAATTAATATTAGACTTTTTTACCCTATTGTTTAAATCTAGGGACTTCTTTAAAGCTCTGTATGCTTGTTCCATGAATTTTATTATAATTATCTATCTTAGCTAATCTTTCTGCATTTCTTATCTTCCATCTCTTCATAGCACTAGCACAATTCCTTGTTCTTGGATATATATCATTATTAATTAACCAATCATAAATAGTGTAAACACTAACACCAGCAATTGAAGCCATTTTTCTTATACCAAGTTTATCATCAAAATAACTTTTTATTAACCACTCTCTGTTATTATATTGATTCTTACTCTTAACTGATTCCTCTAAAGATTTTGTTTTTATACCATACCTTTTAAATCTCTTTTCAACTGTCCTTATCGTTCTGCTAATTATTCTAGCTATAGTTTTTATGCCATATTTTGAATAAGCTTCACGAAACCATGCTTCATTATCCCAAATATCTTGCGAGTTAACTTTAACTATATTAACACTCTTACGTTTTCTATGTGCTCTCAAAAATGGTGCTTGTTCAGTATCTGATTTAATATCAGCATCAATTCGCCACTGTCTTATAATATGAACTGGAATTTTTGTCTTTAAAGAGATTTCATAAACAGTATAATCTTTATAATCATCAAAAAATTGCTTTTTCTCATCAACGTTTTTCGGCCTTATCACATCCTATTTACTAGGAATACCAGAATCCTGTTCTTCTTCACCTTCTTCAAAATCAAGATCTTCTGGCTTAATCTCCTGATCATCTAGTCCAGGGTCAGACTTTCCAAAATTCTTATCTTTTTCAACTTCGCCTTTTTGTTTTGGCTTAATCTGCTTAATTTTATCATGTGCTATCTTGCTATCGATTTTTTGATCATCAACATCTTTTATTTCTTTATCTAATGTTTCTTTACCATCACGATCTGGTTCGTCTCGATCAAGATCAAGACTCTGCTTATCCTTATCAATATTATCTATTTCTTTATCAGCGTCTTCTGGCTTTTTAATTTCTGGTTTATCAGTCTTAACATCTGGTCTGACAAATTGCTTAGGCGTAACAGCTTTAGTAAGAGGATCTTTAATATCTTGAGGCTTTGGCTCTCTGAAGAATTTGAGAGTTCCTGGTGCAATTATTCTAACATGATCCTGATCATATGTTCTATAAGCACGATCAAATATCTGCGGTGCTAATCCGCGCAGTTTTCTAACTCTGCGCCTTAAATTTCTATCACCAAGAATTGTCGGCAGATTCTTTTGAAGATCGACTACCTGATCATCAGAAAGATAATTTAAATTAATACCACATAATAATTTCGTACCTCTATGATTAACCCATCTTCCAAGAGCTAAAACATTCGGTCTGGGATCAATATTGAACCGGTCGTAACTTAAATCGTAACGACGACCGTAGCCTTCACAAAGAACTAATGATAGTTTCAAACTTATTTCTCTTTCTCTTCATTGACCTTACATTATTTTTGTACATGTATTCCATTATTTTGATTCCTTTTTTCTTTTTAGCTACTAACACATAAATTGTTTTAGAATTATAAACATTTAAGTTACTTATGCCAACATTTTTTGAAATTATTTGACCAATATATTCAAGCTGATTCATAAATGGATCTACTAATCTCCATGTTGGATATTGTTTACCTTTTTCATTAATGATGCTTATTGTCCCATCTCCATCTGTCATTCCTCTTAACCAATGACTAAATAAATCATCTGGTATCAATTTAATTAATTCAATACCGCCTTTTTTGAATTCATTAAATTTTAAATTAATTAATGAATTTTTAATTTTGGCAGAATTTATATTAACGTATTTCTGGATAGTTCCAGGGCTGAATGATTTTTCATTTCTAATATTTTGCTTAATTTTATAATCAGATTCTAAATCATTTATAAAATTAAGCAAAACATCTTCATCTTTTGATGATAAACTAATCATTTGATTGTCTTTACTGACACATCCATCAGCACATAAATATCCAAGCCAATAAGCCATTAATGGCGTCCACTCTTCAAAAAACTCTTCATTTAATGAATGTTCTCTATGATTTATTCCTTTTGTTACACTAACACCCATTTCATGTAAAACTTCATAAATAGTACCAACATTAGAATTATGTGATTTTGCTATATCAATAACACTGATATTATTATTATACATATCAACAACTTTTTGTTTATCAAAAATTTTTTGTTCACGTTCAAATGGTTTTCTTGGAGTCCAACCATTATTTTTAAATATTTTACCAATTGTTACATCACTAACACCATAAATATCACCTATTAATTTAAACGATTTATTTTTATCATAATATAAACTTTTTATATTTAATTCAATATCGCTATTCATATCCTATATTTGACTACTTAACTACTTAATAATTTACGTATACGCTTTCTGATTTTTATCTCTTTAAGATGCTTCAGATCAATATTGCAAACATAAAGATTACCTTTCTTATTCATATTAATATAAATAATATCATCTAAATCTACATTGGTTGTTTCATGATATTGATCAATATTTGAAGTATTCATTTCATTTTTCTCTTGATTATTGCCTGAGCGGAAAAATTATAAGCATTGTTCTTGATCTTTTCAATGTCATTATTTGATAACCCAGTTTCATTCTTTAATACATCGTATTCATTACTAATGTTTGAACATATTATTGCCGGGTCGTCTGTACCAACATTTATAATGAAGCCATTCTTGATCATTTCATTTACAGGGTGTTTGCCTCTCTTTGCTACACCAGTACAAAAATTACTAGTTAGACATACATCAAAAGAAATCAATCTATCACTAGTCATTTTAGCTAATTCTTTATTATCTGCCACAGCTATGCCATGACATACTCTATCTAAATTAAGAATATTAATAGCATCAATAACATGTTGTGATTTGTCTATTTCACCAACATGTGCCATACAAACACGTTTAGCACTATGCCATCTTTTATAAATCGGCTTATAAAAATCAACATCAAAATAATTCTCATCACCAACTATATCAATACCAGCAATGCATTCAGCAACTAAATCATTATTAATTATATCACTAATCTTTAATTGTACATCTTTGTCCATATCATGCTTCAATGATAATACTAAATCTACAGTTATTCCTAAATTAGATGAATGAATTTCAAATTCAGAAATAAACCACAAAACAAATTTTGTAATTGATTCATTTTTGCTTTTTAAATATTTTAGGTATTTGTTAATAGAAAATTTTATTTCAGCATAATCAATACCTTCCTTCTTTAAACCCCAAACAACATCTTGAATGGTCAATGATATATTATCATGATTCCATTCAATATTATCTAATATTTTAAATTTATTAAAGAATGATTTATAGGACAATTTTTCATTCTTACCAAAGGTCATCAGTTTATTAACTTTTTTGATATCAATACCAGATATCTTACTGACAGTATCAACGCTAATTGAACCGCCCATATGGCGGTGAGTCTCACATAGCATTAATTTTAAATACTATAATTTAGAAAGTACGACCACGATATCCAAATATCGATCCTGCAACATCAATACTCATAACTTCAGCATCAGCAACAGATGAATCAAGAAGAGCAAGTAAATCATTAGCAAATTGCACAAAATATGGATCTACCACTCTATTTGCAGAGTTAACGCATCCAAATCCGGTAACACCACTATTAGTATTAAGGACTGTTACCGCTTCAGTTGGGCTTTTTGGAACTTCACTATGAGTCTTTTTTATGTTACCATTAATAGTCAATCTGGCAACGAAATTACCAAATGCCAATGTTGCTTTCACTGGACTAGAAAATTCATCAATATAGCCAGCAGTACCAAGAGCTTCATTTAATGCAGCTTCAGCATTATTAGCAATTTTTTCCATTTCAAACTTCTTTTCCATCCTCTTACCATATCCGGCAGGAAAATTGATTTGCATTTTAGCGATAAATGGAATAAAAACGTTACTCTGGGTGAATGGACTCTGACTTAAAGCGCCGGTTGATAATGCAGTCATTTGTTTGTCCTAGGTTATATTTTCCAGATTGAAACAACGACACCCGCCCACAAAGTAGGCGGGTGTCGCTTTGCTATCTTGCAAACCCGATTAGATCGGGCGGAAGAGGCCGCGAGGCAGCGGGGAAGCTGCGCGGACTTCGGCGTGCAGATCTTCAGTCAGATGGCCATCGGCCTTCTGGATGAAGAGGTCGTGGCGGGTGCCGACCAGCTGAGCCGGGAATGCCAGGTTGGCAACGCCAGCGGCCACATCAGCCACCGTAGCACGCTCGCGGGTCTCAAGCACAACGGGCATGCCGTAGCGCCAAGCCGGATTCGGGCCAGGAACGCCAGCAGCAGCCGCTGCAGCAGCGGTATCAGCCAGGGCGTAGAAGGCGTCGATTTCCTCGCCGGGGGCGATCACGACCACTGGGCCGAGGCGCTGAGCCATCTGCTTGATGGACGAGTTGCGGGGGACATCGGTACGGGTACGGACGGTACGACGTACTGAGATGAGAGCATTGGCGGGCTGGTCTGCCATGGGAGTAGTTCCTTATGAGGTCTACAATATTTTTGCTCGAAATTATTTATTTCTAATAAATTTTAATTAAAATCTGGATGAGGTTTCATTTTACTATCATTGATAATCCATCTTTTACTATAACATCTGTGTTCATTTCTGCATGGTCCAATATAATCAAGGAATCTACGTCTCTCTCTTCTTTTTATAATATTAATCATAGGACCTTGAGTAGTGTAATAATTACATTCAATTGGCATCTTACTAACCAAAAATTTAACATCATTTTCAGTAAATCCATTAGTACACAGTCTCAAACTACTATTTCCTGACGTTCCATCACCAAGATACCACCAATAACAAGTTTCTGATGTTAATATTAAATCTTTTGGAACAATTTTTATTCCATTAGGATACCATTTATTTCTTAATATAGTTAAATCTGGATATGAATGTGACATAATGGCATAATTCGTATATCTTTTATTAGTTCTTTTATCTAAATAAGAATTTGTTTTTAAATGCCAGCCAAGTCTTTCTAAAACTTTATATCTAACATCATTAAGAACTTCCATATAATGACAAGTATACTGCAGGCTTGCATTTCTAAATTCATATCGATTGCTAACATATAGATTACCATCACCTAAAAGCATTCCGTTTATTATTTCAAATTCTAAACTAGTAAGATTAGCTGGCTTGGTCTTTAAATATAAAGATTCACCAGATGATCTCTTTTTTATTCCATATTTAGGAAAATAATGTTCTTGTACTGTTTCTGTGCTTACACCTAATTTTATAGCTATTTCTGGAATAGTATTTGTTTTATATTCTTCAATTAAATAATTTGAAAATTCTTGTTCTGTTTTAAACCCATGATTAATAAATCCATGGCCAACAATAACGTTTATATTAAATTTATCAATGACCCTACGTATTGATGAATATCCAATTTTAAGTTCATGTTGTAACTGACGTAAATTTTTACCAATTTTATTTTGTGATTCAATATAACAAGCTAATTCACTTTCAGATGAAAATCCGCATTTTTGATAAACTTTTAATATTGGCATGTTTTATATTTGAACAACAACACTATACATGCACAATTCAGAATCAACGCTTTTGAGAAGCAGCATCGAAATCGCCGCGATAAATATAAAGATCTGTAACCCACATTCCTGCATGAATTGTATGTTCAAAACCATACACTAACCATTTTCCATTTCCGCCATATGGGGCACCATTAACATCAACCCAAGTTAAATTTATTGTGTATCCACCTAAATTACTACTATCATGAACTTTATGATTTCCTAAAACTCTTAATTTTATTCTATATAGTCCATTTAGCATATTCAAAAACATAGCTCTAGCTCTTCCATCAATATAATCTTGATATTTTATACCAACCTCGCCAGCACTAAGTTCTGGTACTGCCATTATTTGAGTCCAGCCACGATCTTCATCAGTCGGCTTAGTAAAACTCTGATCCTGTTTTAAATCAACATTTAATTTATTGCCAGTATTAGAATCTTTTACTTTTATTTTATCCTTTGTAATACTATTACTTTTATCACAATAAAGGCCAGATATCGCTGATATTCCAGCAGTACCAAGAACAGTTTGTAAATTAGATAAGTAATTGTTCTCCAAAACTTGCCATGATATCACATTTTGAGCACCTGATGGATTAGCATTTACTACATAATCGCCAAAAGTTCCGTTCGACAATTCAGCTTGTTCTTTTATAATGATTTTTTCATCAACACTTGCTACAACCCATTGAGTTTTTTTATTAGTTATTGATGATGACCAATCAACTAATGACATTATAAAAGATTTAGGATCTTGTCTCATCATCCACCATTTATTTTCTTGATTGTCTACTGTTACACCAATATCAACTGATATACCAGGAGCATAGTCTCCAACAACTTTTTTAATAACATCAGAAACTTTTCCTTTATAAACTTTACCCTCTGCATCTCCCCAATTAAGATACCATGTTGGAGGATCAATAGCTATAAATTGAAAAAATCCAGATGATTGACCACCCTCAGGGGTCATAGCATCCAAATCAGTCATGTATGCAATTCGTTCATCAGTTTCTTTACCACTGATGTTCCATTTAATTTTCCATTTTACTTTAGTAGGCTTCTTTCTAGCATCTTGTAGATATTTTTCATTAGCAATTTCTTGAAATTTTGCTAAATGTGGATCATTAAACAAAACATATATTGAATATCCACCATTTATTAATGATCTCCATTGAAATCTGTTTACAAAACGACTTAAGTTAGGTCCATCATCAATAGATATGGTAATTACTACATCTGCACCAGCTTTTTCCATTATTTAACCTCATACCATGAAAATTTTACAGTAGCTGTAACTGATAATATTTCGGAAGATCCATATGATAGTTGACTTTTTGCTATATTACTAACCCAACAATTTTTAAATGAATATGTGACCAATTTAGACCCTTTACTATCGTTTAAATCAATTATTACATCATTAACATAATCGTCAAAATCACCTATACCTTGATCGGCAGTATGAACAAGATCAAGGTATGTTTCTAATTCACTCAATAAATCTTTTGGTGTGTAAAAAACTAATTTTAAATCAGAATAATTGGCAGATTTTCCAAATTTATAAGTTGATCCAGGCGTTTTGATTTGTAATTCTTCTATAATTCTTTCCGGCAGATCAACATCTTTTAATAAATTTAATGGTGGATTATGCCCAGGTTGACCCATAAATATTGACATCGAAAAACGATGAGCACGCAAAGTCTCAGTTTTTGAATCTGGACCATCACCTTCACCATTTATTTTAAATCCAGGCATTATAGTCCTAATGTCCTTACAAAACTCATCCTTGGTATCTTAATAACTTCACCAGATTTTGGCCAATTAATAGTATTTTTGGGCCTATTTCCCATAACGATTACCCAATCATAAAATGATAAATTATAAAACTTTAAAGAAATTAGATCTGGTCTTCCATCATATCCATTTTCAGTTGACCATTCATCATATTGATCACCATTCATATTTTTTAATGCATCAAAACCCTCCATAAGCCCATATGTTTCAGCACCATTTCTAGTTCTGATTAAATCAGTGTTTCTAAATCTACTATAACTTAATGCCATGATTAATACCACCCAGGTGTTGGTTTTTCTTCTAATGTCTTAAGTTCTTGCATTGGCGTGTCACCACCGCCACCATCTCCGACAGGTTTTAGCTGAGTAACAGACAATAGATCCATTGATAATTTAACATGTAATGGATACCATGCTCCGCCAATATTAATTAATTCAGGACTATATATAACATTTACACTGTTCAACCTCCAAGTAGTCCTTTTCTTAATTAAATTATATAGTTTATTAATTTCAACAATAGGATAATCAACCATATTTCCACCTTGATAACAAGTATAAAAATATGATTTAACTTTGTCTGTTATTTCATGTACAAAATCTGGTGTCCACTTACCACCAATAACCCACTGAAATTCCAAGCCAAGATCTCTTGGATTGCCAGATTTAAAAAATGCTATTGGTTCATATGACATTGCATCAATAGTATTCCAATTAGCACTTTTGGAATCTTTAGTAATAGTTGGTGGAAATTGCAAATTACTACTATTTAAAATAAATCCAGATGGATTTCCTTTTATTGAAACATTTCCAATAGCATTTTGATCAGCTTTAGTTAAAACAAATGCCATATTTTATATTTACATTAAATCAATATTTAAACATTTTAAGCAGCATAATCTCCATTAGCTGATGTGGTTCCAAAACCACCACCCATAACCATTTCATTAAGTATTTTCTTGAGAACCTCAACAGATTGATCAAGTTTAGGACCAACGCTATCATCAGAATTATCAGCAAGTAATGCCTTTATTTCTTTTAATTCTTTGATAATTTCTTTATTTGAATTATTAGATGCTTCTATTGTAAGAGCAAAACTCTTTTTAATTTCTTCTGAATGATTCGGTTGTTGCGGATCAACAGAATTAATAGCTTGCATATCTTGCATCGGTTTAGCTATTTTACTAATAGCTGATGCAACTCTTTCAGCCTTACCTTCAAATGAAGAGAACCAACCAGAACTATCATTAATGGCTTCAACAAATACTTTAAGTCCATCAGCGATAGAAACAAATGACTTACCAACTTGATCACCAACACCACCAAGTGCTGTTATTGGACCAAGTAATGTATTCATTGCAACAGCCATTTTTTCAGCATTTGCCACAATACCACCAGTAAAGAATGACATTATTGCACCACCAGCTAAAGCGGCAGCAAATGCAGCAAGCCCAGCAGCCATTCCAATTAATGCTGGTCCAGCACTTAATGGAACACTAGAAAGAGCCTCAAATAATTTTGCTATTTGACTTGGATCTATTAAAGAAATTGCAGATCCTAATGCAGCAACGCCAATTGCTAGCAATGCTCCAACAGCTGCTAAGCCAGCTGCGCCAATTAATGCAGGAACAATAAGTGGTGCCATTAAAGCTAGTATACCCATTGTAACTAACAATCCTCCAACCATTATTCCAAGAACTCCTGTCTGTTCTAAAGTAATTCCTTCAGAAGCCATCCCTAATAATCCAACACCAACAGCTAAAGAAGCTCCCACTAAGCCAACAAGGGCAGCGCCAATTAATGCTTTTGGACCTATTGATGTCATCTTTGATAATATCCATGAAGCAGCAACTATTCCGCCAACAGTTATGGCCAATTGTGCAGCTTTATCTGGCGGTAACAAATTAGCCGCTAATCCAAGTGCAGCGACACCAACACTAAGAGAAACTCCGACTAAAGCAATAACACCAACAGTCTTTAATACTCCACCCATTTTAATTCTAGCCATTGTATCAAAAAACCCTTTCAATTCTAATGCAAACCCTCTTAAGCCACCACTTTTTACACCACTTAATGATTTGCTATTTTCACCAGCTGCTTTTAGTGATTCTCCAGTTTTATCAACTACTTTGCTGCCAGATTTGAAATAATTGACCATACTTTTAAAAGTACCAGTAATAGATGATAGACTATCTTTAAACATTGAAAGAGACTTTCCTACCGCAAAAACTGATACACCAAGTGCAGTCAATGACCCGGCTGCTAAAATAACCCATGGCGCTATATCATTATCAAGTAATGCAGCTAAAATATTTATAACAGGTTGTAACCCACTAGCTATTTGTCCAAAAATAACTCTCAATCTATCAAGAGCTTTAGTTAAATTATTATTTGCATCATTTTGAGCAATAGTAGCTTTAGCTTCAGCCTCTTTTCTACTAGTCATTTCTTTCGTGATTGCAACTCTTTTTGCATCTTCTGACAAATTACCATATTTCTTATCCATTTCCTCTCTCAAACCTTTACTAGCTGCAGCCATGGAATTAAGCTCAGCAACTGGCTTACCAGTTAATTGCATAGACATCATATTTTGTAATGCTGGCGGCATCTTGCTTATTTGAGTAGCATATTTTTCTGCATTTTTACCAATTTCGGCCATTTGAGCACTTGGATCAGTGCTCATTAAAGTCTTACCTAATAATAATATATTATCCATTGGTTTAGCCATAGAATCGGCAAATGAATCCATAGCAGCGTTTGAATCATATCCGGCATCTTTGGCGGCCTTACCAAGTGATGATAACATTACAGTATATTGAGTTGTTAATGGTATTCCAGCCTTCAATAATTCAGCGTTTCCTTTATATGATGATCTTAATAAATTCATATTTTTATTGAGAATTTGTGCTACATGCGACACTTCGTTAACGCTCATGCCATATTTTTCAGTAATATTAGTTAAAACTGAATTTAATTGAATTGAAGCTTTAAGTCCATCACGATGTTTTTCTTCAATATCAATAGCACTACTAGTAGCAATTCCTAAAGATCCAACTCTTAACATTAATTCAGTAGTTTGATTAGATGCCATACCAGTTGATCTTGAAGTATGAGCTATTATCGATGCATATAATGACAATTCGCCAGCAGCATCTTTACTGCCTTTAGCAACAGACTTAAATGAAGATGCTAATACTGAACCAATAGCTTCATCAGCTTGATCAGCTGTGATAGTAACATTACCAAGTCCACTATCTAATTTTTCAAATTCTTTGGAAAGACCGCCGCCAGCAGAAGCGATATTATTGCGCATATCTATCATTGACTGAGATAAAGTTTGTGTCTTTCCATTTGCATTAACTAAAAAATTATTAGAAACTTGATTATTCTTCTTCCACATATTATGCATTTCAGACAATGAATCTTTTATTCCGCTTAATGGTCCTTTTAACGCTGATATTAATATACCAGCAGTAGGCAATAAAACCAAAAATCCAGTAAATACACTCGATATTTTATTCCAAATATCAATATGTTTAGTAGATTCAACATTTATATCATTGATAGCCGCCCGCATCTTCTTTACTTCATCAACATTTTTCCCGAGCATTGTTAGATGTACACCGCCACGTTGTTCAGCAGTCTTTAAAGCAGATATATATTTATCGAATTCTATTTTCTGAGATTTAGTAAGTTTCAATTCAGTAACTCTACCCTTTAATATATTATCTAATAGATCTTTATGATCTTTTTGGAACTTGTTTACATCCTTGTAATATTTAGTAAATTCAGTATTTTGTTCAAGTTGCTTTTTTAATGCCACATTATACATCGTCAATTCTTCACCTTGAAGCTTCGACACATTAACTAACGCTATTGCTTCATCAAGTATTCTTTTTCTATTAGCAATATCAGACATATTTTGAGCATCAATTGATAATCCAGCTTTATTAATGTCTTTAATAGCATCAAGTAAATTATTAGCAATCGTATTTTGTTGTGGTTGAATTATGTTTACAGGATTATTACTAAAAAACTGACTAAATTGCTGAAGTTTATTAACTATCTTATCAACACTAGACTCAATAGCATTCAATGCAGTGATAGCCGCACCAGTTTGAAGATCAAGATTAATTTGAAGTAATAGTGCTGACATCTAATTTTATATTTAACCAAAACTATTTACTAGTATTAATAATTTACAAATTCTTGTTATAAAATAGCAGGAGAAAGATATGAGTGATGACGAAAAAGATAATGGAATGGGAACTTTTGCAATTTTTATTATATTTGGATTTATTTGTGGAATTTTGACCAATTTATTCATTATTTTACCAATTAAACATTATATTTGGATCAAGTTACCACCAGATGAAAGAGGATCATGGTTAAAAACTATGACTCCATATGGTGAAGGAATTAGCATGCGTGGGATTTTGACATGTCTTTATTATGGACTTTTTTGGATCTTTTTTGCAATTATAGCTGCAAATATCGGAGAACGTGGATTTTATGATTTCGTTCACGCAACTGGTGTAATGATCATGTTTTCAGTATTCATGCTGACATACTTAGGAACATCAATTTGGATAGCCCATCATGATATAACAAGCACAATTTATGACAATGGAAACAAAGATTGCAAAAGGCTTTTGGCGGAACGTATTGAAGATGAACGAATCAAAAAAACTACCCATACCAAGTGGGCAACTGAGGAAGACACTAAATTAGACTCTGATCTGGCTGAATTAAAAACAAGAGGAACAATTTAAATTATCTTAATACTTCTTCCATAAGCTACCATATCCTTATGCAATGAATTAGTTAAATCTAAGATATGTCTAGAAGTTTTTAGTGCATCAACAGAAAATAGATCGTCAGGATCTAGCTTAGCAATAGCTTTTTTAATTCTTCCGAATTCTTCAACCAAAGCTTTATACATTGCATTTAAATATTCTTTAAAAATATCATCAGTTTTACATCTTTGTAATTTTTCAATAGTTGTTTGGTATATTGCTTCATCATAATCATTTTTAGCACTATCTCTTAACTTTACATACTTTGCGATTAACGGGTCTAATTTACCCGTTATATCAACCGATTCGTTAATTAAACTTAATTTCATTTTGTGAATGTAAAGTAAGTTACTAATCCGTCTTCTCTGCGTTCTGGTATACCAAATTTAGGAGATTTATTATATCCATGGTTTCTAGCTATCCGTATAGCTGCCTCCATGGCGTCCTTTAAAGCGCCATCATCATAAAGAACACCTACTTGATAGTGCCTTCCTGGACTATTCACAACTACTCCAGTTTCTTCAGCAGATAATATTCTAACACTTTCGATAATTATCTTAGAACCAGCATTTATAACGAACATTCCATTACTTGATTCAATTACCAAATCCTTAACCAATTTAGCTTCATATACTTTCTTAATACTTGGATTTCTTACCGGATCATCGACCAATGAATTTTTATCAGATGTCGGGTAAGTAGTCTCCCGTGGCTCTTCTGAGGTCAAAATTTCAACAATATGTTCTCTAACATCATGAGGTAAATCTTTGAGGTCTTCTATGGCATCAATATAAAATGGCTGCCAAGCTCCATCATAAAAAGGTGTTGGCTTACCAGCCTTATCTTTAGACATTTTTAAAATATTCCATACATCACTATCGGTATAATTAGATGGGAGGGTTCCAAAACCTGCCCCCTCAATAAGTTCACTATCAATACCCAATCTTGCAGCTATGACTATGGCTTTATCCCTGCCCATCGGTCCAAGATTAACTGCAAGTAATTTCAAAGCATCAATCACTGATTCATCGCGTATCGGCTTCTCTTTTGGTCCAGAGCCAATTTCTGAATCTTTAAACTGATCAGCAGGTATATGTCCTGGAATATCTACATCAGTTATTTCTGAAGTATCACTAAGATCAATTGTTTCTTTTGGCTTATATTTTTCAGCCTCAGCCCTTAATAATTCAAGATATATATCTCCGGTAGTCTTCTTGCTTTTCTCTTGAGATTGTCCAAAAGATGGACGTAACCCACCATGTCCTTGGTTTGACTGTTGCTCTTTGTTTTTCTTTGAAGCTAAATCAAACAATTCATTAAATTTACGATTATCCCATCCATTATCCTTTAGAACTTTCTCTAATTGAGCCACAGCCTCTCTGTTTACTTCAAACGAACTTTCGAATATGAGCAATAGTTTTCTAGCCATATTCTAAATTTGATATCAACAACCATCAAATAATTTCTTTGCCTCTATATACATATCATTAAGCTTTTTATTAGTCCAGCCATATTCTTTAAGCTTATCTTCAATAGCAAATCCGCCACCAGACAACAGTTTTACTTTGTTATTGTCTTCCTTTTCCAAATTAATTCCAGTAACTGTGTCATTGTTTGATTCTAGCCATGCAATGGTTTCTTCTGAAACATAAATTACCTTAAGTTCGCCATTAATCATGGCGAATAACGACTTGCTAACCAGAACAGCTTCAAACCCATTGCTGTATTTATCTGATTGGTCACAGACTGTTACTTCATAGCTATCATTATCGACCAGAATTTTAATCCCAGTCTCTGCCTCTTTGGCAAAGCAGATCATAGTCATAATACACCCCTACTAATTTATAACAGTCAAGATGGTTCCATTAATATTCTAGCATCTGGTTTACAGCTATGAGTCCAACATTTATTAACATCATCATATCTAAATGAATAATCCTTTTCTCGCATCACTACATCACAATGAGGACAAGCTAGATCGAAATGATTAAGAGGTATTTTCTTAAAATATGGAATACCAGCTTCTGGTTTTTTGGCCAATAAAATGGCTGCGATATCTGAGATATGACTTTCTGCTAACATATTCTTTTTAGCTTCACGTATTACCATATATCCATGATCGGCTAAATAATCTATAACTTCATCTGATTGACCAGATAATGCAGCCAAAATTGAGTCTTCTTCAGAAAGACATAATTTATATCCATTTTTTGAACAATATTCTTTAACTATTTTAAGCTTAATATCTTTAATATCTGAGGTAACTTGATATTTAGATTCGCATATCTGATTTATTTTAGATATTGAATTTAAGGCAAGAAGTTGTTTTAATGTGAGAAGGTCCATATTCTATATTTACACCAAAATCTGGTGTATCACAATCTAAGGTATTTAAATAACATGCTAGGCCACGACATCTTCAAGTTCCAAAAAACAAACTTCAAAGAAGAAATATCAATTAAAGATGAAATTCCTAACGATCTTTTATTATATGAGCATCTTGATTATTTTGACCGTGATGGTTATGAGCTTACGGTTCTTGAACGCTCTATACACAATCATTTTGAAATTCCGCTTGGTTATTGTCTCAATCACATCAGCGTATGCGAAAGATGGGTACACCAAACAAATAAATGTTCAATAGTCCTCGATCATAGTTTACTATCACATCGTTATTCATATGAAGGAAAAGCCAGGACACAAATAGAAGGTTTATGTAAGAAACGGCCAGAATTAAGAAAGTTATTAGCAATTAAACCAAAATGGGGAATAGATTTCTCAGTTGATTTCATAGATGAAAATAATTGTTTTGAATTAGTTCACATAGAACATGATGCTTATAAATATGAAGAAATTCACGCAGCGGCTGGAAAATTATCATCTTTAATAATGAATACAGATTTTAAACAGTTAGCCTTAAAAATGATAGATGAACAGGAAAAATGGTCCAAATTGAATTCTGATGACCAAAGCGACTATAAAGCTAAAGCTTTTGGCTTCAAGAGAGCTTTCAACACTCAAAAAGCAATATCTGGAAGATTAGTCTCTCAATAAATATAAGTGATGAATGTTACTAAAAAATTATTATTAAGATATAAGTCATTAGGGTTAAAAGTAAACGAAAGAGAAGCTTGCGATTTTACAATTTATGATTTTGCGGCATATGGATTAGGCGATCAATGCAGACTAGTTAATTATTTGTTGATGAACAATTATAAAAATATCAAACTACAAGTAAGAAGGCCAAAATTAGTAAACGAAATGTTGTCTCTATTTGATTCTTATCCAAATAATATAATTGCGCCACTAAATTTTAAAGAGCATGGCAAACGAATAGATTTAAAACATTATCACTTAGGAAAATATTTAAAATTCAAAAAACATTGGACTCCAAATAATAGTAAAATGATATTGACGCAGCTTAAAGGCTCCCATGCAAGATCGTGGATGAAAAACACGCCAGAAGAAGGAATTAACAAACTAAAGTTATTCATGAATAATCTTGGATTTAGAATAGAAGAAATTAATCATGATAACAAATTACCATTACAATATACTGTTGATATAATGAATAATTCAAGATTATTTATAGGAATTGAAAGTGGATGGTCACACATAGCTCATAGTAGCGGTATTCCATGTATAATTATTAAAAACAATCAAATTGGGAAATTTATATATAATTATCACGTTGGTAACGAATACACAGTTTACAATAATGTAAATGAATTAATATCAAAATTCGATATTACTTTAAAAAGTTATAAGGATAATTTATAATGGATATTGCTTTAAAATATTTAAATTCGATTAATAAGAAAATTAATAAAAATGAAAGAAACATAGACAAATTCAAAATATTCAATGACGCATTTTTGATAAATCTAGATAATAGAATTGATAGATTAAAACATTCAATCATGCAGACAAGTAAAGTCGATATAAAATTTAATAGGTTTAAAGCTTTATCTTTCACTGATAAAGGAAAATATTGGTCAACTGGCGTACGTGGATGTGCAGAATCACATATTAAAATAATGAAAGAAAATATTGATAATAAATTTCCAATTTTAATAATGGAAGACGATTTAGTATTTACAAATAATTTTAATAAATTCATCGAATTCATTAAAATATTGCCGCCAAAATGGGATTTATTATTTTTTCATAATAATTCTGGTAATAGTCTCAAAATAGAATGGCATGACAAGCCAGTGCTTGATACTCAATTTTATATAGCCAACAACCAATCATTACAGAAGATAATTGAACTATCGAACAAAAATTGTGATCCAATAGACAGATTTTTTGTTCGTAGTAATCAAATAAAGAAATACTGTACATCAATTAATTTAGTAATACAATCAACAAATTTAGGAACTAATATAAAAGAAAATGAAAGATACTTAGCACGTAGATCAAAAAGAAACAGAGGTTTATGAAAATAACTATAAATTATTTAAAAAAAATAAACCGCATCATTTCGAATGATAATAATGGTAACATCATAAAAACTAATGTATTGATTTTCATAGTAGCATTTGGACCTGAATATCAAAAACAAGCGTTAATGCTTATCAAATCTTTAAAAATCCATGGCTTGTTTAATGGTGAAATAATATGCTTAATTGATAAATGTCATATTGATTTAAATGTTAAAACAATAAAAGTAAATGGTATAGAACCAATGAAATTAAGAATGTATGCAGATTATTTTATTGATTTTTGTAAATATGATAAAATAATTTATCTTGATGCCGACATAATATGTGTCAATAGATTAGATAAATTATTAATTAGTGACAAATTGTTATATACAGAAGAGCAGTGGAATAATGAAGGCAACTTAACTTTTTTTAATGACAATGAAAAACATTTATTCAGAAATGGCAATGGAATTAATTCTGGAATATTTTGTATAAATAGTAATATGATAATAAAATTATTAAAATTATGGAGAGAAATACATGATCAACTGAAATTTAAAAAATTAAGCCGTTTTTTAAAATATTTTTCGGACCAAGCTGCGTTTAATTACATAATAAGAAAACAATTAATAGAAAACGAAGCACTAAATTTTGGGATAATCGATTTTCCACACAATAAAATAAAAAACAAAGATAGAATATTAATTCACTATACTTCAAATAAAAAATTGATGGAAGATGATTATAAACGTTATAACCTTATTTGAATTCAATAATATCATCTTGACCAAACTTCTTTTCAACAACTCTATTATTGATTTTATATTTCACAAAAAAGAATTTTGGTACAGTTGGCGTGCTAATTGATGGATGGCCGATAACCTTCCATGCTTCATCTTTGTCAATATATGGCTTAGTCCCATTTTCAGTCTTTTCTAAGATATACTTTATTGCGTCAATTCCATTCTTACCGTTTGGAACATCATATATAGCTGAAATAATTTCAACTCCACCAAGCAAATTCGGAGTAAGCTCTTCAATACGCTTCTTGATCGCAAGAGCGCCCTCAAGATTACCAGCCTTGGTTTCGGCATCCTGGGACTTCTTGAGTGCCACGACGAGTACCTTCTTGGCCGCTTCGTCACGCTTGTCATATTCTGCCTTGGCCTTGGCCATTTCGGCATCATACGCCTTTACAGCATTAGCGGTCGAAGCCGGAAGGGCTTCGCCAGCGAAGCAGATGGCAGAGATTGCGAGGATTAGAGCGATCTTCATGATTATTTCCCTACTATTTTGTAACAATTCAAACCAATCTATTAATATTATGGCAGAGTAGATTCCGACGATAGGGTAGATTCTGACGATAGGGTAGATTCTGAAGATTCCGACGATGGGGTTGATTCTGAAGATGTTGATTCAGTAGATGCTGATGACGGTGATGAATCAGTAGATGCTGTCGATAACGATTCAGTAGATGCTGATGACGGTGATGAATCAGTAGATGCTGTCGATAACGATTCAGTAGATGCTGATGATGGTGATGAATCAGTAGATGCTGTCGATAACGATTCAGTAGATGCTGATGATGGTGATGAATCAGTAGACGCTGTTGATACCGATTCAGTAGACGCTGATGATGGTGATGAATCAGTAGACGCTGTTGATATCGATTCAGTTGATTGTGATGATGGAGATGAATCAGTAGATGCTGTCGATAGCGATTCAGTAGACGCTGATGATGGTGATGAATCAGTAGATGCTGTCGATAGCGATTCAGTAGACGCTGATGATGGTGATGAATCAGTAGATGCTGTCGATTGTGATGAATTAGATACCGATTCAGTTGAATCAGATGTTACCTCAGAAATAATAGATGAATCAGATGTTACCTCAGAAATAATAGATGAATCAGATGTTACTTCAGAAATAATAGATGAATCAGATGTTACCTCAGAAATAATTGACGAATCAGATGATAATCCTGATACATCAGATACCTCAGATGTCTCTGATGTTAATTCAGAGATAATATCTTCTGATTCATCAAGCAGTGCTGATGAAATAGCTCCTAAATTAGGATTATCACTAGTATTAGCTATCTTTAGGTAAAATCTTATAAACTCTTCATTTTTAACTTTAATGATATTTCTATTTATGCCTAAAATAGCACATACATCACTAATTTTCATCTTAGTGGTGTTAGATAATATGGCCTTATTATCAATCACTCTTAAAGTTATTATATCATATGTAGGCGTTTTAATTCTTATAAACATACAGTATATTTGAGTTTAAAAAAATAATGTTTGTTCATAAAAATATCAAAATTAAACGAATTTATTTAATATTATATTTATATATAACTGATCCAACATTGTTCTTGAATTTGCTATCGCTGTTCATATTGACAACTATTTCGCCACCTTCAACGACAGTAATAGACCATGGACTTGCTGATGTATTTGTGCCTATCCTACCAATTTCAACATTTTTACCATCCTTGCGAATACATACACTAGGAGTCGGACAGTTTAAATCAGCATTATTTTCCTTAACATCTGGATTCTTTTCCTTAGATGGTGGATATGCAGTCCAACCACCAGACACGTATTGAAAAGATAATACCGATCCTGCTTTCACTACTCCAATTGAAACATCAGTTGAATCTTTACCATTTGTACTATTAATAGTAATAGAGGTCCAATCAGTAATAACTGGAACAGTCCATCCAGTTGTAGTATTGCCATTGTTTCCATTATTACCATTGTTTCCATTACTGCCATCGCCATTACCATTATTACCAGCATTGCCAGTATTTCCTGTACTTCCAGTTACTCCATCACCATTATTTCCCTTACCATTATTACCAGTAGTCCCATTGCCATTTGAATCGGCTGAACTGATAATTGAAGCGATTAACAATAGTATTACTGGAATATGTAACATGATATATCTCCATTATTTTATAACATGTTCAATAAGTTTATTAATATAAACAGTTTAGCCGTGGCTATTAACCACGGCTAAACGATCACACGCGAGGGGATTTAGCGGGCTGAGATAGCAGTGTAGATTTCCTGGATATCGCCAGCAGAAAGAACCACATCACCTTCAACATCCCTAGCAAGGATTTCGACCAGTTTCTTAAACTGGCATTCAAGACGTTCAACACGTACCAGTGCACGCTGACCAGCATCGACAAGTGGTGTCCTGGGACCCTGACTACCACCTGCACTCCCGCCAGTATACGGCTCACGCTTGCTCAGAAGCTTGACGTGACGAGCCTTAAGCTCATTGCTTGCAGTGATTTCCAATTCCAACTCAACCTCTTCACCAACATTGAGCGATCGGAACCCCTCAATATCAATGTCGGATTGGTGGACGAACACGTCATCATCTTCGCTTGATTCACCAGTGATCTGGATGAATCCATACCCACGCTTCGGATTGAAGCGCTTGACTGTTCCACGGACGACATCGCCATTCACGAGAGACATTTTTACCTCCTGGGTGTTATAGTCTCTATTATTGCATCAGCGAAGTGCTGATACTAATTTGTAACAAGAATCCTCTGTTAGTTAATATATTATTTTGGATCAGCTTCAGCCGCACCTTCAATTGGCGCAGTTGACTTATTAAAATTAACTATCATACTATTAACAGTATTGCTAATATTTGTATATGCATCGGTTCTGTCCTTCGGCATCACTCTATCAAGAGCATTCTTTAAGACAAGAATTTCATTCTTGTTTAAAAATTGAAGATTAAATAATGGTACTTTCGACTTATTATCGAGTTCGATGATATGGACATGACCATGTGCCATGATTTTCTCCTATCTTAGGTACTTATTCTATCTGACTTTGCATCAATGAATCTAATTTCACCACCCAATCTAATACCTTTATCTTTAGCCAATCTCATAAATCTATTATATGTTAACACATCATATCCATATTTGCTAACTGTCTTAGTATTTCTTAATTCTTCCGCTACAGGAGAAGAATCATTTGATTTTTTGTTATTAACTTTATAATCTATAATCATGGTCAATAATTTTATAAGATCACATTCATTATGATCATCTGGAAGTTTAAAATATAAATCAATGTGAGCTATTTTCATTAAATTTTAATAATTGCATCTAATCTTGGTTTAACACGTTTACGAACACCATCTAATTGAGAGCTAGTAAATTTAATAATAGCATTAGCAGTCAATTGCTTTGTCAATTTACCCATACTACCGCCTTTAGCAATGATATTATCATCTATAAATTTATAGACTGCTGCATGAACATCGCGACCACCAACATCAAGTCTAATAAAACTCTTAATATTCTTAGCGTCATCTTTGATCTTTTTTATTTGAGAGAAACGAGTTATTACTGCTGTCATAGTCATAGACTTACAAAAATCAGGCGCTCTTACCTTCGTCTTCTCCAGTTTGTGGTGACGGGCTGGATTGTTGATCTTTTTCATATATTAATCCTTTTGTAGCATCATAAACATCGGTGTAAATTTCTCTAATTTTAGTTACTGGAAGGCCATGTTTTTTAGATATCTCTTCAAGAGCCTTCTCAATATTTATAGATTTTTCTTTGATATTGTCAGTTATTTTTTGAATACTATTATTGAATAATTCAAATGCTTTTTTAGCTGCCGGATCTTCTGTTAATTCTATTGATGATTCAGGTACAGGACCATTACCTAATGGCGTTCCATCCTCATCTAAAATAATGATTATCCAATTTTTCACCCCAGCAATATAAGATTCAGAATCTTCAATAAATCCGAACTTACCAACTAATTCACTTGGTGCACCATTAATTGGACGGACAACTTTGATAAGGCTATTAATTTCAAATTTTGACATGTGTTATTCCTGTGGCTTCTGAGCCGATTGAGTTAATGAGGACCAAGAATGCAACTCTGGCCACTAATCCACTTTCAATATGAACTTTATTAAGACGATTTAATTCTCTATAAACTTCTTCTCTATCTTCATTTATCTTATATCCATAATTATTTAACATTTCATTAATCTTAAATAAAATATGCTCTGGCAAGCCAGATTTTGATTGTGAAATAGTTGAACTATTAGAATAGAATTTATTAGCCCATTCTTCTATTTCTTCATCTTTTAATTTAGCTGATTCTAAATCACCGTCATAAACTGTTTCTTCGCCAATAACTTTAGTTTTTTCGTGAAATAAAAGATGACCAGACTTGTTTTTAAATATTTTAATATCACCAGAGATTGCTTCTTTACCAATAACAAGCGCATAATTCATTCTCAAACATAAAAGATTAAATAAATCTTTATCCAATTTCAAACTATTGTTTAATAATTCTAAATATAAATCTTTGTGCGGTAATTTTCTAATCCAATCGCCAAGATGTTGATCTATAAAAGATTCAGGATTTCCACCTAATTCAAATGACCACCTATTAAGATGAACACGATAATAAACAGATAACATGAATTTCGGATAAAGTACAAAATATCTTCCACCAAGTTTATCAGCTTCCTCTTCCAATTCTTCAAAAAAAGTCTTTTTAACAGGCGGCGATTGTTGCTGCGGTAAACTAGGCTGCAGGTCAGATAATAGATCGTAATCTGACATATTAACTATTCATTATTTTATCATGCAATTCAGTGACTAAACCCATAGATTGACCTTTATTAGATTCCCAGTGCATTAAGTATACTTCGTGATTATCTTTAAATACTGCACCAAATACCCCAGCACCAGATCTCTTTTTTAAAGAATCAAGTATTTCTTTACCTTCTTTATTATCAATCTCCTTAAATTCTTTACCAAATTCCTGACTTAGTATAGGATCATCAGGATCAGCTTTTTTAGCGTTTATTCTAGACCTGGACCATAAATACATTTTTGCCACAAGGCCAAATATCTGCATTTTTGACGTTTCATAACAATTAATATTAGTTTTTATTGCGTTTGGGCCAGTATCCTCATCATGCTTAATTAATATTAAAGCATATGCGCTGGTATACTTCCTGAGTTCTTCGATTAAATCGGAAGTAGTATAAAGCGAATAATCAGTAGCCATGTGTTTATCAAATACGCGTTGTATATTAGCGCAAATTATTAATGCCGTAGTTGTTTACTATTTTTTGACTTATCGACACAGTATTAATCTTTTTTAATAAGATATCAGAAGCAACATCAGGTCTAAAATAATTTTCCCAAATAAATTTTGAATGCTTATGATATTTTTCAACATTTTCAGTCAACAAACGTGATAAATCGCCAATTTCCTTCATGTATAAAAAATGTTCATTTGGCACGAAATCAAATTCAAATTCTGGAATATAATTAAGCGCTAACGGCATTTCATTCGATATGAACTCATATTCTCTAGTATTCTTTTCATTCCTTATTGATAAAATTACTCCAAAACGAGATTTTTTAAGTAACTCAAGATAATCACTGTGCTTTATTGCTATACGAGTATCAATACCCAATGTTTTTGCATGTTCAAACCACGGCACTCTTCTCATTATTCTGAGACTATTTTGGCCTGATGCCATTACATTATATTTAGACTCATGTGAATTATATTTAAACTTATCAACTAAATCCCATCCGGCAGGAAACATCGCCCAAACTACAAGCTTGCACCCTAAATGTTTTTGAACTTCTTTATTTTGTTTATATTTAACATACGCTGAAGGATTTATTCCACTAAATAACCCAGCTTTTAAATAATTTATAGTAAACCCATCATCAAATTGAGTATCAAATACGACTAATTTTCCATCAATTTTTGCAAACGATATTTGTCCATGTTTAGGTCTTCTGCCGCCAGGATATACTACTTTATCAATTTCCAGCATCCTATCATGCTCAGGCATTTTCTCATATTTAACAACGAATTTTCCTGATCTTATCAAGATTTCGTGATACCATTTATTAAAATCGTGCTGTGGTCTATGGTCTAGAATTAAATCCATAGACTATTTACCATTATGCGTCTGGATAATTTCCGCCTCTGCTATATCCACCACGATGAGAAAGTGTCGAATCCTCACCACCATCACTTGTCTTACCTAATAAGCTAAATTCCCAAATTACTCCCATTACGATAGCCTCATCAGTTGTTTCAACACTAATATAGTATTGCAAGTCAGATTCACTAGAATCTTTATCGTATTCACTCCAAAGTTTCTTAGAAAGGCCAGCTTTTTCAGCTAACGCATAATCTAAATCATCAATATCTAACGATTCAACAAATTGAACTAATGCAGAATCATCATTTAATACATCATCTTTGACAAATTGAACTGGAACTAATTCTTTTGGAATAGTGACTTTCGCAAAAATTTCACCAGTTGCTGTTTCAACTACATGCTCATCAAAATCATCTACATCAGTTTGCCTTCCTTCGACAGTATCAGTTCCAGATTTAAATTCTTTTTTAGTTATAACTAAATTATTTGTAAAATAATCATCAAACTTGCCATGCGCTGCGTTCTGCTCAGGGCTTAGATTGGTATATCTATTTTTACGAAGCAATTCAAAACGCTGTTGTCTTTCCTTAGCAAAATTGGCCGCTCTAGCCGTATCTTCTGGAGTCCAAGCTTCTAAGATAGTGCCTTTTGGCAGTATTGCTATGCCGCCATTATTTTCAACAACTATATCTTGTTTAGTAATCGCTTTAAGCATAAAACCTCTGTTTATATATTTTACCAAAACATGACAAACCCCAGCCATAAGCTGGGGTTTGTTACTATCAAACTGTCAACTATATTACGGGGTACTCTCAGAAGTATCTGAAGTAGCCGAACTAACTGAACTGGCCGATTCTGACGATGACGAATCATCATCCGGATCACCAGATTCACTCATAGCGGTAACAGTAGTATCAACCAGATCTTCAAACATCTCAAGAATTATAGCTTTCGCAGCAGGATCACGCATCAGTGAATCATAGACCATATTACTACCAGCGATATGCTCAGTAACAGTATCATCATCACGAATTTCAAACGAGAAAGGCGACACCGTATTATCTTCGTATGCCACCACACCTGTCATGGTCAGTGTGAATGACTTTACTACTTTAGTCGTGGTTGGAAATACAAACGACATAACAGTTGGAAGTAATTTATTGAGTAACTCAGTTATAACTGCCGATTTAGTTCCAAAAACTGAAATAAAAGCCTCATCACTACCTACCAGTAAAGCTTTAGCCTGAGAATCAAACCAAACCCCGAATGAACTGACAACATTGTTGCTCTCGGCAACAACACCCGACATGTTCATTGTGAAATTCTTTACAGCAGTCATGACTAATTTCTCCTGTTGGTATATTTGCTAAAATTGTTTGCTTATATCAATATCGTCAGCTTTATGAATAATTTCATCATCATTACCAATACCAATTTTTGCAACCTTGAATTTATTATTTCTCATATAATTATTTGCAGCAGACATTATCATCTGATTATTACCAGTAGATTTCTTAATTGCTCCTAATATATCGTATGGATCAATATCATATTCAATAGAATTTTTTATGAATTCTCCGATTGAAGTCTTAAATATTACTCTAACTAATCCATCTTCATCAACATTTTCAAGATCAACATCTATTACTTTAGCATTTATTGGTGATATTCCAGGCGGTGGATTAGTAGTAAATTGTTCAGTAAACACATTAAAAATTTCATCCTTCGACATATCTTTAAATTCAGGTTCATATATTAACTTAGTCTCAAAATTAGCCTGATTAGATAATAAATCAGAATTCTCATTAATCAATGACAAACGCATGTATTATATTTGTTAAAATAACAATTTCTTAATTTTAGACCAGTCAACAGAATGATCATCAGTTAACGGTGTTCCTATATTTCTATCATCAATACAGAAATTGAAAAACGGCTTATTCTTCTCAACTCTATCATATGGAATATCATATAACTTAAGATAATCTTCCATTTCATGAGTCATTCCAACAGCGTCATCAACACAATCAGGATTTGAACGACAAGAATAAATTACTATAGTATGATTACATTCCTTTAATCTTTTTAACACCTCACGACATTCTTTTTGTGGAGGTGAATCACTATTAGGACAAATAGAACCATCGAAATCAATAAAGTAAATCATTTATTTAAATCTCTTTCCATCTTCCTCAGTCTAGTTGCTATATCTAACAATTTATTTTGGTTAGTCTTTATTTTAAAATATCCATATAGTGCATATGCATAGAATAACACTACTGAAATAGTTTTAATCGTTTCATTATTTTTATTAATAAAATTAAGATAAACAACAGTCGCACTAACAATTAAAAAAGCACCAAAATAAATATAAGTATCGTTCATTACTTTACTTGACTCTGAAACTAATTTATCTAATGGATTTTCATTCTCACGTACTGTTTTAACAGGTGAAATTTGAGGCTTTTCCATATTTTATCAAATACTTTTCTTTTTCTTTGCTAAATCAGCTATTTCATCTAAAGTCATAGTTGCGAAATTCAACTCTGACTTAATTGGCTGTTTAATTTTAAACGATTTTACTTTTTTAATCTGACCAGCTTTTTTACGCAGCCATGCCATTATTTCTTTATGAACTTTATCAGCCAATTCACATTCTTTATCATTGGTTGTATCAACATATCCGCTGCCAAAAGTTGAATCATAGTCTTGCCCCTCAAGACAAGCTGCTGCCATAGCGAATAAGTCTTTTTTATTCATATCTTACCACACAACTTATCAACATTATGAGCATAGTCTTCACCTTTAACCCTATATAGTTTCTGTTTTTCAGCAGAAACTAATTCTAGTTTATAAGTTGGCGTATATCCATCATATGCAATACCAAAATCAACAATTTCCCATACTGCATTGCCATCACTATATCTTTCACCAATCTTTAATTTTCTAACGTATTTGCATAGACATTCACCATATTTCTGTTCATATTCTTTATACGTATCTTTTGATAAAGTCTTGCATGGGCAATTGCCATTGGTCCCAACAGCTTTCTTTTTATAATGTTCAACATTAATCATTTCATCAGCATTGTCCTTCATCATTCCATCCATGATCTGTTTATCAAGAGTCCTCTTATAAATCCACAGTCTTATATTCTGCAGATATTCAATAATAACCTTATCATCTTCATTATGCACATTCTTAATAAAACGATCCATCAATAAAGCTAGCAATATTTCATTAGTGAAACCATTAACTCCATGATCCTTTGCTGAACCATTTTGAAATGATAAGTGATGAGCCTTATAGAATGATAAACTAGTTCCACCATTATCAGGATTAGTAATTGTTACTATCCCTATCAACTCATTTTTGTACCAAAATACCTGGAGCTTCCTATTGCCGCTTATCTCCCAAGTCCCATCAGCTACTTCAAAAATGATTTTTTTAGCGTCTTTCCTTTTGCATTCAAAAGGCAACAATATCATATAGTTATTATCATTCCATTGAACTTTAAATGATCTTGAAGATTGATCAGATAATGCAAAAACTTCAATGCGCTTGTTAAGTCCATTAATACGATGCCATACTATTTCGCCTGCATAACCGTTATCAGGGAATATCTTCGGCTTATCTTCTATGCCAAAATCTTTTTTAACAGTCTCCCATTTATTGACTTTACTTAATTGGAAATCCTCAGATGCAACTATGGCTGATTCATTCATCTTGTTGACAGTTTTTAAATCATTATAAAGAGAGCCTAAAATTTTAATAGATTCAGTTAATTCTTCAACAGTTGGATCACTAACTATATCAATTGTACCATCTTTTTTATCAATTGTAACAACTCTGCGTCCAGGAGTAAATGGTTTAATAGTAATAAGATAATTTGAATCAATTACTCTACTAATTAATACATATTCAATACTAAAATTTTCACAGTGTTTATCAAAACCAATTATATTAGAAACATAAATATCAGAAAGTTTAACACCCTTCGAAATTAATTGATCAAAATGATTCTTTAAAATTATCTCAGCACAAGGTCCATTTGGAAGGTGATAAATTCTAGATTCTGATGTTGGTTCAGAAGTTACATTAATTTCTTTGTATGGTAATAACTTGCGAATTAATTCAGTAGAAAGATTAGGCATGGCGTCCTCATGAGACGCCACAGGCGGTTAGGATTTATTTCCCGTCGCTACTCTCCACACTTGGGATTGTAGCTATGCCGACCTGCGGCTGATGCTCTAACTTTAAATACATCGGAGAAAACTTAACAACGCCGCCTATGTTCCCTGTTTAGTCTGCGAACCTCTTCCTTGATTTTTGGTGAATACTCACGCAACCGTACCATTACTGCAGCTATTCCAGGATCAGGCTTATCAGCCACCTTTGGCTTTGAAGATTCAGCCAATTCAGTAAGGAAATCAATCATATTATTTATTATCGATCAACCCAGGTTCCATTATTTTTAGCTTGTCTAATCTCCTGTTCTGCAGTAGTATTTTCAGATATAGAATCTTTTTCATATTCAATATAATCAATACGAACTCTTGCTAATTCAGGAGATTCATAATTCATATCAAATGAAATTCCTGAAACAACCATACTATGGATTTCTTTTGTAAACACCTTAAAAAGATTAGATCTTTGCAAATCAAACGGGCTTAATGACGATTTACCATCAGGTGAATAATATATTATAGTAACATCTTTAAACAGGACACTAATATAACCACGTTTAAGTTCACCGTTTGGATGGCGTAGCGGAGTAAAAATCTTATTCATATAATTTAAATACTTAGCTTCTTAAACACTAAAATTGGTTCATATGTCTTATCTCTACCCATAAACGATGCCGTTTTCATCTCATGTTTATTAATAAGTTTGTATCCAAATTTTTCACCAATTGATTTACATAATTCTTCATGCCTTAACGGAATATTCAGAACAATTATCCCGCTAAATTTACTAAAAATATTGTTATATATTGGTTCAGTGACAGTATTTTTTGAATCTACCCCATGATATAATTCAGTTCCATCATATGGCGGAGATGTGAATAATAAATCACCTTGTTTAAAATCAACAGTAGATGAATCTGCTTGAATAAATTCACATTCACACTTTCCTAAACTAAAATTAATAAATTTCTTTAATTCATTATGAGATTCTATTACATTTTTGTTTAAGTCATATCCAATATATTTAATATTTTTATTCATGCATCCAATAAGTCTTCCTCCCCAGCCCATACTTGGATCAATAACTGTTCCACCATTAGGAAGATATAATTCATATATTTTGTGAGCTATCCATGGTTTAAATATAGAAACAGTAGTAAAATCCTTAAATTTCCTATTAATTAATTTCACCAAATTGTGAATATTAACATCTTTATCTTTCTCCCATAAATATTCAACTGCTTTTCTTAATACAGAAATATTTCCAGGTTCCCACGCTTGAGCAATATAATTATATTTATGATGGGTTGAATAATAAAAATGTTTAGAAAAATTCTTAATCAGTGATAATAACGGTTCTGCTTCAATATTAGAATTAAACAAATCTTTATCAGATTTTATTATTTCTTCATATCTTGATAAACCTTTTAATAATTTATGTCTTGAGCATTCTGGATGAATAAATCCAAACTTTATTAAAAAATCAAAGCATTCATCACTTGTATTAAATAGTAACTTCCAGTTTAAACAATAATATTTATCAATATCTTCAATCGCAAGATCATAAAATTTACCATTCCAAACTTTAATGTCTCTATTATGTTTTTTAGCCACTAGAATTTGTTTAATTAATCTTGACCTATTTGGTCCAGGGACAGTTGATTCTGATTTTGATTTAGCCTCAACTAAAGTATCGCCATTAATCATAAAATCAATGTTAGCACATACTCCAAGATATTTATATATTACAGGATTCTTTTCTAATGACTTTACATTTTCGTCTTTTGACATGTTTTCAATAAATGCAGTTTCAAGGATACTATCACATTCAATTCTTCCAAATTTTGAATCAATAATCTTCTTATGGCCATGACCATCAAGTTTAGCTAACATTTCTTCTTTAGTCCTGAGTTCTATACTATTTCGTTTTAAAAAATATACGACATTTGCAACATAAACATTTAATTCATCAGCTATAGAAGAAGCTGATCTATTATTTATGATATATTCATTATATAACCACACTCTATCATTTAATTCATTAATTTTTGAATCTCTCTTAACGTGTGTGCTTCTAATTTTTATGCCATGTTCCACTAATAATCCATAAATTAATGACATTGAACAATTTTTAATTTCACTAATTTTTTCTATGGTCAGTTTTTGTACAGAATACAAATCTTCCAATTCAGGTTTTAAAATAATTGGTTTATATTCATTAATATATCTTTTTACATTTAATCTGTCATAGGCATCGTACACTGTTTGCTCTTTTACGTCTAAAATTCTTGATATTTCTCTACATGTCAAATTCTTATCAGCAAATTCTTTTAGTTTTACAGGATCGTTAAGATCAGGTGGCCTTTTTGCATCATTCATGGTTCTAAAAATAATATCCGGATAATTTTTAAGTAACTGCCTTTTTATTCTAGCAATTGGTGCTGAATATTCTTTATGAAGAGCATCAAGGCTAATCCCAGATATATATTTATTATAAATATCAATAATAGGCAAAGGTTTCTCAACTGCTTTATTCATATGACCACTAATAATTTCAAATTTTTTAGCTAATGTTGATATTGTCCCAACATTTTTACCAGTCATCTTAGCAACTTGTGAGTAACTTAAACCTTGATCAGAAATAAGCGATTTAAGTAGTTCTTGAGTTATTTCCATACACTTTATATACTTACAAAATTATTATAAAATCGTGTCATTACATCTTTAAAACAGTTCTCCCGGTGGGGTTGCCACCGGGAGAAGTGCGCGAGAAGTGGTTCTCGCCGGATTGTCACCCAACTCAGAGGTTGGAGACGTTGATCGTGCCGTAGAAAAGGCCGCCATCTTCGATAAGCTTCTTGCCGTAGCGGGTCATCACGCCCTTCGACGGGGTGTAGCTGTTCGGGTCGAGCACGGTCGGAGTGCTGAGCAGCGGGATGTACGGGGCGTAGAAGTAGCCGCTGTCCAGAGCACTGTTGCCCTTGAAGCCCATCAGGATCTTGCAATTCGGGAAGAGGGGATCCTTGTAGAGCTTCAGCTTGCCCTGGATGGTACCGGCATTGGTGATGCCAATGTCGATTCCATCGGTGGCGAGGACGTCCGAACCACGGAAGTCGTTCAGCTGCTCGAACTTGCTGGAGATATCCGCCGAAGTGACCATCCAGTTGGCCGGTCCGCGCAGCGTGGTCCGGTGGATGACGTTGGCGACTTCCAGGGTCTTGTAGAGCAACGCGATGTTGCGGTCGATGAAGTTCACCGAAGCGCCAGCAGCCGTTGCGAAGTTGTGGGTCGCACGGATACTGGAGGCGATGATCAGGTCGTTGATGATTTCACGGTCGATCTCAGCGACGATCTCATCACCCATCAGGTCGGTCAGGGTGGCCTCAGCGTCCATGTTGTGCACGGACTTGAGATCCTGAGCCGCCTCAAGGCTCCACGAGGTCTTCAGTTTGCGGGTGATAGCCGAAACTGAGTCACTGTCGATTGACAGGGTGACTTCTGGCTGGAACGGGTTGTTCTCCAGATCGAACTCGTAGTCCACAGTCGCGTAGGCACCAGTCGGGAGCGAGCCGGTGTAGGTCACAACGACCTGAGCCGTGTCGTGGTTGAACGACGTGCTGCCAGTGGTGTCGACCGACAGGCCGGTCACGTCACCAACCAGGACGGTATCAGGGTTGCCCTTGCTGTCGAAGCTGACCTGGAGCAGCGGGGTCGGGGTGTCGCAGGAGTTCGAATCAGCAGCGTGGACGTTGACGACCACGGTTCCGGCCAGGACCGGCTTGTGGGCCAGCTGTCCACTGATCACGCCGCCAGCGATGGTGAGGTTCTCGTCCTTGACAGTCTGTGAACTGTAGTAGGGGTCGAGCGCCCAGCCGTTCTGACGAGCGTAAGCCTGCGAGGTGTTCTGGCGCATGATCTGCGTGCCAGCGACGGTCTGCCCCTTGGAGATGCCGTAGCGGTAGCGCACGTAGAAGATCAGCGAGGCGGGCTGGCTCATCGGCTGGACGCCAACGAGATTGTCCGCGATCAGCTTGGGGTAGCTCTTGCGCAGGAGCGGCAGAGCAAAGCGGGTGAAGTCCGCGATGTTGTTGGTGGTTGTTGCATCCTCGAAGAGAACCTTGCCACCCTTCATGTGGTTGTACTGGTTCTCCATGACCGCAGCCATCAGTCCCATCTTGCGATTGGACTTGACTTCGGGCATCTTGTTGAGGACTTTGGCCCACTTGCGGACCTGTTCGTTCTTCTTGGCCTCGGTTAAGAGGATCTCTTGGCGCTTATTCACGGGATATCTCCGGTTGGATGGATGGTTGATTAGGCGGTCAGCGATTCAGCGATGACGTCCATCTCTGATGCTGGCTGTGTTTCTTTGGCAGCAGCGACAGGCTGTTTCTTAGCAGCGTTCTGCTTGTCTTCAGAAACCACAGTCTTTGGTTCGGCTGCGGCTTGCTTCTCATCAGCGAGAGTGGTCTTCTTCTCGGTTACCTTGCTCTCTTCGATTGTCTTCTCAAGGGTCTTGACCTGACCTTCCATGACCTTTTGACGGTGCATGGATTTCTCAGCTATCTCTGAGAGCTTGGCGGACTTAGCCTTCTCACGCTGGAGGGAAGCATTGGACTCGGCCAATTGCTTCTCAACAGCAGCCTTCTGTTCCATGGCAGCCTGGAGAGCCTGATCGTTTTTAGCGCCGTCCAAATTGATGCCTTCAAGCAATGCTTTGAGATGCTTGAGCTTTGTTACGGCTTCAGACTCTTCAATCGCGTGCTTCTTGGAAGCAGCCTTTTCGATCGCAGTGACCTTCGACTCGATGAATCTCTGGACACCACGTGCGAGAGCGGATTTGTGAGCTTCGGTTTCTTCGACGCAGATCTGCTTGGCCTTATTCAGGCGCTGAGTGAACTCTTCCTTAAGAGCTTTCTCTTTAGCGGCGAAGTGCTCATTAACAATGCCAGAAAATTCTTTAATAGCTGCCTCAGAGATATTCATCTTCTTGAGGATTGATTCGATTTTGCTGAGATCCATCTTTTGTTCCTTTGTCATTAGGTGACGGGAATCGAGCTAGTTATTAGGTTAATTAACCCGATAAAGTAATTTTGTTGATCAACAAGTAATTCAGGATAATTATCCATGTATTTTATTATAAGTAAATAATTTCACACACTAATATGAAAAAAATAAAAATCATATGTGTAGATTGTGGTTTAAAATATGAATTCCTACCAAGATGGACGATAAAGAACGATCCAAAAAAATTCGTCTGCAGAAATTGTAAAATTAAAAAGACTACTCAGTCTAAGAAGTTTAAGGATGAATCACGTGAAAGATCTATAAAGAATTTATCTAATGAAATAACAAAATCGAAGATGAGTATAATTGCAACTATAAATAATGCTAAAAATGCTGCTAAGATAAGTGAATCATTAAGGAAATTTTATCAAAATTCTAAGAATAAATCTAATAGTAGTGATAATATTAAAAAATTATGGAAGTCTAAGAATTATAGGGATAGGATAACCGATAAGATTAGAGAAAAATGGCAGCAAGATGAATATAGATCAAAAGTGCTAGCTTCTAAAGATAAAATTGATATGAATATGAAATTCAGTTCAAAAGACCATAATGATCTTAAAAAGAGATTAATAAAATCTGGAATTAAATTCGAAGAGAATTTTTATCTTGGCATACATAAGTTCGATTTCTTAATAAATGATAAGGTAATTGTAGATCTTGAAGCAGATGATGTTAAAAAATTATTTGCTGAACACTATTTTAAACAATATAAATATCAGACTATTTATAATGTCTGATATTCTGCCAATTCCTGCCCAAGCCATCATCTTTATTATCTGGTGCTGTCGCATCAATTACTTCATCTTCTAAACCAACTTCTTTTGGTTCTATTGGCTTATTATTTGGTTTAGCATCACCAACAGTTGTACTTCTTATTTTTACTAATTCTTTTTCAAATTGAGAATCACCCATATCGTATTTTTGAAAACAGTTCACCCCAGGATTTTGGTCCTGGGGTGAATTACTTCCATCTATCAGATTCTTATTTAACTAACTTGCCTTTTTTCTGGATCGATTCAAGTCTGGCCATGAATCCAGCATCTTCTTTCGCTTCTACTTCCTGAACCCCAGGCTCTTCAGCTTTTTCAACTTCTATCTCAACCTCAGCACCTTCACCGCCATGTTCCTCTTCGCCTTGCTCTTCCTTGGCGAATTCTTTAAATCCAGTGGCAAGATCGTCAAGTGAATTTACGATCTTATCGAGAGCAGTTGGTTCTATTTCGCCACCAACTTCAAGTTCTGGCGGTAAAGCTCCTAAGCCTTTTCCGCCATCTGGCATATCAGCGCCAGTGAACTCACCGTCTCCCTCGGCACCAACTTCAGATTCGCCGCCTTCAACTTCGGCACCTTCAACTTCGGCACCTTCGGCACCTTCGTCTTCACCTTCCTCTTCTTTGTCTTCCTCTTCACCACCTTCATCCTTGAGGAAATCAGGAGTCTCTTCTTTAACAACTTTCTTTTTCTTGTCCTTCTTATCATCACATTTCTCATCATCCTTATCGCACTTCTCTTCTTCTTTAACAACAGTCACTTTTGTACCAGCTTTCAATGTGGTTGTTTTGCCGTCCATCTCGACAAGTACATCATGAGGAAGAACGATACTCTCTCCAACAGTATTATCACCCTTAAGATCCGGACTGGCTTTAACGGTCGAGGCGGCAACACCCTTGCCATCAGCCTTTTCCATGGCCTTGCCATCAGTTCCGCCGCCAAATTTGGCCTTACCAGTCGTGGCAGATTCTACCGATTTACCATCAGCTTTTTCAATTGCTTTACCATCAGTTCCACCAGTGACTTTGGCTTCACCAACCTTGGCTGAGGCTACCGACTTGCCATCAGCTTTTTCGATTGCTGGTTTATCAGCGCCTTCAGCGGCCTTACCGCCCTTCTCGACGCCACCACCATCGCCGCCGACTGTCTTGCCGCCGCCGTCCAATTTGACCTTCTCGGTCTTGGTAGCATCGCTAGGAGTCTTCATTTCTTTAGGCTCCTTGGCAGCAACGCCTTTTCCATCGGCGCTGTCAACAGCTTCGATCTCTTCTTTGAGAGCTTTGATAATATCTTCGCGATCCATTGGGTATTCCTTAGAATGAAGGTCGGTGATTTAAATTTGATTTACTTCTGTACTGGCTTAATCTTAGACAGAGCACGTTCGAAATCAGTAGATTCTGAAACTACCTTATCTGATTTGCTGTGAGATTCACCAATATTTTTTGATTGTAACTTATCAATTAAATCTGATCCTTTGAATTTTCCTGATATATTATCAATTGGAACAAATAAATTTTCCATACTTTCATCTTCATATAATCCGTCATCATTTCTTGAATAATTTGGTTCGCCACACGCTGTAAACTTATCTACGACACCTTTGATTATCCATCCTGAACCATCATTAAAAATATTTATATATCCATCTTTAGAAAGTGATCCATCTATTGGAACATAAATATTTTCTTCATCACTATCAAAAATTATTCCATCATCACTTTGTGTAAATTTAGGATAATTTTTATCAGCTTTTATCATACTCAAATCTACAACACTGCGCAAAGTCCATCCATTAGAGCCATCAAAACGTAAATTACGATATTTAGATATGATATTTTCTTTTATCATTCTTAACGTTGATCCAGCAGGAAGCTTGATCCGCTTACCATCATTTTCAATAATAGTATCTTTAGTAAGCTTGATCATTTTATTTTCTAAAAGTAAGCTTGGTTTCAGCTAAGAATTGCTTTTCAAGATCAATACGTGACTTATCACGAGCAACGCGAATCTTGCTCTCCATAACATTTAGTTGAGTACCGCTAACTGATGGCTCGTTAACCGCATCAAAAGTTACGAACTTAAATCCTGGCAGAACTCTATTGAATTCATTGCCGTCTTCATTGAGGTATGATTCAAGATCACCAACACCACGACTACTTATGCAAACTCTAACATCCTGATCGATGAGAGCCTTGACCATCTGACCTTTAGGCATCCCTTCAAGAATTTCAAACTGACCATAAACATTCTTGCCTTCCATCCACAGCTTGGTCAGAAGGATAGCTGCATTCTCAGTATGGATCTTAGCATCATCTGGGTGATCAAGTTCACCAAGAACCATTCTCTCTTTAATTGATGGTTGGAGAGCTTCGATGGACTCTACCATTACATCCATTGGATAGAAACGACCATTTTCGTTCGGAGTATCGGCTTTTTGGACAAGACTGATTAACCGTGTTACAGGACGCTTACCAGATCCGTTTGCCGACTCGGCAAGAATCGAGTCTTGCTTAATCACCTTAAGAGGGTAATAATCTCTAATTACCTGATTCTTGGTGATTATACGGTTAGTCATGACTTGGGGCATTTTATACCTTCAATTTGCCTTTGGTTATGTGCTAACCTTATTCCTTAGTCGCACTTGGGAGGCCAGCATCCGGCTTCTCTTTGCCAGTTTTGGCTTTGCCAGTGCCGTCATAATCTTCATCACTGAACTTAGGAGGATCATTCCTCTTCTTGCCTTCATGATCCTTCTTATCATCCTGATGGCCAGCAAAGCTCTTACTCTCTGGGTCAGTTATATCGTTATCTTCCTTGACCATAGGATTATCGCATTCTTCAACTTTCTTTTCTGTATCAACAATCAATTCGCCTTCATCTTTCTTTGGTTCAACATCTGAACCAGTCTTATCATCTGCGTCCATCGCAGCACTGATAAGCTCGATGAGCTTGTCGTCAGTATCAGCAACAGCAATCATCGACTCTTCAACTTTCTTCTCTTCCTTCTTCTCCTTCTTCTCTTCCTTTACTTCCTCAGCCTTCTTCTCTTCCTTTTTCTCTTCCTTCTTCTCTTTCGCTTCATCTACCTTTTTCTCTTCTTTATCATCTACCTTTTTCTCATCTTTTTTATCGTCCTTCTCATCCTTCTCATCCTTCTTTTCCCATGGCTTTTCACCTTCGCCATAGGACTCATTGACTTTTAATTTGTCATCAATCGCTGGTGTTTTATAGTCACTCTCGGCAACGACTGATCCTTCAGTCTTTTTGCTGTCAAGAACAGGCTCTTCCTCTTCTTCAGCGCCAGGAACCGGAATAGGTTCAGCGCCAGGAGCAGGCTCAGCGCCTAAATCGGCAGGTGCGCCACCAGCGGCACCAATATCACCACCAGCGCCGCCCATATCACCACCAGCAGCGCCAACATCCGCGCCCATATCACCACCAGCACCTCCAATATCGCCAACATCACCACCAACGCCGCCCATTGAAGGAGCGGTGAAATCTTCGCCCATGTCGCCAGCGAAATCACCTTCTAAGTCTTCAGGAGCGCCAAATGCATCGGCTGCTTGTGGCTCAGGAACTTTATCGAAATCACCAAGCGTTTGAACGTCACTGATCAGATCAGAACCAACTGTTGCAAGAAGATCTTCGACCTCATAGAGAGTTGCATCATCAATGCTATTAATATCACTCTCAAGACGTATTACGAGGTCATCAACAGCGCCCTGTACTGCAGCGTCTGCATCAGATCCGCTAACAACATTCTTGACCAGTTTCAGCATATTGAGATATGCCTGAGCCTTGACGGCTTTCGATGACATATCCTCAACAAGGATTGACTTTATGAACGAATCATAAGCTTCTGAGAATTTCTTCGGATTCGCAGAAACCTCTTCGAGCAATTTAACATTATTAGAAAGATTCTTCGACTTGGCATCATCAGCAGCAATCTTCCATTCTTTAATTATTGAATCTTTATTAACGAAGCAATTGGTTTCCCATAATACTGCAGAGGTATCATCAACAATCTTGTGATTGAAAATGCCATTAGAATACAGTGTATTCTCAATCAGTTGCTTGAACTCGCCCTTACTAAGCAAGGTGAATTCTTGCTCTTCAGCGAAGAAATCCTTCGAAAGCTTCACCGATTCACGTACATTACTATTTGAAATATGGGCAGCACACGCTTTGATTAATCTGCCGAAATTTTCACTCTTATAGGCATTTTCAGCCACATTCTTCATGTGGCGAGCATTAACCTGTCTAAGAGTTAATTTAGTAATTGGCATCTTAACATTTTTATCACTATAGCTAACAACACCTTCTTTGATAGTAATTTTAGACGATATGATTGATTCCTTAATAACTTTAACAACTACTGGGAATATCGACTCTGAAATTATAGAACTGCTGACACAGATCTTATGAATTAAGCCATCACGTGTCTTTACTATACCACTCTCTGGTATTACTTTAGGGGTGCAGTAACCCTTTTCGATTTGATTGAAAATTTTATCAGCTTTTGATAAGTCTTCATCTTCAATTGCTTCAATTATTTCTGAGCATGCTTTGTTGAATATTTCTGGTTTCTTTTCATCAACAACGATTATTTGTTTGATATCGCTTAACGAAATCTGATGATCGGCCATTTTATAATCAGCACGATAATAGTTATTAGACTTTATATCTTCAAACATTAATGATCCTGCATTAACAGATACTAGTCTGAATTTTCTATCAAATTCTGTGCCAAGCTTATTCAGCTTACTCTCCATCATCGATACTTGGCCAGAGAAGCCCTGGTTAATGGTGCTCAGCAACTTGCGAGCATCCATTTTAACCTTGGAGATGGACAGACTCTTGGGATTACTCATGCTTATTACCTTAATTTAGGGTATTTTTGCGTTGATATACTCAACCTGGGATATCTGACATTTTGACATCAGTATCCTCTTCAGTAATATTAGATTCAACTGATTCAAGGAATAATTTCATTTCAGCTATAACACTCTCTGATCCACTCTTTTGGTTAAGCTTCCTGTTCTTATATAAGATACCATCAAGTTCATTTTCATTTAATAATTTATTAAATGATGCATGCGGACCAAACTTTATTCTTGATTCTTCTACTTTTTCTAGAGCTTCCTTAAGAAGCATTTTATTATTTTCTTTAATCAATGATTCAAAGAAGTCTTCTTCACCCTCTCCACCACCTTCTTCGCCACCCTCTTTACCTTTTTTCTTCTTATTAATTTCCATAGTTCTCTTAATCACTTCAAGTTCATCTTTAGTAAGATCAGTGAATTTCTCTACTATCCATTCATCTGGGAATATCCCAAGTTCTTTTAATCCTCCCATTATATCAACTCTACTAGCCCAAGTTTCTATTCTATATAATTCATCAATAGCACTGGCAGAAGTCATACTTAATTCAAAATCTTTCATATCATCAATACTAAACCCCTTCAGAGCCAGATGCACAAGAACTATCTTTTTAATACCAACTATTAATTGATCTTGTATCCATTGGATAGCTTTTGCAAATTCTGGAGATTGCTGAGCTACGGTCTTCGTCGAATCTGATCCTTCTTGTGCAAGGCCAACACGATTGAACGGTATCTTTAATGCTGATATTACTTTCTTCTTAAAGTATTCAATATCAGCTATCTCGCCAAGATTTTCAGCGCCCTTAAGGGTATCTATTTCAACACCAGAGCCATCAGCAGCCATTGGTACCCAATAATCATCATCTTGGATATGCGGAGCATATTTTTCATTCATTGCACCGGTTGCTGGATCAATAAATTTATGTTTCTTAAATCTTCTAGCTATAATTTGAATATACTGTTCGCGTTCTTTGGGAGGCAAATTACCAACAGGTACTTTGAATATTCTCTTCTCAGGAGCACGCACCAAACGATAGATTAATGCAGCATCTTCCATCAATCTCAGTCTGCGCCAATCTCTACGAGCACCATCAAGTATTGATCTACCATATGGAACATATAATTGTTCAAAATTTAACAGTCTAATATGAGAAACTTGCCATGGATTATAGTATACAGGTTGCTGGCCTGGAAGCTGGTAAAAGAATCCAACCAGATCGCCAAATTTTGTTTCAACTCTGGTAAAATTATACATGTACATCGTTTTAATAGATGCAACACCATCACGATTAGATGTTGGAACTATTTCACAAGCATAATCACCATATTTAGTAAGATATCTCGCTATCGGTCTGATCTGGGCATCTATATTAAGAACATTATATAATAAATCTTCAACTTCCTTTTTCAGTCTTATACTAGAAGTTTTTACAAATATAGAGTGATTTCTTTCTGGATCTCTTAAAGAGCATTCATCTGCGTAAAGATCTAAAGCTAGCGATATTTCACCAACTTCATCCATCTGGTCATAATCTTTCATCCTCTCAAGTCTATTAATCTGAACGTTACTTTGTTCTATAAAGAAAGCTGGATCATTTATATCAATTATACCATTAGGATTAGTATAAACTTTCGCTGCATCTGGCTGATTTTGTAATATATTCTCGTGGGAAAATATATTAGCCCTCTTAAACAATAATCGGACCTTATCAAATAAAACAAAACTCATGTTTTATATTTACTTTAACAATATTCAAACGGAATCTTGATCAGAAATACTGTTTTTTATTTTTTGTAGGCAATAGTGCTCTTTTCTTATCAACCATATCAGCAGTCAATCCACCAAGCTGAGTTGTAAACTGCATTATTGTTTCTTCAACAGTTTTTTCGATAGTTGTCTCAGTAGTGGTCATAATCGGATACATCAAATTATGACCACCCTTCTGGATTATTTCCTCTAAACTTATATCTATTTTATCATCCATTGAATCATTAATGCTCTGTGAACTCATTGGTAACAAACCATCAGGAGTTTGTAGGGCATCAATAATACCCATGCAAGCTAATCCAGCAGCTATAACCAAGTCGTCATTATTACCAGATCCAGGTTCATTTCCAACTCTACTATTACCAAGATGTATAAAGCAATTGAGTTCTCTAACAAGCCTAGACGATTTCATTTTAATTCCACGATCACCAACCCCAATACTTTCAGTTATTGATTTTACAATGTGTCCTTTAGTAGTTGGTCCAGTTGGAAATCCAGGTTTTTTATCTTTTTTACCATTAGATAATCTTCTATAAAACATATTCGGATAAAATAATTGGTTCTTCAAGTCTTGAACAACAGCTTCACCAATACCTGTTCTTTCCACAACTATTAACGCATCATTGTAAAATCTGCCGAGATAATCGAGCATTTTTGAAAATTCATCAATCGGGCATTTAATTTTTAATTCTGCAACTTGTTCAGAATCAGTTACGTCAATTATTTCTGCAGCGTGAAAGTCTGTTGATTCACCGGTTGATACGTCAGCACCTATTGCGTATCTATGGCCACCATCTCCTGGCTTTATTATCCTATTAACAGTATCAGTAATAGCAGCAACTCTTCTGATAGGCATATTCCAAATCCATAAATGCTTATTGAAATTTAAAACATATTTGTCATTAAGATTAGGGTTCATATAAGTAATCGGTTTACTGATTACTTTAAAATTAGTATCAACTTCTTCTGATACTTTAGTGATAGCGTCTTTATCAAGTACAGTATTTCCGGCACCAATAAATTCCATCAATATTTCTTGTCTAAACTTCCAAGATTCTCCCTTTTCTTGAAGTTCTCTATATTGAGTTTCTAACCAAGGACTCTTAAATTCACCATATCTTGCTTTATCTTCTTCAGTTTCACATTTGACTATGTTATCGCATGGAGCGATTCTAACTTTACGCTTAGTAATATCATCAGTAAATTCAATAGACCAATTCATCTTAAACCATGGAATCTCTATAACCTTAAACGAATTCTTCCCTTCTTTAGCGTCTTCAATAGTATTAAAGTACCAACCACCACGTCCATTGGTTGTACTGATTACGATAACACTACCACCATGCATCAAAGTCGGTTGACCAGCAAGCCACATTGCTTCCATATCTGCAATGAATGCAGCCTCATCTATGATAACTAATGAAGCAGTATTAGAACGAAGAGTATCTTTTGAACTTGTTAAAGACTTTATTTCTGAGCCTTGAAAGAAACCAACTGTATGTTCATTCCACAATTTAGGAGGAGCATATCTCTTGTTCATCCCAGAACGTGGATCACCAAAAACGCAATGGAATATTTCTGATGGTAGATTCTCGTAAACGAATTTTACGTTTCTATCAAGATAGCCAATAGCATCTTCATCTCTCTTGCTGACAATCAAAATTTTCTTGTTTGGATGGAACATTGCCACCCATAAAACATAAGCGCCAGTTAATGTAGAAATACCAGATTGACGGCATTTTAAATAAACTATTCTATCACTGCTTTGAAATTCTCTTACCGATTCTTTTTGATATTCAAATAGTTTAAATGGAATAATACCAGCATTTGGATGCTTAATTTTACAAAAGTTTTCACAAAAATATAAAAACGATTCTTTACATCTTCGTAATATTTCTTTCTTTTGTTCTTTTGTAATCATCTAAAATCATTTCTTAAGCAAATCATCAATTTCTTTTTGTGACATCCCACTATCAGCGCCATCATCTGGATTAACAGCATTATTATTCTTTAAAGCAGCTAACAATTTTGCGACAGAATCCATCATATCCGCTCTTGTCTTTGTTATATCAGCTTTGGTTTGCAATGTTGCAACTATTGCGGCAACATCTGATGCTCTATAATCATTAGCCTGTAATTTTGTGAATAATATACTATAAACATCATTGCATTTATTTCTATCAGATTCTACATCTTCTATAATTCTTAATGCGCTATTACAATGAGTGTCAACTAAATCAATCAACTTATTGCGTATTTGCGCTCTTTTTTCTTCAAATTCATCAAACTTAACAACATCAGACACTTTTTGAACAGCAACTGACTTCAAATCTTCAAGAACAGGTTCTTCTGATTTTTGAGTTTCAACAGGCTTATCAGCCTCAACAGGTTTATCGATAGGCTTATCAGCCTCAACAGGTTTATCGATAGGCTTTTGCTCGCCTTCAACTTTTTCTAACTCGTCCATTAGGACTTTTAAATCTGGATCTAATTCTTTATCGGCCATATCCTATATACTAACCAAATGAACAAATATCAATAGTATCTTTATCAGTATTAGTTTCTATTTCTTTTAGTTCAGCACCGGTTGCAGAAAATTCAACAATCTTAAATCTATTATGACCATCACCATCAAAATATACCTTTACTTCCCTACTGCATCCAGCATTACCAAGATGAGATAACACATGTACAAGATCCTTCAGACCTTGAGCAGTTGATTTATCTTTAGTAGTTATTTTAAAATTTAGCTCTATTTCTGGTTTATCGGTTGATTCTTGAATAGTTTCTAATTTACCTTTAATAATATCTTTCATCTCAGAAAGACGCTCTATTTTAAATGGCGATCTTCCATCTGAAGAGATTGATTCATCAATTAATAAATCTATAAATCCAATCATATCTTCATCAATAATTGGTTCACCACCTTTATAAAATTTAACAACATCCTCAGCGAATTTTTTCTTATCTAATTCACTATTGCCAGGATCATTATCAGCAGTCTTTTTTACAGCAATTCTTCCTGCCATATCGACACCATCTGGAGAAACTTTTTTACCCCTTGTTTTCCTACGGACTCTTTCACGTACTGACTTAGGAATGGCCATAAACTATATTTTATTGATCATGATCAACATAAAAGAATTCTTCAGATTCACCAATATCAACCTCTTTATGATCTTTAGTCTCAAGAAGATTAACTGTAAATTCATCTCTCCGTAATCGTAAAGTCTTAAAGAAATGGCTTATTATATTTCTATTCTTACCACTATGCTTTTCTATCTTGGATATCAAACCATCATAAGGCTTATCATCGTTAAACCAGATATATTCTATTGAATTTAATATTTCAAGAAAGTCTTCATTGTAAATTAATATTTCTCTAGCTTCTTTTAACCATAGGTCAACATCTGCCGAATTTCTCAATTTAGTTTTTTGTCTTCTACTTAAAAAATCTCTATAATTAACAACATTCTTTTTATCTCGTTTTTCCTTTTTCAAATAAGCGAGGATTCTAGTCTTACTAATCTGCGACCAAAGGTTGAATAATTTTGGCGACCCAGGTAATGGATCATATTTATAAAGAGTTTTTTCAATTTGAACGTATGCTACTTGAAATAATTCTAAAGCTGATGAACTATCTCTATTTGGAAAAATATGTTCAAAATTATGTGCTCTAATCACTTGCCTAATTAGTTCTTCTGAATGCTTCATTATTTCATCACGTAATTCAATATCAACACATCCACGTGCCACATATCTTTTTAATAAATCTTGTACTAATTCATTGTCAAAATAGTGATTTTTTGGTTTTACTTTAACTTCTGTTACTACAGGAATTTCTTCCTTAGGTTTCTTATCTAAGGTAGCCATATATTATTTACGTTCATAATTAATTAACAAATTATTTGCACATTTTGATTTTATATCTCCTTTTAATAAATTCCTCGCCAGACGTTTGTTTATTACCATATATAATATTAACTGGATATTCCTTCAATCCGACTATAAATTTAAGTTGTTTTCTTGAGTGAGTTAATAAATAATAATTTCCAGTCATATAAAACCCAAAAATTTTACTATATCCATTTTTTGTTTTTCTAACTGCTCTACCTATTATTTGGTCAAAATTCGATTCTTTTTTACCAGCACCTAAAACAATAACATTATCTGTGCCGCCAGATAGGTCTAATCCTCTTTTCAAAATTTTACTGCCAATTAAAACTCTAATTTCTTTGTTTTCATATGCTCTTAAGGCTTTATTTCTTTTCGGTCTTGCTGTTTTTCCAGATATAAAGACCGATCCAGCTATTTTCTGTTCAAGAATAAGTCCGAATTCTTCTACAGCACCAGTATCAACCAAAATTAAAAAATTCTCTTCGGGGAATGAATTTATAATTGTAATTATTTTTTTATGGAAAACATCATTATCAATCATTTCTCTTTTTTCAGCTACATCAAATGCTGTTTTATCAAGAGGATCTTCTTTACCAAACTGTAACATATAATATTTAATAGGCTGAATAGCTCCTATTTCAGTCATATCTTTTCTACTAGCAGTTGACAATATTGATCCAAGTCTTTCTCTCAATATTAGTTTCTCTACAGGCTTATCTCTATCATATGGTGTTCCACTAAATCCATAAATGTACCTACCATTAAACCAATTATTAAATAATGGAAGATAATATTTTGATGAAGCTTTATCAGCCTCATCTATCATTAATAATTCGCATTTACTAACTAGCTTTTGAATAAGTTGTGATTTTTCAAATCTTGAATGATAACCTTTCATAGCAATCTCAAAATATTTAGCTTTAACAATTGGTTCGAACATTAATAATGATTTTTTAACACAATCTGCAAAATCACAGTCTCCCAATGGCTTTTTAAATATACTTATTTCTTCATCATCAAAATCTTCTAAAAGATGTTCATTAGCTAACATTACACCAAAAATTTCTAA